CTAATACAGCAGCCTACGCAAACATCAGAACTTCTACAGTAGCAGCAAATGCCTATGCTTTGAGCATTGATTCAGCATCTAATACCGCTGCTTATGCTAACATTAGAACATCAACATTGGCAGCAAATGCCTATGCTTTGAGCATTGATTCAGCATCTAATACCGCTGCTTATGCCAACATCTTGGCATCAACCGTTGCAGCAAATACTTACGCTCTATCAATCGTTACAGCAGCAAATGCTGCCGCATACGGAAACATTCTAGCATCTACAACCGCTGCAAATGCCTATGCTCTAAGTATCGATTCAGCATCTAACACGGCAGCTTATGCTAACATCTTGGCATCAACCGTTGCGGCAAATGCCTATGCTCTAAGTATCGACTCAACATCTAATACCGCTGCTTATGCTAATATTAGAACTTCTACAGTAGCAGCAAATGCCTATGCTTTGAGCATTGATTCAGCATCTAATACCGCTGCTTATGCCAATATTCTAGCGTCATCTATTGCAGCAAATGCTTATGCTCTAAGTATCGACTCTGCATCCAATACAGCAGCCTATTCTAATATCAGAATATCTACCACAGCAGCCAATAACTTTGCAGGCTTTTTAGCAAACTCGGTTAACAACTGGGCAATAGCAACTTTGTCAACTATTGCTAATACAACAGCCGCATTTGATCAAGCAAACACAGCAAGAAATAGAGCAAACGATGCTTACGGACTAGCACAAGAGCTAGGCGGAAACGCAGCAAACTCTATTGTCACAAATCAAGTATCTTTCAATACTGCAAATGGTGCTTTTGATAAAGCAAATAATGCTCTTGCTAATGCGACAGGAACCTTTGCAGGAGAACTTACTGTAAATGGTAACGTAGGTATCGGCACATCAGCAAGTTCGCTTAGACTTGATGTTGCAGGTGATATGAGAGCAACAGGTAACATTCTTTTAGGTGATGTAAGTAGTGACTACATTCAACTGTATGGCGGATCTCTATTTACAGCAAACAATCTAACAGTAGGTAATACATCAATCGTATTGTTTATTGATCAGCAGAATACTCGCCTCGGTATCAATACATCTACACCAACAACTAGTCTTGATGTTAACGGTGGAGTTAATACAACTTCGTTGTTCATCGGTTCTATTAGCGTTACAAATGCTCTAACATCTGGTAATAACTACGCTGGTGCTATGGCTAACAGCGGAAATAACTATGCTGGATTCATGGCTAACAGCGGTAATAGTTATAGTGAAACCATTGTAGCGGCCAATCTAGTAACCTCTAGAGGCTACACGAACACATCTACCGCTGCGGCAAACAACTACGCTGGCTTTATGGCTAATGCTGCTAACGCAATTGCCAGCACAATCGTTGCTGCCAATTTGACTACAGCTAGATCATATACTGATACATCTACTGCGGCAGCTAATAACTATGCTGGTGTAATGGCCAATAGTGCTAACGGTATCACCAACACAATTGTTGCTGCTAACCTTGTGACCTCCAGAGCTTACACTAATACCTCTACTGCCGCTGCCAATAACTATGCTGGAGCAATGGCTAACTCAGCTAATGGATATACTAGTACCGTTGTAGATGCTAATCTTGTTGTTTCAAGAGCATATACCAATACTTCTACCGGTGCAGCTAACAACTATGCTGGAGTAATGGCCAATAGCAGTAACGGATATACTAGTACCGTTGTAGATGCTAATCTAATAGTTGCTAGAGCATATACCAATACATCTGTCATAGCGGCTAATAATTACGCTGGATCTATGGCAAATGGTGCCGGTCTTGTTGCTAATAATGCTAACAACTATGCAGCAGCAACCTATGTAAAGAAAGCCGGCGATACTATTACTGGCGATCTAGTTATTCAAGGTAACCTTACAACATCAGGCGTTATGACTTATGCTAATACTCAGACATTACTCGTCGGCGACGCCATCATTACTCTTAATAATGATATTCCTTCTGTCGTAGCACCTTCTGAGAATGCTGGTATTGAAGTCAAGCGTGGATCTTCTGCTAATGTTGCCATCCTATGGAATGAAGGAACAGATGCTTGGACATTCACAACAGATGGAACAAACTATCTAAGATTTGCTTCAACTGCTAATGTTGACTCTGTAACTCAAAATACAACCGCAGCATTTGGAAAAGCGAACGGTGTATCACAGGGAGCAAACGGATACGCTATCACTGTTGGATCATCAGCAAACAACTACGCTGGCTTTATGGCTAATGCTGCTAATGCATGGGCAAATACTGTTGCAACAGGAAAAGTTACATCTGTCACAGGTACAGGAGGTCGTGTTACATCAACTGGTGGAACAACGCCTGTTATTGATCTAGCTTCCGGTATCCTCGCTGATACGACCGCTAGAACAGGAGGTATCTCTGCTATTACAGTTGATACTTACGGTCGTGTGACCTCGGTAACCGGATCTGCCGGTTACGTTACATCTTCTGGCGTTACACAAGTCATCGCCGGCAACGGATTGAATGGTGGCACCATCACCACAACTGGAACAATTTCGCTTCCAACATCTGGACCAGGTGGTACAGGCGGTTCATATACATCTGGCATTTCATCTGTCACAGTTGATGCTTATGGACGTGTAACTGCTATTTCTGGTGGTGCTAATTATGTTACATCTTCTGGTGTTACTTCTGTTGCTACAGGCGTAGGACTAACAGGTGGAACAATTACAACAACTGGCACAGTTTCCCTAGCAACTTATGGATCTAGTTCTAATGTTGCTGTATCTAGTGGTATCTCTTCTATTACTGTTGACGAATACGGTCGTGTAAGATCAGTTACAGGTGGTGCTAACTATGTCACATCATCAGGATCAATCACCGGTTCTGCTAGCACATTTACTTCTACCACTCAGAACTCTCAGTTCAACTCAATTGGTATCGGAACTGACGCTTCTGGAACATCCGGTGAGATTCGTGCCACGAATGCTATCACAGCTTACTATTCCGATGAGCGTCTTAAGACAAATATTAAGACCATCGACAATGCTCTTGCTAAGATAGAACAAATCTCAGGTGTCACCTATAACAGTAATGAACTTGCTGCATCATTTGGATACACTGATACATCTACCCAAGTTGGTGTTCTAGCACAAGAGATTGAGAAAGTTCTGCCAATGGCCGTCAAACCGGCACCATTCGATATTGATGTTAAACATGGAGTCGAATACTCTAAGTCTGGTGAGAACTATCTAACTGTTCAATACGAGAAGATCATTCCTCTATTGATCGAAGCAATCAAAGAACTTAAATCTGAGATTGACGAACTCAAAGGTAAAAACTAATGGCGGAATATGTAGAGTTTTATATCGATCAAGGAACAGACTTTAGCACTGTCATCAATATCAATGATGATGATACTAATCTGGCACAGAATGTATCTGCATATGTTGTTTCCGGTAAGTTGAGAAGATCATTGATTTCCGCTAACGTATCAGGAAGTTTTAAGTGTGAAATAACAGATGCAGCAAACGGTGAGATTTCTATCTCACTGGATGCCGCCAATACATCAAATCTTAGACCAGGAAATTATTTTTATGATATTTTTGTGAAGGATGCTGATTCTAATACACACACTCGTTTGATTGAGGGTATTGTTATTGTAACTCCAGCCATCACAAAGTAAGGTAATATGAATACCAGAATCACAATTAAGCCAAGAAAACAAAACATAACTGTCAATGCTCCTGCTAAGAACCGTATCGCAATAAATACTGGAGGTGGTATTGGAGGAGGCGGATCAACAAATATCGATACTGTAGTAGAATTGAAAGATGTTGACGCTTCTGATGTGGACAATAACGAGACATTAGTTTATGATGAGGTAAGTGGTAAGTTTGTTGTAAAGATCATACCCATCATAAACGGAGGAGAATTTTAAGAAATGTCCAATACAAGAATCCAGATTAAAAGATCAAGTGTTACGACAACACCCGCAGACAATTCACTTCTTGCGGCAGAACCAGCGTATTCATATGTATCTCAAAAACTATTCATTGGTTCGGCCGACGAAACAAACCCAATTGTAATTGGTGGTAAGTTTTTTGTCGATCAACAGAACACTATTTACAACCTTGCTAATGCAGCATTCAATGTTACAAACACTGGATTTACAAGTTCAAATTCGATCTATTCTCTTTTAAATCTTGCGTTCAATACAACAAACTCAGCATATACACTCGCTAACTCTAATTACGTTGTTACCAATGCAGCATACGTTGCAACAAATGCAGGGTTTACAGTTGCTAATGCTGCATTTAACTTGGCTAATACTAAGTTTGCTGCATCAGGTGGAACAATCGGTGGTGATGTTACTATTACAGGTAACCTTGCTATTCAAGGAACCACAACTTACGTTGATACAGAGACTCTACTTGTTCAAGATCCACTTATCTTCCTTGCTGCAAATAATTCATCAGACGCAGTTGATATTGGATTCGTCGGTAACTATTCAAATGGAACTGCTAATCTCTATACTGGTATCTTTCGTTCTGCCGGTAACAAAGAGTTCTTTCTATTTCAGAATTACAATCTAGAGCCTGGTCAGAACTATATTGATACTACAGGAAACAACTTTACTCTTGCTGTTCTTAATGCTGATATTGTTACTAGCAATCTAAGACTCAATGGAGCAAATGCTTATACCTGGATCAAGTCTGCATTTGATACAACTAATGCCGCATATACTCTCGCAAATGCTAACTTTGACGTTTCAAATGCCGCATATACTTCTGTAAATGCTGCTTACACACTAACCAATGCAAGCTTCACGGTTGCTAATGCAGCATTCGGTACAGCAAATGTTGCTGATCAACATGCCGCTAATGCTTCTTATGTAAATACTGGTACATTGTTAGTCAACTATGGTGGTACCGGACGCAATACATTTACCACAAACGGTGTTCTATTCGGTAATGGAACTGATGGTCTACTTGTCACATCAGCAGGCACCGAAGGTAATGTTCTACAAGTAAATGCTTCTGGTGTTCCACAGTTCGGAATGCTCGACGGAGGTAACTTCTAACGTAATATTGGAGAAAAATAATGAGTGACCATCAAAAGTATGTGAATGCCTATGTTGATAATGCTTTAGGTATGATACATGAACAAACATCTACGATATTACAGTTAAAATCCCAACTAAGAATTGCCACAGAAGTTGTTTCGGAAAAAGATGCTCTAATCTCATCTCTAGAAGAACAACTAGAAGAAACTAAGAAGACGGCTTCGGGACTAACAAAAAGTGTAGAAGATTCAAACGCACTCAAAGCATCTTATGAGGCACTTAAGAATAAAGTTTCGCATATGGATGCTTTAACAACTCAGTTGAATGACATCAAACATTCTTTATTGAATAAAAATGTTGAAATTGAAAATTTAACTGTTCTTCTTGCCGAAAAGCAAGATGAAATTGACAGTCTCAAAGATCCTAAATCGCCTTCCAAAAAGACTATAAATAAGAAAAAGGTAACCGAGGTTGCAGTCGCTCCAGTAGTACCTCTTATGGAAGTAACTCCTATAGAGGATCTCAAACTAGTTGAAGCCCAGCCGAAAGACGAGAATGACGACTTTTAATGGCTAACACAGTAATCAAACTTAAAAAATCATCCGAAGTTAATAAGGCTCCTACTAGTCTCGAATATGGTGAAATTGCCATCAACTATGCTGATGGCAGAATTTATTATAAAAATACAGCTGGACAAATTGCATATGTTTCAGGTGGAGATATACCTTTCAACTTCGGTGCTGTCAATGTTGCAGGTCAACTTCTAATTGCTGATACTCAAGGTGATTATCTCACCATTATCAACGGTGATAATATTGATCTAAGCGCAAACATCTTCTCTGATTCTTTCACTATTACTGCTAATCTAAAGTCTGCTTTTGACGCTGCCAATCAAGCAGGTGTTATATCTAATTCTGCTTTTGGTAAATCTAACACAAGTTTCACTGTTGCAAATGCCGCTTATGATAAGGCGAATGCAGCAAACGTTCTAGCATTCAATACAGGTATTGGTGCTAACAACTATACCAATGCCTATGGATTACAAATTCTAACAGATGCTTATGGGTATGCTAATGGCACTGTTTTGAATGCGGCTAGAGATTATACCAATACTTCTGTAGGTGCTTCCAATAACTATGCAGGATTGATGGTCAATGCTGCCAATGCTTGGGCAAATACTAAACTTTCTAATACAGACGGTGCACTATTCAATGGTTCGCTAAACGTCAAGAATACATTGTATGCCTATGATGTAGTCATTGCCAATTCAATGATTGCCAATATCAGTGGTAATGTTAACAATTTAAGAGTTACTAACAACGTGTTTATTGGTGGATCGATCACCAATGTAACACAACTTATGTTCAATACCAGCACAAACATAACACCAACAGTTCCTGGTGCTCTTACTTGGTCACAAGATGATTCCACACTTCATTTTGATATGGATACACCAAGCAATGTCATTGGACATATTGGACAAGATTTATTTTACTATGTTAAGAATCAGACTGGTTCTACAATCACAAAAGGAACAGTAGTAAGATTTGCTGGCACATTAGGTGCATCTAGTCGTCTTCTTGTGGCCCCTGCTACAGCAAACAATCAATATCCATCAAAGTATGTTGTAGGTGTGGCGGCCGCCAATATTGCTGATGGAGCAGATGGTTTTGTTATATCTCAAGGAAAACTTAGAGGTATCAACACTAGTATGTTTAGTCAAGGGGACATTTTGTATGTCTCATCTACTACTCCTGGTGCATTTCAAAATACTATGCCAACTGCACCAAACAATAAGATTACCATTGCTGCGGTTGTCAATAGTCATAATATCCAAGGCGCTCTAGAAATTCGTCTAACACTTGGTTCTAAACTAAACGAAGACGAACTGGTTGAGTTAAATGGTCTTGCTAACGGTGATATTATCACTTACATTTCCTCTAAAGGAAGATTTGAAAACTCTGGTGTTCTAGTATCTGCATTTGGTGTTGCTAACTCTGGATTCAATAAAGCAAATACTGTCGCATCTGATTTAGCAAATACTGCGGTTGCAGCAAACAACTATGCAGGTGCTATGGCCAATAGCGTCAACGGTGCATTTGCTACCGCTGATTCAGGTGTAAGACTTTATGTCAATACATCGGTTAGTTCATCCAATAATTATGCTGGTGCCATGGCTAACTCAGCCAATGTCTATGCTAACTCTACTTACGCTACACAAACAACAGTAGCAACAAATGCCACATCAGCAAACAACTATGCTGGTGTCATGGCTAATGGTGCAGGAACTATTGCTAACGGTGCATTTGCTGCCGCTAACCAAGCAGGTGTCATTGCCAATGCTGCATTCAACGAAGGTAATGTTGCCTATACAGCCGTCAACTCAGCATTCGGTGTAATCAATGCTGCATTCGGTGTTGCTAACAATGCCTATACTGCCACAAACGGCGCCGCTGCTTTTGCTTTTGCAAACGGTGTATCAACAAACACAACAGCCGCATTCAATCATTCTAATCTAACTTATAATGCTGTTAACTCTGCATTTGCAGTTATCAATGCTGCTTATACATCTTCTAATGCTGACTATGTTCTAACAAATGCAGTCTTTACACAGTCTAACACTGACAACGTTCGTTTGTCGGCTGCTTATGTTTCTGTAAATGCTGCATTTACGTCAGCAAATACCGCTGGTGCTTCTGCTAATACTGCGGGTCTGAATGCTAACCAAGCAGGTGTTATTGCCAATGCTGCTTTTGGTGCTGCTAACCAAGCAGGTTTAGTTGCTAACAATGCTAATACATATGCAAACTCAACATATGTAAAGAAGGCCGGAGATACCATTACTGGTGATCTAGTAGTTCAAGGTAATTTAACAACATCCGGTGTTGTTACTTACGCTAATACTCAGACATTGCTAATTGGCGATGCTATCATTACTCTTAACAATGACATTCCGGCGGCCGTCGCTCCATCAGAAGATGCGGGCATCGAAGTAAAACGTGGATCATCAGCAAACGTTTCTATTCTATGGAGAGAAGGAAACGATAACTGGACTATAACGAATGATGGTACAACATGGTATAGCATTGCCACAAACACTGACGTTTCTTCTGTAGCAACTGCGGCAAACAACTACTCTGGATTTATGGCTAATGCTGGTAATGCATTTGCCTCTACCATTGTGGCTGCTAACTTAGTAACTGCTACAGCATACACTAATACATCAACAACCGCTGCTAATAACTACTCTGGATTTATGGCTAATGCCGGTAATGCATTTGCCAGCACTATAGTTGCTGCTAATCTTATTATAGCGAGAGCCTATACTAATACATCTGTATTGGCAGCAAATGCTTATGCTGATACTAAACTTGCTAATACAACAGTCACATTAGCAGGCGCTCTAACAACTACAGGTAGTATTACTGCTAATAATTTGCTAACATTGACACCATTTGATGGTTCTAATGAAGGTGGACAGATTAATCTTATTGGAGCAGGATCAAATCCTAACTGGACAATTGATAGTTATTCTACAGTTATGAGAATCTTCACTGGCGGAGTAGGATCACGCTCTGTTAGTTTGTTCAATGCTAATGGTGGTGCCAATACTGTTGATTTCTATGTTACTGGACAAGTATCTGTTGGTGGTGCAACACCTCTTGATAAATTACATGTTCAAACAACTGGTAGAGGCACCGATGGTATGCTTCTATCATCAACCACTGGTGGAAATCTAAAATTTGCTGCTAATGTTGCCGTAGGTTCTTGGAATGGACTTGTTCAGAACAATGATAAAATTATCATGTTCAACAATGGTAACTCTGATACTGTTTGCGGTCTCTCTATTGTTCCATGGTCAAATACCACATCTGGTCTACGTATGGATCATAATGGTAATGTTTCTATTGGTGTAGCATCAACATCATTTGATTTTGATGTTCGTGGTGATACACGTATTGCCAATCATTTATTTCAATCATCCTCAATGGAAATTAATAACTTTGGTACTGGCAATCGTTATGCTTATATTGATTTTCGTGGTGACGATACTTATACAGACTATTCACTAAGAATTATCAGAGATAATACAGGTGCTAATGCTGCTTCTTGGATTCAGCATAGAGGTAGAGGTGATCTTAACTTATACACATGGGAAAGTGCTAATATAGTATTCAGCACTGCTGCTTCTGAAATTGTTAGATTTACTGCGAGTAATTATGTTGGTATTGGTGATTCAAATCCAGATACTAAATTAGTTGTATTAAGAAATACAAATTCAAACACATATAATGATATTGTTTCGTTTAGACAAGGTAACAATCCAAGCGGTTCACTTCATAGTAGAATCTTGTTCTCACAAATAACAAGAAATAACATGATGATTGAATCCGGTGATGAAAGTAATGTCAAAGGCAATCTCCTACTACAACCTTATGGCGGAAACGTTGCCATCGGTGTTACTTCATCAGCATATACGTTTCAAGTTTTCAATAGTTCTTCTGATGTAGATTATTATATCAGCCGCTTCTGGTCTGCTGCTGCGGTTTCAGGCACATCTAATACTCTTATTCGTATTGAAAAGGGTAGTGGATACGGCGGAACGATTGGAGGATATATCACACAAGGTGTTGGATCAGGACTTGTTCTGGGCACACTAAATGCTGGCACTCAATTAAGCACCATGTGGATTACTAATGGTGGTAACGTAGGTATCGGAACTTCATCGCCAGCAACAAAACTAGACGTTGCGGGAGGTATTCGTTCTAAAACTGCTACACAATATAATGGTTATTCATTAGAAAATGCTACCAATGTTGTCGCTAAGATATACGGTCAGACAGCAGCAAATGACGGCGGATCATTCGAGTTGCTATCAGGCGGAGTAACAAAAATACTCTTTAGTGCCGGCGGCGGCGACAACTATGTCAATAATGGTGGCAACTTTGGTGTTGGTACCGCTCCTTCTTATAGACTTCATGTAGCCGGCGGAGCATCATGGTTCAACAATAACTCCGGCGATGTTCAAATTAGAGCAAATGTTGCCACATTCTCTCACACAGTTGGATCGAACTTTACCGCTGGATCGGATCCAGGCGATTCACTTAGAAATACATCGTTTATTACCAAAGGATCTACCAGACCTGTAATCGTTACACTAAGAAATGCTGACAATAATTCTGCATTCTGGGACATTGTAGCAGACGGTAATACCAATAGATTCTACTTCCAGAGATATAACGCTTCTGTTCCTGTCATGACATTTGACGGAAGTGAAAAGGTTGGTATTGCAACAGCATCTCCAGTAACACGACTACATGTTGGTGCAAAAGTAACTGATGATGCATCATATACTTACGATACTAATACACTTATGGTTGTGCATCAGACAGCAACCGGCACAAGCGTATTGAATGATCCTAAGACTGTTATGATGCTTGGAAGACAAGGTACTGGTGGTCAAGCGTTTGGTGCGGCTGCACAATTTAATCTTTCAAGATATGAAAACGACAGCGTAAACTCCAGAACCCGTTTAGACTTCACACTAGCACATGGTTCATTCATTGCTGCAAATACCACAGTAATGACTATGCTATCGAGCGGTAATGTTGGTATTGGTAATACAGCACCACTAGCATTACTTTCTGTTGGCGGAGGATCTCTAGTAGATTCAGCGGTTCCTGTTCAAATTAGCACTGCTTCTACATCAGGATTTGCGTATTTCGGTGCTAATAGAGCAGGTGGTTATGGTGCTCTATTTGGATATGATAACGCAGGAACATTCGGTGGCGTTACTATTAGAAACGTGGTATCTGCTGGAACGTCAGGCGATGCTATTAGTTTTGCTGTCAATAATACGACAGAAGCAATGCGTATTACCGGAACTGGAAGAGTTGGTATTGGAACCACAACACCAGGTGCTAGATTACAACTCAATCCTATCGGTAACCTAAATGCTGGAGTTGGTGTGCTTGACATGTCTCAGGCTGCCCTTGTTATCGGAACTACAACAACAGGTATCGGTTTTGACAGTAACCAGATGGAAGGTAATAATACACCTATCCATATCAATTACACCTCAGGACAAGATGTTACACTCTGTTATGGTGGTGGTAATGTTGCAATTGGATTGAATACAACAACTTACAAACTACAAGTCAATGGTTCATTCGCTGCAACCACCAAGTCATTCGTTATCGATCATCCTACAAAGCCTGGTAAGAAACTACGCTATGGATCGCTCGAAGGTCCGGAAAACGGTGTCTATATTCGTGGTAAGATTGATGGTAAAGTTATTGATCTACCAGACTACTGGACAGGATTGGTAGATGAAGACTCTATCACAGTTCAACTAACTGCTATTGGTCATTCTCAAAAACCATATGTGGTCGAAATAAAAAATAATAGAGTTCATATTGATACTGAAAACCATACTCAACCTTATTGCTTCTATCACATCTATGCGGAACGTAATGATGTTGATAAACTGGTAGTGGAGTTTGATGAGTAATGGGTGTTGCTTATAACACAAAAATACAAACATCTGGATTAGTATTGTGTTTGGATCCTGGGAATAGAGTATCTTACCCAGGATCAGGAACAACTTGGTTTGATCTTAGTTCGTCACAACTTAACTTTTCTGTGACAGCAGCAAACATGACAACACCAGGTTTAAACTCGGGTGCTATAGCATCGTCATCCTCGACATCTATTTTGAATAATGACTCTCACACTATTCTATTCATGATTAAATTTAATACGACGGCCACTTACGGTAGTAATGGATATTCAGGTAACTGGGAACAAATTATTGGTTATCCTGCTGGTGGATCAGATAGAACCCCCGGTATTTGGAGAAATCCGTCTAATAGAATGATTCATTGGAGATACGATCCAGGCAATACGGGATTTTCGGGTATTTGTCTTAATAGCGATACAACCGACTTTCTAATTGATACTTGGTATTATGTCGGAGTATCTAAAAACGGCGCTGCTGGTAGATCATATATTAATGGTGCTTTCAATACCAGCGCCACTTTAGCAAATCCCAAAACATCCGGATCCTCTGCTATCTACATATTTAATGGTGCTATAGCCGGATTGATGACAATGGGCCCTCTACACATTTATAATCGTGTATTGACCGATGAAGAAATTAAAGAAAACTTTTTTGCTATTAGAGGAAGATACGGTATCTAATGGCACTAAATCATTCTCCTAATATTGTTACAAATAATCTATTGCTAAGTATAGATTTCCGTAATCCTGTAAACTATACAAGTGGCAACTCAGCAAATTCAGTTGTAACAACTTCAACATTCAGTAGAACTAATCCATCGACAAGTTATGCTACCTATAATAGTGCAGGATATATTACATTCAGCCGTTTAGCAGGTTCGGCAACTCAGGCAGTCAAACAAACGGCTGGTGATCAGTATCTAACAACAATGACGACTGCCGCTGCAAAGCCTCATATCTTTCTATACAGCGATTTTACTTGGGAAGTTTGGTTTAAACCAAATGATTTGAATCCATCGTCTTATGATGCTACTGAAGGTGTAAGTGTAGTTTCTGTTTTTAGAGGATGGCACCAAGGTTTCTACTATACAGCATCAGATATGCGTTTTGGTATTCTAAGTGCTACAGGACCAACTTTCTATGAGTTTATAGTTTCAAACGGATCGAACACATTAGTTCAAGGAAATTGGCATCAAGTAGTAGTAACTAGAAAAAACAATCTATATACGATGTATTTCAATAGTGTTTCTAGAGGAACTGCTACATATACACCCACACCAGTTTCGGAAGGTGCATATACTTCTAATGACATATCAATAGGTGGTGCTAAATGGACTGGTGGCACTGCCGATTATTGTTGGTGGTCTAAGATGGATTTCAGTAATATGAAAATGTATAATAGAGCATTGACAGCGGCCGAGATTGCACAGAACTTCGATGCTCTTAGAGGAAGATTCGGACTATGAGTGCTTACGCAGGACCTGAGATAAACAATAGCGGACTGGTTCTTGCTATAGATGCTAAGAACATCAATAGTCTGACTTTACCAGGACAAGGTGACCATGGTTATGCTGACTGGTATTGCTTCGTATCAGGAACAGCAACTTACTCTATCGTGAGTTCTGGTGTTACCATCTATGAAAGAACTAGTGCAGGCGTTATATCTACTGTTGTTTCAACATCAACAGGACCTACTAGAGGATCTTTCTCAGTAACAGCAGGAAATACCTATTATAGTAGAGGTGGCCCAATGAATCTTGTTGTAGAGGATGGGCATCAAAATCTAGCACCTCTAACTATGGCAGGCAAGCAGTTTTGGTATTATGCTGCTCGTAACAATCCAGCAACTCTATATGTATATTCACCATTTGGATCCGCTGTAGTAAACTTTTACGATGGTGTTGCAACAGGTCTTGCTGGTACACCAACATCAACATTGACTATTACTCAGGGTGCAAGTAATACATTCACATCAAACAATCTACAAAATATGTGGATATCTTCGAATATTCCAGTGATAGCAACAGCAACTCAGACAGGTGCAGATAAGACTATTCTAAGTCCTATGACAAGATATGTCTATCAACGATATCAGGCTAGTTTCAATACAACAAATAATATCACTCCGACAGTTTACGGTCCATATGTAACTTATGATAATACTTACAATGTTATGGCAATGAATATTGCTGACGGTGGCGGTGGCGACGCTGCACAAGGATTGGGTTATGAGTATCTTTCAGATCGTTATTCGTGGGGCAATGTTCTTTCTGATTATGCTATTGTAGCACCTAATAATTGCTACATTGTCACATCTTATTGGAATGGGTCATCTTGGGTAGTATGGGATACACATACACTTACAGGAACACAAACTTCTCCAGGACAGGTTCAGAGAGACGGAACCAATGGACCTGGTGTAACAGCAACGATTGTCAGTGGTGGTGCCACAAATATGGCATCAGGTGCTACACTATGGAAGTGGGAAGGAACTGCTCCATTTTTCATTTGTATCAATGACAGTGCTGACGATGAGTTTGCGATGCTTGGTTGGATGAATAATAGAATACCGGCTTCAACCAATACACTGAAAGACTTAAGCGGTAATTCTAACGATCTCACACTTTGGAACGGTATTTATTTTGATCGCTACACAGACAGTATGGTGTTTGACGGATCAACTACGAATGCGACTGTTACCTCATCATCATTGAACATTACAAACAATATAACACTTGAAGCATTGGTAAATGTCAATGTGTTTGTTGGAGCAGGCGCTATCTTTACTTACGGTGCTGACGGAGGAGAGCAATATTCTCTATGGACGGCAACAGATTCTAAGTTTTACTTTTCAACTAACTGGCCAGGAACTTGGTATCAAGGTACCTCTACAGCATTATCAACCAATACTTGGTATCATATCGTAGCAACTTTTGCCAGTGGTGCTTGGAGAATTTATATCAACGGTGCATTGAACAATAGTGGCACATTTGCTATATCTGTATTTCCTACAGTGGCAAGTTCATATCTAACTCTAGGCGTCAATCATCCCGGTGGTGATGAGTTCTTTAACGGTAAGATTGCTCTAGGACGCATATACAATAGAGTTCTGAGTCCATCTGAAATCAAGCAAAATTATTATTCATTGCGTGGAAGATTCGGTATATAAATAGATTAAAAAGAGAGAACTATGGCCAATTCTTATAAAGACATTGTAATCACTCCTAATAGAGGATCATCAACAGACGATCCTAAGATTGTATTCTCAGGCGCTAATACTAGCGTCAATACCGATATTACTCTCAGAGCATATCCCGAGGCAAATGGAACATTGTCGTTTGAGGGTTCGGCTGGTCAGTTGTTCTCTATTACAAACGACTTGACTGGTTCAATCTTCTCAGTCAATGATGTTTCTGGTATTCCTCTTATTGATGTCAATGTTACTTCACAGTTAGTTACACTTGTTCCATTTTATGGAAATGTGTCTATTGGTAGTGGTATCATTACTACATCAGGTAGTTCATTCATTTCTCAAAAAACTGCTAAAGATGTTCCTATTCAAGAATACAATACACAGGCTCAGTATAATACCTATAAAGCATTCATTAGATCAACAAACGCCAACAATACATTTACATTAGGTCGTTTGGCCGACGCTACTATGGGTTTCTATGGATACTTTAATAGCACAACTGCTAATCAGACAGATTTTTATGCTGTATTAGATAATGCTGGTATTTGGATTGTAAGCCACGAAGTCCGTGCTCCTATCTTTAAAGACTCAAACAATACTGCTTACTATATTGATCCACTTAGCACATCAGTATTGAATACTATTTCAATGCAGGGTAATATTCAACCATCGACAGTTAACAATACTGGAGGTGGTTTATGGTATTTTGGAACCAGTGCGTGGGGTGGTAATATATCTGGTGCTAACTCAGTAACAGGTATGCTATATTCAGGCGGTGCAGGATCACAACTATTCACATTTGCTTCTGGACCAGGACAAATGTCTGTTCAAGCAGACGGATCTTTGTTTGCTGGAGATTCACCTCTCACATATAATCCACATAGTATAAACGCATCTTCAATTGGTTTCGTTGCTGCACAACAAGGTATCTCTGCGGCAGGCATAATTTATTCTAATGCTTCTGTTAGAGCTCCTATCTTTTATGATTCTGATGATGCTAATGTTCGTTGGGACAATAACGTATTTGTGTTGAGAGGCGCCTCGCCATCAATTTTCTTACGTGATACTGATGGAACAACAGCGGCGCTACATTGTAACTCCAACTTCTTTTATATTCTGAGAGGTACTGGCGACACTGAGACGATGACTCAAGTAAATAGTCAGTGGCCATTATATATCAATCTAACAAATAATGATGCTGTTTTTGGTGGTAATTTAACTGCGGCTGGCAATATGTATTCTCCATATTATTATGATAGTAATGATACCGGTTATTATCTCAATCCGCAATCCATGTCAGTGTTACATAGCGTTGCTGCCGGATTATCTTTTCGTAGACAAAATGATACTACCGAAGGTGGAGAATTTTCTCTAGAAAAAGCAAACAACTCAACTCTTTCTGGTAATGTTACTATTGATACAATCGGTTCTATAATTCGTATTTTCGAAGGTGGCGGCACCGCTCGTGGAGGATATCTTGATCTTGCATCATGCGCCACTGGCGCATCTTCTATATTACTTCATACAGCTAATTATAACTCTTATGCACCAACTCTAACTGGTACGGGTGCATCTGGAACATGGGGTATTAGTGTTACCGGATCAGCAAATAACGCAACGTATCTTAACGGATTATCCGCATCTTCTTATATTCAACGCTATCCAATACCTAATACAGCTGGAGCAACAGGATGGGTCAATCTAGGCACCTTTGCTTGTACCCAAGACGGTGACGTTCTCAAGATCAAAATTAATGCTCTCAATGGTTATAACGCACTTAACAGTCAGAATCAGATTACAGAACTATACTTTAAAACATCAAATGGAATTAGTAATGTTGGTGGATTCTATGGCGATGCTTATGCCTTTACGTTTGGTCCTAATACTAACGCACCTACAACAATTAGAATTGTTCAATCCAGCACCACAAGTTATGTTGTTCATGCCAATTTTGGAACAAATTCTGGTACATCGTTTTATGAGATTTCACACAATGGTACTAGTTGGACACACAGCGGCACAAACAATGGCGCTACAGCACCAACAGGAACTTATATTGATGTAACCGAATATAAGATTTGGACAGAACTAAGTGATGGATCGGGATCAGGCCTAGATGCTGACTTACTTGACGGTCTAAATGCATCTAGTGCTGCTGGTGCATCTACTATTGTTGCCAGAGATGCTAATGGTTACATTTTCTCAAATTATATCAATACTACAGACGATGTTAATGCGGGAACGATTTCTAACATCGTAGCCAAGTTTGGTGATAACTATCACCGCTCTGCTAGTGCTGCAAAAGTAGCATCTTTCATTAGCGGACAGACAATGAACATCGTTGGTTCTGCATCATCAGTGACCAATGCTTTGACTATCAACAATGGTGGATCAGGTTCTGCATCAGGAACAACTTACAATGGTTCTGCTGCTGTAACTATTTCACATAACTCTATTGGTGCTGTGCCTACAGGAAGAACAATTGGTATTGTTCAAGGTACCGGTGTTACTGTAACATCTTCTGGTTCTCTTGATCTTACTGCTAATAGATCATGGACTATTGCTATTGGTCAAGATGTTGCTACTACAGCAGCACCAACATTTGCTGGACTAACTGCAACTGGACTTATAATTGGTAGAACTGCATCCGTTGCTAACGTATCTGTTTCAAATGATTCTGGTTCATATTCTGCAAGAGGTTCTACAACTGCTCCTGCTGTCATGACATTTCATAGAGCAGGCGCCTATGCTATCAACATGGGTCTTGATACAGATAACATATTCAAGATTGGTGGTTGGTCAGATGGTGTTAACACCTATAGACTTCAACTAGCAACACCTGGAAATCTTAGCACTCTCAATGGTTCATTGTATATTGTTAATAATCTAGGTATTGGTACATCTTCACCATTCTCTTCTTCTGGATATGGATGGGTTACCACAAACGGATCAACGGGTGGCATTTATTCTATAGCAGTGAACAATACAGAATATTTCAGAATACAGACGACAACTTCATCAACAACTGTAAATAGTACCAGAGATGCTCCTTTATTGCTTTCTGCTAATAACGCAGAAGTTATGCGTGTGACAACAAATGGAAGAGTTGGCGTCAATGCTGGAGCTCCTGGTGCAAAAATTGCTGTTGTTAACGGCACTGCTGGATTAACATCCGCAGCCATACAAGGTATTGCCGGCAATTTAACGCTAGACTTTAACGCCGGCGGCGGACATTTCTATGATGCTGGCGGCCACTATTTCAGAAACTTTGCTGGTACCGCACTAATGACTGTTGGCACTGCTTTGACTGGTACAGGTAATAGACTTGTTTACTCAGATTCCGGCGGACAGCTAGTAAACACGGCTTCAGATTTGACTTTAAAAACTAATATTGAACCAATAACTTATGGTTTGGCTGCAATACTTCAACTAAATCCTATTTCGTATAAATGGAAAGATCATGTGCGATTTGGTGCTCAGAGAGAAATTGGTTTTGGCGCTCAGGAAGTTCAGCAAGTTATACCAGAAGTTATCGGCATTAATTCCGACGATACACTATCGGTTGATTATCCAAAACTAACAGCCGCATTAACAAAAGCAGTCCAAGAACTTTCTGCTAAACTAGATAGTTTGAAGAATGAGTTTGATCAATACAAGAGTTCTCATCCATAACTATGGATACACTAAATAGAAAGTCATATAAAGGAGATATATTATGGCTATCACATACACATGGGAAGTATTTGGTATCAGAACCACTACCCTAAATAATACACCAAACGTAGTTGTTCAGACTTACTGGAGAAAAATTGGTGAAGACGAGAATGGGAACGTAGGTACATTCAACGGTGCCACACCTTTCTCGGCAGAATCAATGCCAGCAGGGGTAACTTTTATTCCATTTGAACAACTAACTGAGGCAGATGTTCTTTCATGGATCAAGGCAATTGTTGTCGATTCGTATGAAGAACATGTTAACGGACAGATTCTAAAGCAGATCAATGATGCTAAGAATCCTATTATAGATGCCCCTCTACCATGGGCACCGGTTGAAACTGTATCCGAACCAGTAACCGAAACAGCAAATGTAGCAGCCAACACTGCTAATACCTAAGGAGTGAATAATCATGGAAAATACTATTAAGATTGAAGTGACTTTGAATCAGCTAAACACAGTTCTAGCAGGTCTTGCTAAGCTACCTCTAGAAATTAGTTTAGAGACTTTTAATGTTGTTCGTCAGCAGGCAGACCGTCAGGTTCAGCAAGCACCTCAAGGTCCTCTATCTGATAAAATAATCAATTAAGTTTAGGAGCAGAATTTGGCAACTACAATAAATGACTCGGGTTTAATTTTTCCAGATAACAGCTGGCAAAGTTCCGCCCGAGGCAAGAGACAATACATATCGTCTTTAACAGCGTCAAATTCTGCTTCTCTTAACTTTACAGATTTTAGCGACACATATAATCACTATGATGTGGTGTTGAACAACATCATGGTAACAAGCGGATACTATACATGTCTTCGTTACTATATCGGAAGCGTGTATCAATCCTCAGGATACGTTAATGCAGGATTGTATTGGCACAATGTTCTCAATGGTGCCACCATTGGTGGACAGACTTCATATGGCATCATTGATCCATACACATACAATGCCACAAACAGTGGTATAAGCGGAACTATTCAGTTTACTAATTGTAGAACAACCAATACTTACAAGCATTCTTTTGTTCATGTCACAGGGTTTTATTTTACCTCAGGATATAACGTAACGCTAATACTAGGAAATTCTTGGCTCACTAATCAATCTGCACTAGACGGATTTCAACTTGTTCCTACAGGTGGCAGTATTATTTCTGGTTCACTTGATATCTACGGATGGAACTAAATGGCAACCTCATTAATAAGCACAGGTATAACATATCCTGATAACACGACACAAACAAAAGCCAGAGGAACAAGAGTTCTTTTAGCAACCCTGACAGCATCAAACTCAGCAGCATTATCATATACAGGTTTCAGTTCAAGTTACAATAACTATGAGATAGTTATGACGACAATCATTCCTGTTACCAATTCTGTATCTGCTAGAATGCAATTCAGAATTGCTGATGCCTGGGCAACAGGTACATATTACAACTCTCACTGGCAGACTTATAGTTTTACTATTGCTGGTGCCGCATCTCGTTATTATGGTGGTAACTTATCTTATATACCATTGTCAAACACAGGATATGTTTACAATCAAGGTAATATTGATGGTGTTGTTACCATTTGGAATGCCAATAGTTCAAACTATAAAAGATTGACAGGTACACAAAATGGGCAGCAATATGCGGCGGCCATCAATGTAAGGGACACATTTGGTAGCACTTACATCGGATCAACAGGAGTTGTTCAAGGATTTCAGTATTACATGAGTAGCGGTAACATTTCATCAGGCACAATCAAAGTATATGGATATAACTAATGCCAATAACACTAAATGACAGTGGAATCTTATTCCCCGATTCATCTATTCAGACAACGGCAGATGGTAACAGACAGTTTATATCCGACACCGTTTTAAACAATTCTGCTTCCGTTAGTCTAAACACAAGCAGTTCTTTTATACATTATGAGGTTGTCTTTCGGAATGTTGTGCCTGTTTCTCAATCAGTAACTTTACAAGCATTTCTAGTTACAAACAATGTAACTCAGACGGATAACTATTATTACAATTCTTTATATTCTCTATTGAGTAACAATAGTGGTATCAACTACGGTGGAAACTATAACTATATTCCTCTGACCTATCCGGGTCATTTTGTAAACTATGCTGGTGGCGGTATTTCGGGAAGTTTCAAAATTTATGATTGTAGACGTAACATTCTTCTAAAGAACTATGAGTTGAATATGCACGGATACATGTATTCATCCGGATACAACGGAATAAATATAGGCGGAGGATTCTATAACGATTCTACAAACGACGGTACTCTGACAGTTCAGGGTATCGTTATTGCCGCATCAGCAGGTAACTTATCATCAGGAACAATATCCCTTTACGGGTGGAACTAAAAGGAAGTGTAAATATGGCGAATACACCAACTGGATTGACAGGATATCAGGCAAGATTTGATACTGATGCTGTTGTTCGTCTAGCAGATAATATGATCATTGGTCCAGAGTTTATCGATGAATGGGCCGAGTATATGGCATGGAGAGCAGAAGGAAATACACCACTAGACCCAGAACCTATCCCTTACTTTCCACCTATGTTCATGGAAATCGTATCTAATACAAATCCAAGTATTACAGGTGTATATGCTTATGGACCGGATACACAACAGAGAATTAACTCTATTCTAATGTATCATACTTTGAATGGCACGTTTCCTGGTGGGGCATCCACGTTTGATTGGGTCGGTGCCGATCTACAGACACACACATTCAATAGCATAAACGAGTTTAGATCGTTTGCAAATGCTGTTATTGAATTTGATGTGAATGCTCAGAACATGGTACCTGTTTCTATGCCTGTTTATATCTAACGGTAACTAAATATAAGAAGAATAAGGATATTCAATGTCAATAACTCAACCAGCAAATCGTGAAGAACTAAAGGACTTCTGTCTTAGACAGTTGGGTCATCCTGTTATTCAGATTAATGTTGATGATGAGCAGGTAAACGATGCTGTTGAAATGGCTTTTGAATATTGGAATGAGTTTCATTTTAACGGAACTGAACGAACATACGTTAAGCATCAAGTAACAGCACAAGACAAAATCAATCGTTACATTACGGTTAGCGATGGTCTAATAGGTGCAACAAGAGTATTCAAAGTCGGTGTAGGTAAAACGGCGATGAATATGTTTGATCTACGCTATCAGCTACGACTAAACGATCTATGGGATTTGTCTTCTACATCTTATGTCAACTATTCATTGACCATGCAGCACCTACAAACTCTAGACCTAATCTTTACAGGAGAAACACCTGTTAGATTCAATCGTCTAACAAACAAATTCTATATCGATTGGGATTGGGATTCAGATGTCGATGATGGTGAGTTTATTATTGTTGAAGGGTTTGTTATTACCGATCCAACAACATATACAAAAGTTTGGAATGATCGTATGCTTAAAAGGTTAGCCACTGCTTACGTAAAGAAACAGTGGGGTGCTAACATGTCAAAGTTTGATAAGATGCAACTACCCGGTGGTGTCACCATGCGTGGCTCTGATATCTATTCGGAAGCCATGAATGAGATTGCAGCCGTAGAACAAGAGATTAGAAATACATACGAAGCCCCTCCTGGTTTTCTGGTAGGATAAAATGGCCGTATCCGGATACTTCAATAACTTCCCTAATCAGAATAGATTCAATAATGAATATCGTCTCATGGAAGACGTTATTGTTGAGTCTATTCAGATTATGGGACATAACGTCTACTACATTCCCAGAGAATCATTTGATGAAGGTGATATGATCTTTGGTGAATACAGTAAATCTAGATTTGAGAAAGCCTACCTAATTGAAGCCTACTTAGGTAGTTTTGAAGGATTTGAAGGCGACAACGATTTCTTCTCTAAATTTGGACTAGAGATTAGAGAAACATCTAATCTTGTTATCTCACTAAGAGCATTCAAGAAAGTGCTTCCAACAACTATTAGACAGCGCCCGCAAGAGGGCGATTTGTTATATATTCCTGTATTACAAAGTTTGGTTGAGATAAAGTTTATTGAACAGGAACTTATGTTTCATTCACTTGGCAACCGTCTTCCATTTGTATATGAAATGCGTTGTGAAGCATTCCGTTATAGTCAAGAAGAAATCAATACAGGTATTGATGAAATTGATCAAGTTGCGGAAGAAGTGCAATATAAAACTCGTATTATGCTCGGTAATACAGCATACAATCTTGCTCAACAAAACTACTTTGATGGAGAAGTTGTATATCAGTCAACAGATGGCACTTGGGCAAACAACTTTGCATATGCAACCGTTTCTGAGTATTATAAAGCAAACGGTGCTCTATTCGTTCACAACGTTGTAGGTCAGTTTAGAGCAAACGCTAATGTGTATGGTAATGTTTCTCATGCAGACTTCCGCTCTATCTCTTATGATGATAAGACAGATTTCAACCCATATGATGATTATGATAATCAGATCCTCAAGACTGAGGCAGACGGTATTCTTGACTTGTCTGAAAGCAATCCGTTTGGAACACCATAATGTTAGATAACAGTCATTTCTATCACCAACTAACAAGAAAAGCAGTTGTTCTATTTGGACGTTTGTTTGACGACATTACAATCATTCGTAAGAACGATCAGACAGGTAAAGAGACAGGACGCTTTTTGGTTCCTATCATCTATTCACCTAAAGAAAAGATGGTTACTCGTCTATTCTCTGATCCAGATTTGCTCAAAAGCGTCGGACAGATTTTGCCACGCATGGCGTTTGAAATTACTGGCATCTCTTACGATTCAACTCGTAAACAAAATTCTATGCTCAGAGCAGCCAGATCAAATACGTCAACTCATGTAACAGCCTCATATATGGGCGTGCCATATGATGTTACATTTGCTTTGAATATCTTTGCTCGTAATATTGACGACGGCACACATATTGTTGAACAGATTCTTCCGTTCTTCAATCCAGATTTCACCGTTACAACGAATATGATTCCAGATTTAGGTGCGATCAAAGACATTCCTATTATTCTAAACTCAGTCGCTAATGATATCGAGTATGAAGGTAACTTTGATTCGGTAAGATATGTTAATTGGACTCTCACCTTCACCATGAAGATGCATTACTATGGTCCAATATCATATCCAAAGATCATTCGCACAGTGTATGCAAACATTTACAATGATCCTTCACTTAATGCTGGTGGATATATTACTAAGTTAAATGTTATCAATGCAAATGGTAACTTTAAAGCAGAAGATTATGTGTTCACAGGAACAAGTTATAATACAGCAAATGCCTATGGTATTGTTGTCAATTACTCTGCTAATACAGGTAAACTTGTTCTAGGTGCTACACAGGGACAGTTCAAGGCAAACGATACCATTAGGGCCCTATCGACAAATGGTGTATGTCAGATTAGTTCATTTGATTTGAACCCATTACTATTGGCTGAAATTAAAATTGAACCAGATCCAGTTAATGCACAACCAACAGACGATTATGGCTATACAGTTACTATAACCGAGTCACCTGATACCGAAACATAAATAGAATAGAACTTTCCAGGATAGCAAATCAATGGCAGATTTTTCAAAAGAAACGATTAACACTGGTAATAATCCAAACGATGGTACAGGCGATACAATTCGTGTGGCTTATCGTAAGACCAATAATAACTTTACCGAACTATATGATCATGCGGCCAACTTAAGTGCTAACGTTGAAACTCTACAGACAGATTTAGAAACATATGCAGGCGATCTATTAACACTAGGTGGGGCCGCATTTGATTCGGCAAACGCAGCCTTTGATAAGGCAAATGATCTTATCCTCATTTCTCAGACTGCCATTAGAATTGCTAACAGCGCCGCTAACACTGCCAATGATGCAGGTATCATTGCCAATTCTGCATACAATTTTGCTAATGGAAGTTTCTTTAATAGTGCTAATGCTCATACTAAAGCTAATGCAGCGTTTACCGTTGCTAATGCAGCTTTTAATCTAGCAAACACTATCGCTGATGTTAATGCTACAGCATTAGAACAAGCCGCAAAACTCAACAGAGCATATACAAAAGCAAATGATGCCTACGATCTTGCACTAGGTACATATACATTTGCTCTAGGTGTTGCAACTAATGCAGAGGCATCTTTCAGTAGAGCTAATGCAATTTATGGATATCTAAACTCTGCTTCCTTTAAGACCAACACCTCTTACGCCGTTGTTAATTCGGCATATACATCAATCAATGCAGGTTATATTGTAGCAAACTCTGGATATACAACAGGCAACGGTGCCTTTAGAGTTGCTAATGCTGCATTTAATGTGGCTAACAATGCTCTTCCAAATACAGACGGAGCAATATTTAACGGTAGATTGTTCACATCTAATACAATGTTTGGTGGAACTCTAAATCTATCTGCAAACGGTGTTTATGGAACATCAAATAACTGGTATGGTGTTTACGCTAGATCAGCAAACAATCACTCACTAAAAGCAGAAGCAACCGCAAACAATGACGCTATCTTTACACTAGCACAAAAAGGTAATGGTGTATTTGGTACTGCTAATACTGGTAACGGTGTTGTAGGTTTCTCTGAAAAGGGATACGGTGGATATTTCTATTCTGCTAATGGTATTCCATTCGGATCAGGTACTCTAAAACAGGCAGACGATGGAACATATCAAATTGCAGATGCTCTTATTGTTGATGCCAACGGTGTCGTTAAGTTTGATTCTGGTTATGGATATCCATCACCAGTTTATGGATGTCGTGCCTGGGTTAACTTTGATGGAACATCATCATCAGGACTAACAGGTCTTACATTCACAGCAAACGGTACCACTAACATTCTCAGAGTTGATGTCACCGACCCTGCTAACAATGACCTAGAAGTTCAATCAACAATTTATATTGCGGGTACAGGCAATGGAACTATTCGTCGTCATTCTGATGGATATAGTTTCCAGTTTGCCTGTTGGCTCGCTATCGGCAATCGTCGTCTAGGATATCCTAGAACATATAAGATTACAACAGTAAATCAAGCATCAGGATATATTGAGTGTGAGTATCCTAATACATACGGATACTATGGTTATTGGTATTGGTTCTTCTGGTGGTGGTGGTGGTATTATGTGTATGGTTGGTATGTCCCGTCAGGTTGGGCATTCACCGGTACATGTGATATTCAACGAGCCCAAATCAGAGGTGCCGGCGGCATCACATCAGTTGAAGACCTTGGTGACGGCCGTTATCAACTAAACTTCGATTTTGAAATGCCTGATACAAACTATGCAGTAACAGGCACAGCATCATCACCAGAGTTCTTCCGTATTCAGTCACCAGTTAGAACAATTGGATGGGGATCAGGAACATCGCTAACTGTCAGAACGCTACATACTACATTCTGTGAAGTATCATGCACATGGCATTGGGGCGGACCTAACTATTGGTGGTGGTATTGGTGGTGGGGTTATTTCTACTACTACTGGAACGGTCCAGGTACATATCCTGCCAAGCACATTCATGTGGCAATCTTTAGATAAGGATGAAAAATGTCTAGTAAGGTAATCGTATTTGATAGAAACGGATCAATTTCACTATTATGGCCGTCAGATCCATATCCGGCAGAGGAGGTCGCAAAGAAAGATGTCCCTGTCGGAACACCATATCTAATTCTAGATGCATCTGAAATTCCAGCAGATCAAGCATTTAGAAGTGCGTGGGTTGTTGATTTTTCAAAACCAGACGGATATGGGCAGGGATATTCTGATGTTATCAATAAAATGGTAGCAGAGAAACAGGGTGCAATTCCACCAAGACCGGACATTCCAGAAGGGGAAAAACCATGGCCAAAAGTGTAATTAAAGTAGATATGAACAAGGCTAAAGATATCTATAAAGATATTCTTAGAAGTGCTAGAACACCTATGCTTGAAGACTTAGACCTACAATTCATGAGAGCGGTAGAGACAGGTGACACAACATTACAGGCCGAGATTGCTGCTAAGAAGCAAGCACTTAGAGATATCACAAAAGATCCTAATATAGATAAGGTTAAAAAGGCCGAAGACTTTAGAAAGATTTTTCCTGATATTTTGAAGCCTGATGTGCCTCCTCCACCAGGTGCAATTGTTCCAGAACCTTTAACAGAGGAAGATCAAGGATAATATAGTTATGGGTGTTGAAAAAAATTTGTCCGATGCTCTAGGCATTGAATATGTTCCCGCAAAGGAAGTCGAAGTGATTACAGGTGAAGTAGGTAAAGAGATCGTTACTTACGATCCATCACCTGATCTTACAGATGAAGATGAAGACTACATTTTGGTGAGAAAAACCCTTCGTAATCTTATCGTAAAAGGGAACGACGCCATTGAAGAAATCGCAGCAATTGCTAGACAAAACGAAAGTGCAAGAGGTTTTGAGGTTGTTTCTAATCTCATCAAAACTGTTGGCGAAACATCGAAAGACCTATACGCACTCCAGAAGACAAAAAAAGACTTAAAAGATCCTAACCCTGACTCTGATCCTCGTAAGAAGAATGCAGAGAGTAACATTAACGTTGAGCAAGCCGTCTTTGTTGGTTCAGCGGCAGAACTATTGTCTGCTATAAAGAAACAAAAAGAAGATAATGGCTAGAACACCGTATAGTTATCAGAACAATCCAAATCTACCTAATGAACAATATCGCCACTCATTCACACAACATGAGTTGGACGAGTATATCAAGTGTGCTGAGGATCCTGTTTATTTTGCTCGTAAGTATATCAAGATCATCAACGTGGACCGTGGTCTAATCCCATTTGAAATGTGGGACTTTCAGGAACGTATGCTTTCAACGTTTCATGATAATCGTTTCTCTATCTGCAAACTACCACGACAGGTCGGTAAGTCTACTACTAGTGTAGCATATATTCTACACCAGGTATTGTTCAATGAAAACTTTGTGGTTGCTATTCTTGCTAACCGTGCACCAACTGCTAGAGAACTACTAGGCAAACTAAAACTGGCCTTTGAGTATCTGCCTATGTTTTTGAAGCAAGGCATCAAGGAATGGAACAAGGGTTCTATCTATCTTGCCAATGGTTCAAGAGTATTGGCAGACTCTACTAGCGGATCATCTGTTCGTGGTTTCTCGTTCAATCTAATCTTTCTTGACGAGTTTGCGTTCGTTCCTAACAATATCGCAGAAGAGTTTTTCAACTCAACATATCCTACCATTTCATCTGGTAAGACTTCTAAGGTAGTTATCGTTTCTACACCAAACGGTATGAACTTGTTCTATAAGATGTGGACAAAGGCCGTCGATAAGACTAGCACGTATGTTCCAATCGAGATTCACTGGAGCATGGTACCTGGCAGAGATGCAGAGTGGGCAGCAGAAACTATTCGCAACACCAGTCAGCGTCAGTTCGACCAAGAGTTTGGTTGTGAGTTTCTTGGTTCGTCTAATACTCTTATTAATGGTGCTAAGTTAGCATCTCTACATTGGAAAGAACCTATTCGTCGTATGGAATGTATGGATGTGTTTGAAGAACCTGAGCATAAACATACATATGTTATTACTGTGGATGTATCAGAAGGTCAGGGACTTGATTACTCAGCATTTTCAGTCTTTGATGTAACTCAAATACCTTACAGGCAAGTAGCTAAATACCGTAATAATGAAATAAGTCCTATGCTCTTACCGGCTGTTATTTATTCGGTAGCAAAGAAATACAATGAGGCATTTGTCCTTGTTGAAATCAATTCTATCGGTTTGCAGGTTGCAGACATTCTACACTTCGAACTTGAATATGAAAATCTGTTGAAGTTTCAGATTAAAGGTAAACAAGGAATGCAGGCATCAGGAGGTTTTGCTGCCGGTAAAAACAAGTTGGCTTTTGGTCTAAAAATAACGGCACAGTCTAAAATGATTGGTTGTTCCAATCTAAAAACTTTAGTAGAAAATGATAAACTCATACTAAACGACGAAGATACTATTACAGAATTGTTTTCGTTTTCGGCTGATAAGAAAACGTTTAAAGCAGAAGAAGGATCAAATGATGACCTTGCAATGACGCTAGTTCATTTTGGTTGGTTAACTGCACAGAAACTCTTTAAAGAAACAGTTTCAAATGATATCAGATATACTCTACAGAAAGAGCAATCATACTTACAAGATGTTCAGAATGTGCCATTTGGTTTCATTGACAACGGTTTAGATGATTATGTGGAACAGGATGCTAATGGTGATTTATGGCAACGTGAGAGAGAAAGCATGTATCCTTTTGATAACTTAGGTTACGACTGGAACAGCAAGCTATAAATCTGAAAACACTTAAAACTATAAATAGGATTAGATGGAAAACAACCATTCTAACCTATAAAAAGGAGTAAAAGATGGCATATTCACTTTCCCCAGGCGTGACTTGGTCTGAAATCGATCTTACGACCATTGTTCCTGCCGCATCTACTACAGAAGGGGCATTTGCCGGAAACTTTGATTGGGGTCCTGTCGACCAGATTATGACAATTAGCAATGAACTTGAACTTGTTCGTTGGTTTGGTAAGCCAAGCCAGAATAACTTCACATCATGGTTTACCGCTGCAAACTTCCTAGCTTATGGCAATAACCTAAGACTAGTTCGTTCTGCTAACACAACTGTAGCAAAGAATGCAACTACTGGTTCAACTGCTCTAACAATCAAGAATGAAGACGATTACGAAAATAACTATGTTCTAAACGGAACATCTGCAACTGTTGCTAATACCAATGGTATGTTTGCTGCTAAGTATCCAGGTGAACTAGGTAACTCACTAAGAGTTTCTATTTGGGCCAGTGAAGATTCAGTATCATACGATACTTGGGAATATAAGTCACAGTTCGAAGGCGTTACAGGAACATCTCCATATGTCGCATCTAAGGGTGGTGCTAATGACGAAATGCATATCATTGTTGTTGATCGTCTAGGTAAACTATCTGATGGTATCGCAAACACCGTTCTAGAAAGATTCTCATTCGTATCTAAGGCATCAGATGCCGTTAATGACGACGGATCATCAAACTTTTATGTTGACGTTGTTAATAATAGATCAAATTATATTTGGGCTCTTAGACATGCTCAGGATGAAGTTACTGAGGTTTCAGAAACATCCTCATGGGGTATGGAGTCTGCAACTCAGAATGGAACCGGACATCTAGTATCAACAGGATACGGACAGTCAAATGCTTCTTATACTATGAACTTCTCAGGTGGTGTCGTTGCTGCTCCTACAGATGCTCAACTACAACAATCATATGAGCTATTCCTTGATCCGGAACTAGTTGACATTTCACTAGTTATGACTGGCGCCCACTCTCAAATTGTTTCTGAACATGTTCTAGAAAGCATTGTTGGTGTTCGTAAGGATTGCGTTGGATTCGTTTCTCCAGATATGAATAACGTCGTGGATAACGCAGGATCAGAAGTAGGTGATATTACTTCAAAGATCAACCTTTACAACTCAACATCTTACGGTGTATTTGACGGAAACTGGAAGAAGCAGTTCGATAAGTATAACAATACCTATCGTTGGGTACCACTAAACGGAGATATTGCTGGTCTATGTGCTAGAACAGACTTTGATCGTGACCCATGGTTCTCACCTGCTGGTTTCAATCGTGGTCAGATTAAGAACGTTGTCAAGCTTGCTTGGAACCCAACCAAGGCTAATAGAGACGATCTATACAAGGCAAACATTAACCCAGTTGTTTCATTCAAGGGTGAAGGAACTGTTCTATACGGCGATAAGACAATGCAGCGCAAGCCATCTGCCTTTGATCGTATCAATGTTCGTCGTCTATTCATTGTCCTAGAAAAGACAATCACGAAGGCTGCCAAGTATTCTCTATTCGAGTTCAACGATGAGTTCACAAGAGCCCAGTTCGTTGCTCTAGTAGAACCTTTCCTTCGTGACGTTAAGGGCCGTCGTGGTATCTACGACTTTAAGGTAGTTTGTGACACATCAAACAACACCCAAGAAGTTATTGACCGCAACGAGTTTAGAGGAGATATCTACGTCAAGCCTGCTCGCAGCATTAACTATATTCATCTTAACTTTGTGGCTGTTCGAACCGGTGTCGCCTTCTCCGAAATTGTTGGCAAGTTCTAATAAATAAAGGAAAAGGAGTTAAAACAAATGCCATTTAATGTTGACACATTCAGAGCATCACTAGTAGATGACGGCGCACGTGCCAGTCTCTTCGAAGTAATGATGACGCTGCCCCCAATCTTGGGGTCAGCACCTCTAAGCCCTGATATTATCTTTAAGGCTAGAGCAACATCTCTACCTGGCGATTCGATTTCTTCTATCAGCATTCCATACTTTGGTCGTGAGATTAAGGTAGCCGGTACTAGAACATTCCCAGACTGGTCATTCACTGTTATCAATGATGAAAACTTCACCATTCGTAACAATCTTGAAATCTGGCTAAGCAACATCAACTCACACGTTGGTAACCTTAGAAATCCTGCTGCCCGTGCTGGTGTAAATTACCAGTCACAGGCTATGGTAACCCAGTATGCCAAGACAGGTGAAATCATCAAGCAGTATAAGATTTACGGTGCGTTCCCTGTGGACGTTGCTGCTATTGATCTTGACTGGGCTTCTGGTGATCAGATCGAAGAATACGGCGTTACATTCGCCTATCAGTGGTGGGAATCGCTATTCCCATTCCCAACTACTGATGGTGGCGAAGGCGGCGGATTCGTTCCATAATAACATACTAAATAAAACTATATCCTACGGGGTTCTGCCCCGTAGGATTAGCAGAAGGATAATGTAGTGAAATTATTTGGATTTCAAATAGGTGCTGATAAGATCGATCCAAGATTAGAGGATCAGCAAAGACAGAAGACATTTACTTTACCAGAAAATAACGATGGTGCTGTAACTGTTTCTGGTGCTGGTTACTATGGCACATATGTCGATTTAGATGGTACATTTCGTAATGAAACACAATTAATCACAAAGTATCGTGAGTTATCCATTCAACCCGAAATGGAATCTGCTATTGATGAAATTGTTAATGAAGCCATCGTTGTCGAAGATTCCGGAACATCTGTAGAAATCAATCTTGATGATGTTAAACTTAATCCTCAATTAAAGAAACGTATTGAAGAAGAGTTCAATTATATTCTTAAACTGCTTAACTTTGGTAACATGGGTCATGAAGTTTTTCGTCGTTGGTATATAGACGGTAGACTATTTTATCAAATTGTTATTGATGAAGGATTGCCTAATGCCGGCATTCAGGAAGTAAAGTATATCGACCCTCGTCGTATTCGTAAGATCCGTGAAATTCAAAAGATGCGTGATCCTGCTACAGGTGTTGAACTAATCAAGAGACAAATCGAGTATTATCTTTACAACGAAAGAGGTATGATTGGTTCTGGCACTAATCTAGGTGCAAAGATTGCAACCGACTCTGTTGTAAACGTTAACTCGGGTATCATGGATCCTAAGAAGACCATGGTTCTTTCTTATCTACACAAGGCCATCAAACCATTCAATAACCTACGCATGGTAGAGGACGCTACAGTTATATATCGTCTAAGTCGTGCTCCTGAGCGTAGAGTATTCTATATTGACGTTGGTAACATGCCAACAGTTAAAGCGGAACAGTATATTCGTGATATCATGGTCAAGTATCGTAACAAGTTAGTTTACGATTCTAATACTGGTGAAATCAAAGACGACCGTAAGCATCTATCTATGTTGGAAGACTTCTGGCTACCTCGCCGTGAAGGTTCACAAGGTACAAAGATTGAAACATTAGAAGGTGCAAGAAATCTTGGTGAACTAGAAGATGTCAAGTATTTTCAAACAAAACTATACAAAGCACTTGGTGTTCCTGTTTCTCGTATGGAACAGAGTCCCGGATTCACACTAGGACGCACCACAGAAATCACAAGAGACGAGCTAAAGTTTAATAAGTTTGTTGTCCGTCTTCGTAACAAGTTCTCAACCCTATTTGATGACTTACTTAGGGTTCAACTTGTTCTTAAGAAAGTTTGTACCGAAGAAGAATGGAAAGAAATCAAAGAAGACATTTGGTATGACTATAAGAAAGACAATAATTTTGATGAGTTAAAAGAAGCAGAACTATTAAACGTTCGTCTCGATACACTAATCAAAGTCGATCCATTTGTTGGCAAGTATTACTCTATCATGTGGATTAGAAAGAATATTCTACAACAAACAGATGATGACATTGAAGAGATCAATGCTCAGATGCAACAAGAAAATGCTATTCTAGCACAGCAACAGCAAGCACAGATGCAAGCTGATGCCCAAGCACAGGCGGCACAACAGCAACAAGATATGCAAAATCAAATTGCGTTTAATGCCCAATCTCAAATTGCTCAGGCACAGACACAAAAAGAGGTTGATAAGATAGTTGGACCTGATCAGGGACCAAGCAAGGGTGAAAAGAACAATCAAGATCATGAATCCAAAATGATGGATAAGAAAATCAAACTTGCTACAATTCAATCTAAAAAGTCTGCGGCACCTGCCAAGAAAGAGCCTGCGAAGAAGAAAAAGACTGTTGCCGAAGAAGCTAAAGAATTAGGTTTAGTATATGTTGGAAACAACAAGTATGCATCTCCTTCTGGAGTTGTTACTCATTTGAATGAAAACGGTATTCTAACTCCAACTAAATAGTAAAAGGAATTATTTTGTCTCTTAAAAGTGTTAATACATTAACAGCAGCACAATTGGCAAAGAAGTGGAATCTTTCACTAGATCAGATTAGAAGACTTATCGATCAAGGTGCTAAAGTAGAAAAAGAACACACAAAAAGTGACAAAGAGGCCCGTGAGATTGCTAGAGATCACATAGGCGAAAAACCAGATTACTATAAGAAGTTAAAAAAGATTGAAGAAGGTATCTCTACAAGTCCTGAGTCCGATTATATAATTGGAGATCCTACAGGCAGTAGCAGAAAGGTTGCTAAAGTGGAAGAAAAAAATGATCTTAAAGGTACTTGCTGGAAAGGGTATACAGCAAAAGGACTAAAGAAAAAGGGTAACCGTATGGTTCCTAATTGCGTTCCTGTCAAGGAAGAACAGATTGACGAAATCTCCGCAGAACTAGTCGGCAAGGTTTCTAATGCTCGTTGGAGAAGAGGCGAAGCTGCCTCTAAGACTCTATCGAATGCTATCAAAAAGAAGTTTATCGAGTCTGGTAAAAAGAAACCTACTAAAGAAAACATAAAAGAGGAAACTACAATGGATACTAAAGAACTTGTCAATGAAGCCCTTGACAATATTTTAGAGAATAACCTTGTCGATATGAAAGAAAATTTCATGGCCGCTCTACAGGAAAAGGCTATGGAAAAACTTGAAGAAAAGCGTAAAGAAATCGCCTCTTCTTATTTCGCACAGTAAGGATCAAAAATGAAAACGCTCAAGCAAATTCGTGAAGAATATAATAGTAACTTTTTATCGGTTAGTACCGATGAGATTATGCTTGAAGCGACAGGCGATTCTAAACAAAAGTCAAGATCATTTGATGTACCTTCTCCACAAGTCATGCCAACGTTGCTTATGTTTAGGCGTGTAACGTATAGAAAGTATCCTGATCATCAGACGGTAGCACTATATTACTCTAAGGCAGTTGATAAGTATTTGTCGATTCCTTTTGGTCCTACAGGCAATCTAAACATCAATGAAGCAACTATCTATGACACAATAGAAGAGTTAGATTTGTGTGAAGGGGCTAAGTGGGAAGCAGTTAAGGGAGGCGTTAAGGGCGCAGCTCATGGTGCTGCTAAAGGATTCTATAGAGGCGCTGCCGTTGCAGCCGAACCTGGTGCAGCAATTGGTGGTGTTGTAGGTGCGGTTCACGGTGCCTATAAAGGTGCTAAGAAAGCATATGATAAATCAAAAGATGAAATGCATGAAGACTGGCAGTCTGTCAATCGTAAAGATAAGACAGACGGTTTGTCACAGAAGGCAGTCAATGCTTATCGTCGTGAGAATCCGGGTTCTAAACTAAAGACCGCAGTTACAGAGAAGAATCCTACAGGTAAGAGAGCCTCCCGCCGTAAGTCATTCTGTTCTCGCATGGGTGGAATGAAGAAGAGACTTACCTCTGCTAAGACAGCAAGAGATCCTGATTCACGCATTAACAAGGCGCTTCGTCGTTGGAACTGCGAAGAATCGTTTAAGTCAAAACTTGAAGAAAAGCGCACAATACAAAATGAGAACTTGATTAACTTAGCAATCAAGGCTTATGGTGCTTATAAAACTTTCAAAAACTTTACAAAAAACTTTACAAGCGGTGGATCTGATGAAGATCAAGACCAGACAAAGCAACAGAAAAAAAGCAATGATAATAGTGCATCTAATCAACAACCTGAAAAGATGTTAAGCACTGATATTAAAAAGAGTAAGACAAAAGTAACTACACCAGGTATGAACCGTGGAGATTCTCCTATTGATAAGTCTAGACATAATACCGTTATGCGTAAAGAATATGATGCTGCTAGAAAAAAAGAAATAGCATCTATTGCCGAAAACAAAATTTCTGACATTCGTTCCATGATTAACTCCGGTGAAACATTACATGAAATGAATATCAATGGAAGATCGGTAACCCTAAATACAAGTATGGCTAAAAGAATACTTGAAGTATATGACTCGGTTAATACTAAAAACAAAAAGATTGTTGAAAGTATGCTAAACGAAGACCTTGAGTCCTTCAAGAAACTGTTAAACTTCTCTATTAGGAAATAACAATGGCAAACGTAATACAAGAGCAAAAGTTGGTAGACTCAAATAGAAGATCAGTTGTCAAGTATGTGGCAACCGTTGATACTGCATCTGCCAACAATCTTCTTTTAGACGTTTCTAACCTAGCATATTCATTAAATGCTAATGGTAAGATCATGTCTAGCAATACTCATCCAAAGTCTGTATATAAGACAACCATCAAGCGTGTTTGGGGACAAGGACATTTCAAGTCTAAAGGTTTCGTCACACTAGTTTGGGCTGGTGCAAATACTGATAGTATCGTTAGCATCGGCGATGGACAGTTTGATTATAACTTTGATGCAGAAGGATTGTCTGCCTCTATTGGTATCAAAGATGTTGCTAACAGCACAGGTGACATTCTTTATACTGCCGCAGGTGTTGCATCTGGTGACGGTTTCACTCTATTCATCGATCTAAAGAAAGATGGTACAGATTATGATCAGGGACAGACAAGAGATCCTAACGCATTCAACCCAGCGAGAATTCCATAATGTCTAAAGAACTCATCGAAAACATTATTGATAAAAATTTTGTTCGTGCGGAAGAACACTTTAATGATAGACTAAATTCTATCATGGAACAAAAACTTTATGAAGTAAAGCGTTCCATGCAGCTGGACGAACTACAAGGTTATCGTGCTACTGGTGCTAAGTCTGGTCCGCTAGTTGGCAAGACTGATGCTGAAAAAAGAGAGTTTTGGAAAACAAAGATTGATCAAAGAAAAGCAGAAAGAGCATATGCTGCTACTAGAACTGCCGAGAAAGAACCAAAGCTTGGTGCAGTAAGAGCATCTGTAAAATATCCAGAAGGTTCTGAGCAACCAAAAAAGAGAGTTGTTAATCGAAGAGTGGTAACACCAGCACAAAAGTTTCGTAACGCTTTAATGGGTCGTGATATTGATCATAAAGAACCTAAGATGTCTGATACACAAAGAAGAAATAAGAGACCAGGTTTGGCAGGACTTGCCGGTAAAGCAATCAGAGGCGGACTAAAAGGTCTTGAATCCGGTTTAAATAGTTTAGAAGAATAAAAGGATAAATAAGTCTATGAAACTTATTAGAGAAGAAATTCAAAACGTTAAGTACCTTGTTGAATCCGATGGTAAGGGTGGTAAGAATCACTTTATCACCGGCATCTTCATGCAAGCAGAAAAGCAGAATAGAAACGGTCGTGTATATCCTATGTCTGTTCTATCAAAAGAAGCAGCAAGATACAATAACGAATACGTTCAAAAGAACAGAGCCTTTGGTGAGCTAGGTCATCCTGAGAATCCTCAAATCAACCTAGACCGTGTGTCTCATATGATTACTTCATTAAAGGCAGATGGAACAAACTTTATTGGTAAAGCAAAGATTTTAGATACTCCTAACGGAAAGATAGTTAAGAGTCTACTAGATGGTGGTGCAAGTCTTGGTGTGTCAACAAGAGGCGTAGGGTCTCTTCGTCCACACAATGGTTATCAGCAAGTCCAAGACGACTATAAGTTAGCAACAGCGGCAGACATTGTTGCAGACCCTAGCGCACCTGACGCATTCGTGCAAGGCATCATGGAAGGTAAAGAATGGATATTTGAAAACGGTAAGTGGAAAGAGCAAGAGTATTATCATGCTAAAAAACTTATCAGTGAATCTTCTAAACATGACATTGAAAAAGTTGCCTTGAAGATTTTTGAAAACTATATTTCAAAACTTTGAAAATACTAAATAAGGAAAAGGAGTATCTAAAACATGGCATCACTAACAGAAGCAGCTAAGGCTGTTCTAGAAGGTAAGACTCTACAGGAGGGTGCTTATCCTGAGGTTTCCCCAGGTAAGATTTCTAACCCAAATCCTGTCGATCCTTCTACAGCATCCACAGCAAATGCTAAGACACTACGTCCTAGCTCTAAGGCAGTTGAAGGTCGTCATCCAAATCCAGGTGCACCAGACCCAACAGGTCATGCAGAGGATCTTGGAGGAGCAACACCAACTTCTACAGCAAAAGAAAATCTAGGTGCTAAGGCATCTGGTGGTAAGAAGAGAGACACATCAGTAAAGGGTTCTGGTTCAAACACAGAACCAACAAAGAAGCTTGCAGCCGAAGAGATGGAGCAAGATGGTGAAGTAGTTGAAGAAACAACCACAATGTCACTTGCAGAACGTCTAAAAGCACTCAAGGAAGCCCGTAAGTCCAAGAAGGATGACGAGGACGAAAATGAGAAAGAAGACAAGAAGGAAGACAAGCACGAAGGTAAGATGGAAAAGTGCGACGAAGAACTAGAACTTTCAGAAGAACTAGAAGACTTCATTGCAGAAGCCATTGAAGCTGGTCTAAACGAAGAAGAAATTCTAGCTGCTATTGATGAAAACTTCGAATTTGTTTCAGAAGAAACAGAATCAGAAGAGATTGCTGAGGAACTAGAGAATTACGAAGTAGACATGACTGAGCATGTCAACGCTCTACTAGAAGGTGAGAACCTTTCAGAAGAGTTCCATGCTAAGGCTACAACAATTTTCGAAGCTGCTGTAAAGGCAAAGCTAGAAGAAGAAGTTGCTCTCCTAGAACAAGCATATGCTGAGACACTAGAAGAAAGAGTCAACGAAATCATGGAAGAACTTGCTTCCAACGTTGACGATTATCTAAACTACGTTGTCGAACAGTGGATCGAGGAGAATGAGGTTGCCGTTGAATCTGCACTTCGCTCTGAACTAACAGAAGACTTCATTTCAGGTCTTCGTGCCCTATTCGCAGAACATTACATTGACGTTCCAGAAGACTCAGTTGACGTAGTTGAAGAACTATCAGCAACAGTTGAGGAACTAGAGGCAAAACTTAATGAAGAAATTCAGCGCAGTGTCGAACTATCCGGCATTATTGCTGAGGCTCGCAAGACAGAACTTATTTATTCTGTTTGTGAGGGTCTAACAGACGTTCAGGCAGACAAGCTTGCTGGTCTACTAGAAAACGTCGCTTATACAAGTGATGAAGAATTTGTCGAGAAAATCGAGACATTGAAAGAGAACTATTTTCCAACAGCCGTCAAGAATGATTCAGTTCTAGACAGCGTAGAAACCAATGATCCACAGTCTCTAACAGAGAGCATCGAAGGACCAATGGGCCGCTACGTTCAAGCTCTTGGAAGAACTCTTCCACGTTAATTAACTTTAGTTAAAAAGAAAGAAGGAAACTAAAATGTATCTTACAGAAAATCTTGAGAAGAAGTGGGCTCCTGTTCTGGACCACGGTGGTCTCAATCAAATCAAGGACTCATATCGTCGTGCTGTTACAGCCGTCGTTCTAGAGAACCAGGAAAAGGCAATGGCCGAAGAGTCCCGCACTCTAAACGAAGCTGCCCCAACTAACGCTGGTGGTGGTCTAGGTACCGGTACAGCAATTGGTTCATACGACCCAATTCTTATCTCCCTAGTTCGTCGTGCCCTTCCAAATCTAATCGCTTATGACGTTTGCGGCGTTCAGCCAATGACCGGTCCAACCGGCCTAATCTTCGCAATGCGTTCACGTTATAAGGCACAGCAGGCACAGGGTGCAGGTTCAACCGACGAAGCACTATTCTTCGAAGCCAATACTTCATTCTCTGCTAAGAACGCTGCTGGTAACACCGGTGGTGCAGCAGGCACTTCATGGGCAAACACCTCATTCGGTGACGCTGCTAACACAAATCCAGTTGCTGACCTTTCAGGTGACGGTACTGCATTTGGTGTTGGTCGTGGTATGACTACATCACAGGCAGAAGCACTTGGTGACAGTGCTGCTAATGCTTTCGCTGAAATGGCATTCAACATCGACAAGGTTACTGTTACTGCTCGTAGCCGTGCGCTAAAGGCAGAATACACCACTGAACTTGCACAGGACCTAAAGGCAATCCACGGTCTTGACGCAGAGACAGAACTTGCTAACATTCTCTCAACAGAGATTCTAGCAGAAATCAACCGTGAAGTTATCAGAACAATCTATCGTTCTGCTACAATCGGTGCTCAGTATGGTGTTACAACCGCTGGTACATTCGATCTTGACACCGACTCAAACGGTCGTTGGTCAGTTGAAAAGTTCAAGGGTCTAATCTTCCACATTGAGCGTGAATGTAATGCTATCTCCAAGGCAACCCGTCGTGGTAAGGGTAACGTCCTAATCGTTTCTTCTGACGTTGCTTCCGCTATGGCCATGGCTGGTGTTCTATCTTACACCCCACAGCTATCCGCTGATCTAACCGTTGACGACACTGGCAACACCTTCGTTGGTATGCTACATGGTCGTATCAAGGTTTACATCGATCCTTACTTCGGTGGTTCAGCAAATGGTGACGAACTTGTAACCGTTGGTTATAAGGGAACATCCCCATTCGATGCTGGTCTATTCTACTGCCCATACGTTCCACTACAGATGGTTCGTGCAATCGGTCAGGATACCTTCCAGCCAAAGATTGGATTCAAGACACGTTACGGCATGGTTGCAAACCCATTTGCTACCGCTGACGGTGACGGCATGGTTGCTGGTAGAGAAGTTGCTGGTAAGGCCAACATCTACTACCGCATTTTCCGTGTCAGAAATTTGACCTGATATATCAGAAGGTTAGAACAACTAACCCAACTAAGGGCGGGGTTATTCCCCGCCCTTTTTCGTTGTCCAAAACTTTTCTTGCCTAGCTCGCTTCATAGATTCGCTTGTCTTTCTCTTGGTTTCTTCGGAGATAACTCTAGGATTCTTCGCAAGGTATTTTTTCACAGATTCGCTTTTCTTCCTACGTGTTTCTTCGCTATCCTTTTTTCCCGTGTTTGCTTGAACCATCTTTTCAACCGATGCTCTACGTTCCTCAGGAGTCATAGCAGCAAAACGTGCCTTCTTAGTTTTTCTCATTTTCTCAATAGCAGTCTCGTCTAATGAGTTAGCAGGACACTGGTTGTATCCGTTAGGCCATAACGTATCATACATATCAATATAATGGTTCTCTCGGTCGTTTAGGTCCTTTTGTTCAACGTTATCTTCCAACACCTCATAATCAAAGTTATCCCATCCGTGCTTTCTAATAGAGCGATGAAAGTAGTAATCTGATCCCTTTACGGTTGCCTCATGTAAATGATTAGCTTTTCTTTGCTCAGGATGAATTGTTTGACCAATATACTTTTTGCCTGTATTCTTGTTTGTATAGCAGTAGATGATACCCATAGTTCCTCCTCGTTCGCAATCTAACATAGTATATAGTAAAACAAGGACTTTGACAATAACTAAATACCTCTACGGAGGACTAACATGGCCATAGAACCTTATACAGCAAACACACCCGAGAATACTAGTCTATTACAGACTACAAAATATACGTTCATTATTCCTGACATGCCATTCTTGAAGTATTTTTGTCAGACAGTTGTGTTACCTGGTGTATCAACATCCGAGGTTGCTGTGCCTACTCCTTTCTCTGCCACATATCGTCATGGTGATAAACTTGCATATGAAGCACTAACACTCACGGCATTAGTTGATGAAGACCTACGAATTTGGGAAGAAACATATAAGTGGTTGCAAGGTCTCACTCGTCCTAAAGAATATGAAGAATATCTTCGTAAGACAATCATTAAGCCTGCCACAAACCTTTACTTTGACGGTTACCTAACTATCAATACAAATGCTAATAATCCTAACATGCGTATCAAGTTCCTCAATTGTCATCCCACAAATCTAAGTGGTATCAATTTCGACACTAAAGTAGATGCTGATACTATTCCTACATGCGACATTACATTCCGATACGATAGGTTTGAAATCGAACGCCTTATGTGATATAATAGTTTTGTTATGGAAGGAATGAATCATGTTGAAAGCACCGGTAAAATCTATCGAAATTTTGATGAAAGAGTGGTCGGAAGATACATATATCGATCCCACCTCTATGGAAAAAGAGTTGCTTAAAATTGCTTCTTTACATTCCAAATATCTAAACATAATGTCCTATCATAGACATCTTATCCGTAAGATGGAATCTGATTACAAAATGCTTAAAGGTCTTCGTGAAGATTACTATCAGGGACATCTAACCAAAGAAGAATTAGAAGAACGTGGATGGGAACCATGTCAACATGTTCTTTCAAATCCACAAATTGCTCGCAAACTTGATACAGACGCCGAACTAAATAAACTGTTGTTAAAGAAGGTTGCTCATGAAGAGATTGTCTCTTACTGTGAAACTGTCCTCAAATCACTTCACAATAGAACCTGGGACTTAGGAAACTATGTGAAATATCTTCAACTTTCATCAGGTAAATAATGACTCATTTGACAATTCTCAATCACGACGAAACATATATCAAAGTTCACTGTGACGAATCCGTTGCATGGGAATTGAGAGATGCTTTTTCGTTCCGTCCTCCAGGGTTTATGTTTGTTCCTTCTTACAAGCAAAAGCTCTGGGACGGTTATTTGAGGTTGTTCAACCCTGCATCAAGAATGATATATCGTGGTTTGGTGTCACAGGTTATTAAGTGGGCTACAGATAGAGGATATACATACGAATATGTTGATGAAGATTTCGATTCTTCTTTCTCCGTTGAGGAAGCTAAAGAGTTTGTGGAAAAACTTAACCCCAAACATCCACCTAGGGATTATCAACTTGACGCTTTTATTCATGCTATACGCTCTAAGCGCAGGATTGTCCTATCCCCTACTGGTTCTGGTAAGTCTCTATTGCTTTATATGGTATGCAACTTTCTTCTAAGACAAGGTAAGAGAGGACTATTAATTGTTCCTCGTTCTGCCCTCGTAGAACAAATGTATAGCGACTTCGAAGACTATTCAGTTAAGAATGGTAAAGATATGGAGAAATACTGTCATCGTGTCTATTCTGGTCGTGACAAAGAAACTGACAAGCCAATTTGCATTTCTACATGGCAGTCACTCTATAAGATGCCTAAAGAGTATTTTGAGAAATTTGATTACATTGTAGTTGACGAGGTGCACCAAGCACAAGCAAAGGCACTCACCGACATTGTTTCTAAATGCACCAAAGCCACATATAGACTAGGTGTAACCGGAACTTTGACAGGTGCTAAGGCCCACGAATGGCAACTTATTGGATTGTTTGGTGCTATCTATAAGGCAACATCATCGGCCGAACTAATGAAAAAGAAGCAATTGGCAGAACTAACGATCAAGTGTTTATTGCTCAAATACTCTGATGAAGAATGTCAGTATATGAAAAATGCATCATATCAAGATGAGATTAAGTATATCATATCAAACCCTAAAAGAAATAAGTTTGTTGTAAACTTAGCATTGTCTCTAGAAGGCAACACTCTACTACTCTTTAACTTTGTTGAGTCTCATGGCCAGGTTCTATACGACATGCTAAATAAGAAGGCTAAAGATAGAAAGATATTCTTTATTCATGGAGGAACTGATGTTGATGAAAGAGAAGAGATTAGACGCATTATGGAGGTGGAAAGGAATGCAATCATTGTTGGTAGCGTGGGTGTCCTTTCTACTGGGACTAACATTGTCAACCTTAATAATGTTATCTTTGCATCACCAAGCAAGAGTAAGATTAGGAACTTACAATCCATCGGGCGTGGACTTAGAGTATCGGACACTAAGAAATCCGCCACGCTCTATGACATTGCCGACGACTTTAGCTGGAAAGCAAGAGAAAACTTCACACTAAAACACTTCTTTGAACGAGTCAAAACCTATAATGAAGAAAAATTCAAGTTCAAGGTCTACAAAGTAAGCATGAAAGATTGATTATGACTCATGAAGATAAACCATTAGTAAAGTTTATAAGATTACAAAATGGTGATGATATCATCGCCGATGTGAGTGAAACAGAAGATGGGGACGGTACAATATACACTCTCTTCCATCCTCTTAAGGTTGTTTACATGCCTGTTGATAACGAAGGATCGTTATCCGTGGCTTTCATACCTTGGGTGTTTTCTAAGATTGTAGATGAACAAGTTTTCATCCTTCATGACGAAGATATTCTTATCTATACAGACGTTGCTGAGAAGATGAATATATACTATTGGAATAATGTTGAACTCACTCTTAATAAACCTCATGTTGAAGAAGAAATTCAGAATGAAGAGATAGAGGATGATTATGAACCACCAGGAAAAAGGACTCTGCACTAATGGCAACTGAAACAAATCCGTATCTTACATTTGAAGATAAGGACCTAACAGACGACTTTGGGTTTTCATTTGGAAATGAGGATGATATTGTAGCAGAAGCTTTATCACCGGTATCTGATGAGATTAGCGATCTTAAGAATAGACTACAAGCCATTCGTAAGATTTATCTTCCTCTATTGCAGAACCTAGCAAAGAATGCCGATCAGCCCATTATCAAATGGCCGGATCGTGGTCCTGTGCTTAAGAAGCAGATAGACAAACTAACGATGCTTACCGATCCAGGGTTTACTGCTAAGTGAGTTGCTTCGCAACTGTCTCGCTTCGCTCGACGGTTGCATTTTCTTGGCTCGTTTATCTAGGTGGTTGGCTGCAATAGGCATTATACAAACATCAAAAAATCTTGTCAAGTAAAATCCACCCGATTGACAAAACTTTTTTATTATGATATACTCCTTGAAACTAACAAAAGGCTTACAGTATGGCGAAGAAAGCAAACCACTACGTTGATAATAAGAAGTTCTTAGAAGATATTGTTGAATATAAAAAGAAAGTTGAAATTGCTTCTTCTGAAGGACGAGAGAAACCTAGAGTTTCCGAGTATTGTGGTAAGTGTATTTGGCTTATCACCGAGAACCTCGCTCGTAAGCCTCGCTTCATGAATTATTCTTTCATCGACGAAATGAAGTCGGATGCACTAGAAAACTGTTTTCTTTACTTTGATAATTTCAACCCTGCCATCAGTCAGAATCCCTTTGCATACTTCACTCAAATCACAAACTTTGCTTTCCATAGACGTATTGCTAAGGAAGAAAAGAATCGCTATATAATGTATAAAAAGTTTCAAGAGTCTGTTCTAGATACCGCTGATGCTTCTCTTATGGTAGATGGTGACGACAATCATATGATTACGTCTACTATGTATGATAACTTGAATGAGTTCATTAAGAACTTTGAGAACAAAGAACGTCTTAAAAAAGAGAAGCGTAAGCAGGCGAAAGAAGGACTTGAAAAATTCGTGGAGAATGAAGATGAGCAAGGAACAGAATCAATTTGAGGTACCATTTCAGGTTCAAACATTGATTGAAACATTGAAGAACAAGCAAGAAAGAGTTCATATTCGTGGTAACTATCGTAGGAGGCTAGCAAGTATCAAGCAAGTTATTGATGAAGCACTTATCGACTATGATAGAGAAATGGGTGATGCTCCACCAAGGTTACACTTTCCAAAAGGTAAACGATAATGGACATTGATGATTTCGTAGCTGAGGTAGATAGAAATATAGAATGGTTCTGTGATAAAGTTGTAGAGCCAGTTCCTATTAATCCTAATGATAAAGAGAAGATCATGAGAAGGATGATTAGTCTCGGATGGCTTAGAGAGTCAGAACTTGAAACCTATAAAGTGGCTACCAAAAAAGATTGACGAGATCATTTTTCTAGTATATACTGTGAGTATGAATCTTTACATGGATATGAAGGAAAAGTTATGGCGCTGATCGCAATGCCTACAGATACACATGCTGGTGTTAGGAATGACAATCCTGCATTTCAGCAGTATCAAAAGAAGTGTTGGCAATGGTTCATTGATTACATTGATGCTAACAATATCAAGAATGTTATTCATCTTGGTGATATCTATGACCGCCGCAAGTATATCAACTTCATGTCTGCCAAACGACTTCGGGAAGATTTCCTTGAACCATTGGAGAGACGAGGTGTTGAAACTCACATCATTCAAGGAAATCATGATTCTTATTATAAAGACACCCACGAGGTCAACGCCCTAGACGAGATTATCGTGGGGCGTTATAAGCACATTAGAACTTATAGCACACCTACTCTTATCAATATTGATGGGCTTGATATCCAACTAATGCCTTGGATCACTGACTCTAATCGTCAGGAAGCCTATGAAGCAATCAAGAATCCTAAAGCACCTATTTGCATGGGACATCTTGAATTGAACGGTTTTACAATGCATAGAGGATTGATATCAGACCATGGACTTGATCGTAAACTTTTTGAAAATTTTGAGGCTGTTTATTCTGGCCACTATCACCATCGTTCTACAATTGGTAATATCACTTATATTGGCGCCCTTGGTGAATATACTTGGCACGATTATGGAGACCCTAGAGGGTTTAGTGTCCTGGATACTGAAAATAGAAGACTAGAGTTTATTCAGAATCCATCTAAAATGTTTAAGATAGCAAAGTATGATGATGTTGCTAACCCTAACATTGTAGAGAAGATTCAACAAACGGATTTCAGTAAGTATAAAAATTGCTATGTAAAAATTGTTGTCATAAACAAAAGCAACCCTTATGCTTTCGATCTTCTTTTCGATTCAATTTACAAAACAGGACCTTTAGATATTCAGATAGTCGAAGATCCGACCATCATGATAGACAATGAGGAAGATTCGGAAATTGATGAAGCGGAAGATACCGTTACCATTCTTAAAAAGTATATTGATGGGTTGACATTGCCATTAGAAAATGCTAAGATGAAAAAATTCATGATCGATGTGTATAATGAAGCCCTTCAAGTTGAAACAGTATAAGGATCTGTATTATGAAGAAAACGTTACCTATTATAATCTTTTTCGCTGTGGCCGTAGCCCTGTATTGGATGGCTATGCCAGGCGAACACAAACTAACAAATGAAATTAGTTATTCCGACTTTCTCGGTCAGGTTGAACGCAACAACGTTCATGATGTTTATGTAGCAGGAAATCAGCTAACAGGACACTTTAACGCAGACAACAGAGAGTTTAGAACTACCGTTGCTGGCCTTTCTTCTCTTCTACCTAAGTTAGAAGAACACAAGGTTAATATTACTGTTAAGGCTGATAACACAGAAGCATCATTCTGGACAAATCTACTTATTAATCTTCTACCAGTATTTCTATTCTTTGGTCTATGGGTGTGGCTATCTCGCCGTTCGGCCGGTGGTCCTGGTGGAATGATGGGTATGGGTAAGTCAAAAGCAAAACTGCTTACTGAGTCTTCTACACTAAAGACATTTGAAGATGTTGCTGGTGTTGATCAAGCAAAAGAAGACTTGCAGGAAGTTGTAGAGTTTTTACAAAATCCACAAAAGTTTGAACGTCTTGGTGGTAAAATTCCAAAGGGTGTATTGCTCGTTGGTCCTCCTGGCACAGGTAAAACTCTTCTAGCTAGGGCAGTTGCTGGTGAAGCAGGTGTTCCTTTCTTTAGTATTTCTGGATCAGACTTCGTAGAAATGTTTGTTGGTGTTGGTGCATCTAGAGTTAGAGATATGTTTGATCAAGCAAAGAAGAATGCACCTTGCATTGTCTTCATTGATGAGATTGACGCCGTTGGTCGATCAAGAGCTACAGGTATGGGTGGTAATGACGAACGTGATCAAACTCTAAACGCAATGCTAGTAGAAATGGACGGATTCAATGATAACGAAGGTGTTATCGTCATTGCTGCTACCAATCGTGTAGATGTTCTAGATAAAGCCCTAACTCGTCCAGGTCGTTTCGATAGACAGGTTCAAGTTCCTAATCCAGACTTTGTTGGTCGTGAGAAGATTCTAAAAGTTCACACACGCAAAGTTCCAATTGGACCTGATGTTGATATTAGAACTGTCGCAAAGGGAACACCTGGCTTTTCTGGCGCCGATCTAGCAAATCTTGTTAATGAGGCAGCATTGCTTGCCGCTCGCCGTTCAAAGCGGATTGTTACACTTCAAGAATTTGAAGATGCCCGTGATAAGATCATGATGGGCGCCGAACACAGAACGCTTCTTATGACTGATGATGAAAAGAAGATGACAGCATATCATGAAGGTGGTCATGCTCTCGTTTCTATCAACATGACTGGCTCGATCCCAATTCATAAGGCAACTATCATACCACGTGGACGAGCATTGGGTATGGTTCAATCAATTCCAGATCGTGACCAAATCTCACAGTCTTACGAAGAAATGATTGCTCAACTTGCTATGGCTATGGGTGGACGTGTAGCAGAAGAAATCATTTTTGGTGAACATAGAGTTACATCTGGCGCCGCAGGAGATATTCAGCAAGCAACTAAACTCGCAAGAGCAATGGTTACTCAGCTAGGTTTCTCACCACTTCTAGGACGTATGGCTTATACAGAACCAAATGCTGATGTATTTCATTCTGCTAAGATTGCCGAAGAGACACAAAAGATTGTCGATATGGAAATCAAGCGCCTCGTCGAGGAAGGATATACCATGGCAAAGAAGATTCTAACCGAAAAGAGAAAAGACCTTGACACACTAGCACAAGGTCTGCTAGAATATGAAACTCTAACAGGTCAAGAAATCAAGGATCTATTAGTAGGGAAGAAGCCAACAAGAGAATATTGATATGATTACATTCCATGTGATAAGATATAAAAACTTCCTATCATCTGGAAATGTGTTTACTGAAATTGAACTAGACTCCCATAAGAACACGTTGATTATGGGTCACAACGGCGCAGGGAAGTCAACAGTGCTTGACGCCCTGTGCTTTGTGCTTTTTGGTAAGCCATTTCGTAAGGTGAACAAAGGTAACGTAGTTAACTCAATTAACGGTAAGAACTGTGTGACCGAAATAGAGTTTACCATTAACAACCATCGATATAAAGTCATTCGTGGTGTCAAGCCTAATGTCTTTCAAATCTATATCGATGGTGTTATGATCAATCAAGATGCTGCGGCTAAAGATTATCAAGAGCATTTGGAGAAGAACATTCTTCGTATGAACTACAAATCTTTTACGCAGGTTGTCATTCTTGGTTCAGCATCGTTTGTTCCATTCATGCAGCTATCTGCAAACGATAGACGATCTGTGATTGAAGATTTGTTGGACATTCAAATCTTCACTGCTATGTCAACTGTTGTAAAAAACAAACTACAGGTCAATCGTGAGAACTTGGAACGTAATCGTGTTCAACTTTCTAGTAAGGTTGACAATAAGTCTTACATTGAAAGAACGCTTGCCTCTCTTAGAGCAAATAGCGAAGAGAAGTTGGCTGAATTGAAAAGTAAGGAAGCATCTTTATTAGATCAACTAAACACACAAAAGAGCATCGTTCTACAACATGAATCCGCTCTCGAAACTGTGTTAGATCAGAACATCGATTTGTCACCTCTAAAGTCCAAGCATTCAAAACTACTAGGTTTTCGTGCTAAGATGGAAGCCAATCGTGACAAGCATGTTAAAGATATTGACTTCTTTGCGGAAAGTGGTAATTGTCCAACCTGTCGTCAAGAAATCAACCCAGAGTTTGCTAAGAGCATGGTTGATGATGGTCATGCTAAAATTCATGAACTTAGTGAAGGACTAAATAAGGTTGAACAACAAATTGATTCTGTCTTATTAGAGATTGATGCCATTGAAAAAATCGTCGTCCAAATCAACAAACTTCGGTTGGAAGTTTCGTCTTCTAAGTCTTCCTATAACAATCTGCGTCATAATCTTTCACAAGTTGTGGAGCAGATTGAAAACTTCGCAACATCAGACAAAACTATCCAAGAGTCAGAACGACAACTCTCCGAGGTCGAACATGATCTTTCCACCCTCGAAGAAGAGAAGAAGACCTTTTTAGATGAGCGTCAATACATCGACCTGGCCAGCACACTCCTTAAAGACGGTGGCATTAAAACGAAGATCATCAAGCAGTATCTTCCTATTATCAACAAGCACATTAACAAGTATCTGGCGAAACTTGGTTTCTTCGTCAATTTCAATATCAACGAATCTTTCGAGGAAAGTATCAAGTCACGTTACAGAGACGAGTTTAGTTACCACAATTTCAGTGAAGGCGAGAAACTGCGAATTGACCTTGCGATTCTCCTAACATGGCGTCAGATTGCTAAACTTAAAAACTCGGTAAACGTCAACATCTTAGTGTTTGATGAAATCTTGGATAGAGCAATGGATACAACTGGTATTGACGAGTTCATTAAAATTATGTGGGAGATGGGAGACAAAGGAACCAATATCTTCGTTATCTCTCACAAGGATACCATGTTAGATCGTTTTCAAAGAATCCTTAAGTTTGAAAAGGTAAAAAACTTTTCTGTCTTGACAAAAGATGAATGATGCTCTATACTGGTCACCGTTAATAGGAGAAAACAAATGAATAGAGAAATCATCCGAGCAATGGCTAGAGCGGAGCGAATGATGGATAGTGGTGAGATTCCTTTTGTTTGGGCACCGAGCGCAAAAGGAATTATGGAGCGTTTGGCTTGCACCAGCGAGATTATGGTAGAGTTTGATCTGGTAAGTGGTCAGAGAGTCAACTCCATGATTCGTGAAGCCATTATCGATTTCAACATAAATAACATGCTAGATCGTCTATCAGATATTGGACTCGATCCTAACTTTGACTTTAGAAAAATGATGGAGGACAATGATGATGACAATACTTAATACTCCTTTTGGTTACTTCGTCTATAACCTAGACATTCTTTGGAATGGTTTATATCAGATGGGAAACGAAAGTGACGAAGCAAGTTGAATTTTATATTGAATGGGCATCTACCACAGTATTGATAGTAGGTGTAGCACTAACCGCATGGAATGTGCATCCACTAAATGTGTATGTGTCTATAATCGGTAATCTGGGATGGTTGGTCGTTGCTCTTATGTGGAGAAAGTGGTCAATCATCACAGTTCAGGTTGTTGTTGTTATGATATACCTTGTTGGTATGATTAGCAAAACATTAGCAGGAGTGTAACATGACAAGATATAACCACTGGTTTTGGAATAGTAGATTTGTTGATGGTATTGTGGGAGTAGTCGTATACCTTAACAATTATCTCTGGAGAAAGCAGTATGGAAAAAACTAATCCACACAAGACGCATCATTATTCACATGAACAGATTATCCTGACAGCATACACTCTAGATTTGCATAACGTTAAAACGAATCCTAAATATGATAACGTCCGTGAGATTCTAGAATCCTTTATGGTTGATCGTGTTAATGAAATTAAAGAACGGTGGAAATGACATTATTCAATGAAACAGCAGAAGACTATCTAAGCCTTATCGGCAATTGGGTTGACCCCAATCCCCCACCAGTAATAACAGAGCATGAAGGTTATCACGTTGTTCGGGATGACCTTCTTTCTGTTGGGTCTAAAGCAAGAGCAGGTGACTATCTGATTGGTCATGCACCTGAGTATGCAAACATACAAGAGTGGGTGTATGGATCATCACCTGCTACCGGATATGCACAAATCTCTCTCCCCTTTATTTGTAATCGCTATAACAAAAAAGCCGTGATCTTCATGGCAGAAAGATCAATGGATAAACTGCATGAATACCAACAACGAGGCATTGAACTTGGAGCAACTTATCATTGGGTACCTAATGGAATGCTTCCTGTTACCCAAAAGCGTGCAAAAGACTATGTTGCAGAATCACCTGACACAAGATCCCTCTTGCCGATTGGTGTTGAACATCCTACTTCTATTGCTTGTCTCATTCGTGTTGCTCGTTCTCTACCCATTTCTCCCCGAGAAGTATGGTCCGTAGGATCAAGCGGCACTCTCACAAGAGCATTGCAGCTAGCCTGGCCTGATGCAGAGGTTCATGTCGTCTCTGTAGGTCATACAATGACACCCAGAGAAATTGGGCGAGCAATCTATCACCGTTCGCCTTACAAGTTTGATAAGCCAGTGAAGAAAGAACATGTGACGCCATACCCTTCTGCACCTACCTATGACGCAAAAGTGTGGCATGTGATGAAAGAATATCACGGAGGACACTCCCGAAAAGACCCGTGTTTAGTATGGAATGTAGCAGGATGAAGATTTGTATAGCTCGACTTCGAAGTTCGGCAAACTATGTCGAACCTTTACACCACATTATGGATTCGTTCTTCGAATTGCTTAGAATGTATGTTAATAGGCATTCTGAGCATGAATGGTATTACTACAACTTTGGTTTTAACATGAAACCCAAGCGTGATATAGATGCTATCAAGAATGCGGACATTATCATCATTCCTTCTGAGGCAGAGTTTACATATTGGATCCCTGGGGCAATTCATACACTTGATCTTAAAAGATCAAATGAACATTTAGACCTGATCAAGCCTTTCATAAATGGTAAAAAAGTTATCATTCTACGTTCCGATAGACGAGATGATGAGGAACTGTATCGCACAAAAGTGTTTCCTGGACTCGATATCTCATATCAAACGATTGATGAATGTGACTTTGACGGCAACATTCACGGTATGAAGTATCACTTTATCAAGGATCAGACACGGTTGTTTGAGACTGACCGTTTCGTTGACTTTATCTATTGGGGATCAGACAAGCGTAAGACCGTTGATGGTAAACTATCAGGTGACCAACGACACACTATTCTAAAAGAGATTTATAAGAATAATATGAATGCCATTTTCATTGGACGCTTTCACGGTTTTAAGAGAGATGAGAAGTGGATGAAGATGATTGATCTTATTCCTTATCTACTATCCGCTAAATCGACTCTTTGCTTTAACTGGATGGACAACAAAGCAACAACGGCTAGGTATATTGAAGCGGTATCATGTGGTGTTTATCCGTTTGTCTGGCAAGATTATGACTCTTCTGATAACTTCGTTGCCAGTAATTGGCAACGGATAGGATCGTATCAAGAATATGTTGACAAATTTAATGAATTGAAGTATGATAGTAGTAACTCTAAGTTTGATGCTGTTAAAGAAAAATTGTTTGAACGTATCAAAACACCTAATCAGTATTACGAACAGTTTGAAGGAATGTTGAATGCAATGGTTCTATGAAAGAAACGATGAACTCCTAAACTCGCATGTCAATAAGACATTTGAGGAACTGTTATGGATGAATGAGGTTGAATTTCGTCAATGGGTGATCGACCTACGAAAAACCGTAGTCAATCTATGGGATAACAAAGGCATTCCTCCAAGAGTAGGATTTAATAAAGAAGGTATCATTGATAACTTTCAAAAGATGGTTGGCTTCCCTGTGCATGAGTTTGAGACAGTCGATCTTCGCACGGGTGAGAAAGATGTTATTCGTAATACCTCTATAGTAGGTAATGCTGTCAATCAGTGGTTCCCGACCATGATGAAGACAGGCATTTCATATTCGACAAAGGGTAAGTCTAAGTCGATCTATGACTATTTCGCCGATGACGCATATCTAGAAACCTTTATTACATATGCTTCAAGGCATTTCAAAAGAGACTCATTCTATCATCACTCAACACCAATCTCATTCGGAGATGTTGTTAAGATTGGTAACTCAACATTCTCTGTCGAATCATCCGAACAGTTTGTTGCTAAAATGGAAGAATTGAAATCTGATGAGTGGGACTATTGGTTTTGTCCTGTCAAAGAGGACAAGCAATACACTGGGTACTCTGCCACCTTGGGTAAAAAACAGAACGTTATTGTTGACTACACCTTTGCTATCAAGCAAGCAGAAAGAACCATCACAAATGTCAATCCTAATAGATCGATGAAATACAACATTCGGCTCTTTAAGCGTGGACAGAAAGTGTTCCCTATGGGTCTCAAATCATTCCGTGTGTCCTTCTGTCAGTATGCGGTCAACTTTCCACCTCTCACCGCTCGTTATCTTTATGAGCGTTTTACCGATCACATCAGGGATCAGGACCAGATCAATATATGGGATCCTTCCTCAGGATGGGCAGGCCGCATCGTTGGTGCTATGTCAGTGGATGATAAACGCAACATACATTACATAGGTACAGATCCTAACACCGATCATAACACCCATTCGGGTCGAACCAAATATCATGAAGTGGCCGATTTCTTCAATGAACAGGTTAGAGAATCTGGAAGTCTGTTCCCGAAGTCACACACATATGAAATTTTTCAGTGTGGATCTGAAATGGCACAGTTTCAACCAGGATTTCAGAAATATGAAGGTAAACTCGATCTAGTGTTTACCTCACCTCCTTATTTTGCTAAGGAAGTTTACTCTGATGATCCCGAACAATCTTGTCATAAGTTTTCTCAGTATGCAGATTGGGTTGATGGATTTCTAAGACCTACTCTAGAGACTGCCGTTAGATATTTGAGAAAGGATCGTTATCTTCTCTGGAATATTGCTGATGCTGCATTTGATAACAATCTTCTGCCTCTAGAAGAAGATTCTTGTAACATTTTAAAAGAACTAGGTATGGAGTATGTTACAACTCTAAAGATGGCACTTGCTCAGATGCCTGGTGGTAATCGAATGGTCGAAACAGGCGAGACAGTTACAATCAACCCACTAACCGGTGAGGAAGAGAGAGAAACAATCCTAGAAGGTAAAATGAAAAACTTTTGTCAGATTGAGAATAATGGTAAAAAGATCATGCTCAAATATGAACCGGTTTTCGTTTTCAGAAAGGTTAAGTAAAAGTGCAGTATTTCAATTTCAATAAACTTTGGGACTATTATTATATGTTTGAGGCTACTTGGATTTCTCTTGCGGTTTTCAGTGTAGTCTGGACACTTGCTTCACTATACTATTGGACTACTAAGGATCTCAGGCTGCGACATGTTGTCGCACCAAAAAACGACAAGGATTTGATTTAAGTCAAAGACATTTCGTTCCACCTGCGCTATACTCTTTCCATAGTCGCTGAAACGAAAGGAACTCAAATGTCGGATACGAATGCTGCCCTCCTCGCCCGTATTGCTGAGCTTGAGGCCGAAGTCACTAAGGCCAAGTCCAAGAAGCCTCTTACTCTTAAGGTCTCCCAGAAGGGTGCTGTATCTCTCTATGGTATGGGTCGCTTTCCTGTGACTCTTTATGGTTCCCAGTGGGAACAGATTCTCTCGGAAGCGGAAAAGATTAAGTCTTTTCTTGAAAAGAACAAGTCTCTCCTTGCTACTAAACAGTAACTTCTTGATTTCAAGAGGGGTTAACTACCCCTCTTTTTTTGCTTGCAATTCCTAAATCTTTCCCTTATAATCTTTACATACTCGTGAAACAAAGGTAAACATATGCAAACGGTAAACTCTAATTCTCTGCTTGCTAAACTGCTTGCTACTGAAAACATTACGGTTCAGCACCAGTCTGGTATCAAGACCGCTATGTTCGACCTAAAGAATCGTGTTCTCATGCTTCCCGTATGGCAGAACATCTCTACTGATCTGGAGCATTTGCTTATCGGTCATGAGACTGGTCATGCTATCGATACTCCTTCTGCCGAAGAGTATAAGACTGCTTATCAGGGTATTGCGAAGCGTATCTTTGGTGACGATGTTGATTCTCGTCTTATGCGAACCGTCGCTGGCTTTTTGAATGTTATCGAAGATGCCCGTATCGATAAGCGCCAGAAGCGCCGTTATCCTGGTCTTCGTAAAAACTATCTTCTTGGTTATCAGGAATTGATTGAACGTGACTTTTTCGGCACGAAGGGTCGTGATATCAATTCGATGAATTTCATCGACCGCTTGAATATCTATTTCAAGGGCGGTAATGTCAATCTATCTATTGAGTTTACTCCCGAAGAGCGGTCCTTTCTCAAAAAGGTTGAGAATCTTGAAAAGTTCGATGAAACTGTCGATGTTGTCGAACAGATTTATCGTTTCTGCAAGTCTCAGATTGAAAATGATATGCATATCGATATTGGTGTCGGTGATTCTGAGGAGGGTGAAGGTGATGATGGTTTTGATTGGGATAGCGATGGCGACTCTGCCGATGATTTCGATTCTAATGAAGGTTCCAAGTCCGACTCCGATGAGGGTGAAGGCGAGGGTAACGACGACGATTCGGAGGGTGGTGTAACCCGTGGTCAGGGTGATCTTGGTTCAAATGGTAATTCGTCTGGCTCTGGCGCTGGTGCCCAGGGTAAGGTAACGGACAATGTTCCCGAGTCACAGACCGATCGTGCTTGGGAAGAAAAGCGTGAAGAACTGGTGCAGAATGCCAATGTTGATTATGTTTATGTCAATATGCCTCAGTTCAATTATGCCAAGCATGTCCATGATTATAAAAGAGTCCTGAATGACTGGCGTAAAGAAATAACGAATGTTAATCCTCGTTATAGTCGCAGCCTGACTGTTGAGGTTTTCGAAAACGCCCGTCGTGAGTTTACCGAATGGCGTCAGAAAGAAAAGGAGACTATCTCTTTCCTCGTCAAGGAGTTTGAGCAGCGTAAGAGTGCCGAGATTTATTCTCGCATTCAAACTGCTAAGACTGGTATGATCGATACCAACAAACTCCATGCTTATAAGCACAGCGATGATATCTTCCGTCGTCTGTCTGTTATCCCTGAGGGTAAGAACCATGGCTTTGTCATGTTTCTTGATTGGTCAGGATCAATGGACTATAATCTTCGACACACCATGTCGCAGCTCTTTACTCTGGTTCTCTTCTGCAAGCAGATTCAAGTGCCGTTTGAAGTGTATGCGTTCAAGGATTCCGACGATGATTATGATCCTAAGTCTCCGTGGGATCACAGCAGTGTCGAAAATAGCATGGCATTTGGTTATCTCACTATGCGTCAGTTCCTTTCATCTAAGATGAATCTTACTGAATTGAATGACGCTATGGCTTTTCTCTGGGCTATGGGTAATGGTCATCGTCTCAACTGTGAAGGTCTCTCTGGCACGCCTTTGAATGAGGCAATTTATGTTGCACCTAAGATCATCAATGATTTCCGTGCAAAGTATAAGCTGGAGGTTGTCAATACCATTATTCTCACTGACGGTGAGTCGAATGTTTGTTCTGGTCTTGTGCATGATACGACGAAAAATTCGCTTCGTAAAAAGCAGTTTTATTACAATGACAAGGAGACTGGTAAAACTTATGAGATCGATCCTCGTGGTTGGGGTCCGTCTAATCGTGCTACCAACACTGTCCAGTATCTTCGTTTGCTCAAGGAGAAGACGAACTGTAATCTAATCGGTTTCTTTCTTTTCGCTGAATCTTGGGGAACTTTCACCCGTCGTTTTGGTGTTGAAGGCAACTATGATTATCTCCAGAAGGTCTCCAAGTTCTGGAAGGAGAACAAGTTCTATCCTGTCAAGAGTGAAGGATACGATGATTATTATGTGATCGATTCTAGGGCTCTTAGATTCGAAGATAATAATCTGGAAATCGATACCAACAAGTCTACCAAGCATATGGCCAAAGCGTTCTCCAAGTTCGCCGCTAGAAAGGCTGTCAACCGTGTCCTTCTTCGCAATTTCATTGACCACGTCACTGGGAAAGCAAAGAAGGTAGCGTAGAAAAAACAATAGGTTACGGGGGTCTTGACAACCCCCGTTTCCTCTGCTATAATATGTCATAATTTGAAATCGTGAAAGGAAAACATCGTATGGCTAAGTCTTCTTCCGTTAACCGCACCGAGTTCCTTGACAAGGTGCGTTTTGAATTTGGTGCTGTCCGTGAAGTGTCCCGTGCCCAAATCAAGAGTGTTGTCGAAAAATATAATTTGTCCTGGCCTCACTGGTTCTTGAACGACGCTTCCCGCCGTGTGGGTCGTGGTCTGTATGCTATTCCCGAGCATGGTGCTGCCGTTAATGTTGCTATGGCACCCGCTGTCACTAAGGTCAAGGCTCCTAAGAAGACTGCTACCAATAAGGTCGCTCCTGCGAATATTCAGTCGGATATTCCTGTTGTCGATAGCGTAGTGGCTATGGCTCCGACCGTTGCTATGTCTGCTCCTTCCACTTCTACTTCAAGTGAAGTGTCGCTGGTTCCTTCTAAGGCTTCTGGCTACGTTCCGTTCGGTAACTTTGCCGACGTTCGTGCTATTATCAAGTCCAAGAAGTTTTATCCGGCTTATATCACTGGTCTTTCTGGTAACGGTAAGACGATGATGATTGAACAGGTTTGCGCTGCGGAAAAGCGTGAGTGTGTTCGTGTCAATGTTACTATTGAGACTGACGAAGACGATTTGATCGGTGGTTTCCGCCTTGTTGATGGTCATACTGTCTGGCAGGACGGTCCTGTTATTATCGCTATGCAGCGTGGTGCAATTCTTCTGCTTGACGAGGTTGACCTCGGTTCTAACAAGCTGATGTGTTTGCAGCCTGTCCTTGAGGGCAAGTCGGTGTTTCTCAAAAAGATCAATCGACTGGTTACTCCTGAGTCTGGTTTCAATGTCATTGCGACCGCTAACACTAAGGGTAAGGGTTCTGACGACGGTCGCTTCATCGGCACCAATGTTATGAACGAAGCCTTTCTGGAGCGTTTCTCTATTACAATGGAGCAGGAGTATCCGCCGGTCAAGACCGAGACTAAGATTCTAAAGAATGTTCTCGGTGCTTCTGGTATTGATGCTGGTGACTTTGTTGATAAGCTGGTGACCTGGGCTGATGTTATTCGCAAGTCCTTTTATGAAGGTGCTTTGTCCGAAATCATCTCCACTCGTCGTCTGGTTCATATCTGCGAGGCATATGCCATTTTCAATCAGAATCGTGCCAAGTCGATTGAGCTGTGTCTGAATCGCTTTGATATCGATACTAAGAACGCTTTTATGGAACTGTATAAGAAGGTTGACGAAACAATCGATCCGACTGTCGCTCCTGCTACCGAAGAGCAGAAGGTTGTTGGAGAAGAGATCGCTTTCTGAAATAAAGATTATACAGTCAAAAGGATCAACGGTGAAGATTGGATACTCGATAAGTTTGGGTATCCAATCTTTCCTCTAATCGATTGGTCCAAAGTCTAAATGAATACCCGTGTATAATAACTTTGATGCTGCTGGTTATACACGGGCCTTTCCTTTCACGACCAGCAGCATCAATAAAACACGAATGGAGAATTATATAATGGCTACACCTCGCAAGTCTCAGATTGAGAAGATTGAAACTGTTCTCGCCCGTTATAACACTGGCGCCGGCGTTACCGCCGACAAGATTGCTTCGATGGCCCGTGTTCCTCGTGATAATGTTGCAAAGCGAGTTTACGACCTTCGTGAGTGGGGTTATACGATCTACACTAATTATCGCAATGTAAAGGGTAAGCGCACCGCATTCTATCGCCTTGCTGACGGATAATTTCTAAAAACTTTACTATATAATAGCGTGGGGACTTTTGTCCCTGCGCTATTCGCTTATGGAGAACAATATGGAAATAAAAATTTCAAGTGATGAATTGAGACAAAAGAAAATCTTTGTCGCTACACCATGTTACGGTGGACAGTGCTTCGGCCTTTATGCAAAGGCTTGCCTCGATCTACAGGCAACCTGTATTCAGTATGGTATCGAATGCCGCTTCTCATTTATCTTTAATGAATCTCTAATCACCCGTGCTAGAAACTACCTTGTTGATGAGTTTCTTCGTTCGGGATGCACACATCTTCTATTCATTGACTCAGACATTCAATACAACCCTCAGGACATCCTTGCTCTCCTAGCTCTTGATCTTGACATTGCTGGTGGACCATATCCAAAGAAGTCTATTAACTGGAGCAACATCTGTAACGCAGTTACTCGTAACTCCATCAAGACAAATGAAGGTATCAAGTTGAAGGAAGGTTTTAATCCTGGTGAACTAGATGGAGTAACAGGTGACTTTGTATTCAACCCAGTCCCAGGCACAACATCATTCAAGATCAGCGAACCTGTAGAGGTTATGGAAATCGGCACAGGTTTCATGATGGTCAAGCGTGAAGTGTTTGATAAGTATGCCGAAGAGTTTCCACACCTTCATTATAAGCCAGACCATGTTGGTCAGGCAAACTTTGATGGTTCACGATACATTCATGCTTACTTTGATACCGTGATCGACCCACAGTCACATCGTTATCTGTCAGAAGATTATATGTTCTGTCAGAATGCACGAGCAATTGGACTTAAGGTTTGGTTGTGTCCTTGGATGAAAACCACTCACGTTGGAACCTACGGGTTCCAAGGAGACCTCCCCGCAGTTGCAAGTTTGTCAGGAAACTTAAGATGATTATTGGGATTGTCGGATACATTGGGTCCGGCAAAAGCACCGTGGCTGATGTTCTCGTAAGGGAACATCAGTATCACAAGTTTGCATTTGCCGATGCTTTGAAAGATGCCGTTGCCACAATCTTTATGTGGCCTCGGGGTCTTCTAGAAGGTGACTCGAATGCCTCAAGGACCTTTCGTGAGAAGGTTGATCCTTGGTGGTCAAATAAGATGGGATACGAGGTAACCCCTCGTCTTATTCTACAGCGTATGGGAACAGAGGCATGTCGCCATGGCATCGCAGATAACATCTGGATTGCTGCATTAGAGAAACGCATGATGGGATATGAAGATGTTGTTATCTCTGATTGTAGATTCCCGAATGAGATCGAGTTTATCCGGAGTGTCGGCGGTAAGATAGTTTGGGTGCGTCGAGACCCTTCACCCACTGAGGAAGAACTTTCTAAGATGCATGTGTCGGAAACTGCATGGAGGAAAGAGCCAGTTGACTTCATCATTCATAACGAAGGAACAATTGAGGACCTAAAGAAGTCAGTCGAAATATTCTTGACTGTCGAACATAAATCGCATATAATGAAACAATCTTGAAAAGGAGTATAGGATGCAACTTAGTGAAAAAACTCTATCGGTACTTAAGAATTTTGCCTCTATCAACAGCGGCGCAGTCCTCAATAAAGGAAGAATACAGCGAACTATTTCTCCTGAAAAGTCCATTCTGGTCGAAGCAACTCTGGGTGACGATATTCCAACTCAGTTCGGCATCTATGATCTGAATCAGTTTCTAGGTATTCTGACGACTCTAAAGAACCCAGAAATCTCATTCAATGGCGAGACCGTAACACTAAATGACGGCGAACTCGTCATTAGTTATCGTGCATGTTCACCAAACCTTATCATCACCCCTCCAGATAAGGAACTTGTTCTCAAGGATATCACCACAAGTTTCTCTCTACCTAATGCAACCTCAGCAAAGCTAATCAAGGTCGCATCAATGATTAACCTACCAAATCTATCTGTCATTGGCAAGGACGGCGAGTTGCTTCTTAAGATTCATGAGAAGTCTAATGATACGTCTAATGACGGTGTGCAGAAGATCGGTGATTATGCTGGCAAGGACTTCACTGCCACGTTTAAGACTGATAATCTCAAGCTTCTTCCTGATGATTATACCGTAGAGGTTCAGGCGGGTGCATTTGCCAAGTTTGAAAACACATCAGGTAATCTAAAGTATTGGATCGCTTTGGAGTCGAAGTGATGTTTAGAGATTATGAGGGAAACATTCTGTGGGCGGAAGTCTCATTTGCCGCTTACATTGTCAGCACTATACTTTTTGTGATAGTGTTTCTTTACTGGGCTATCACAGATTCAAACGAATGGATGGCCCATCGTAAAGCATTCAAAGAATCGTGCATTGATGCTGGTGGATATGCTGTCGAACCTTTCGACTATGTGAAAGGACATGGTGATGGATTTCTTTGCATCAATCCTTCTGCAATCATTCAACTAAAAGATGGAGTAAAGTGAAATGGGTATGATCGGTCACAATAGCGCAACCACTTCTGTCGAGGCTCTATCACCAGAAGATAAAAAGGTTCTTCGTAAGGCAATCATGGAACTAAATGACTCCATGACTCGTGTTGGTGCAGAGCGAGATTTACAGAAAGAGATTATCGGTGAGACATTCGATAAGTTGGGTGTGGATAAGCGAATGATTCGTCGTCTCGCTAAGGTTTACTTCAAGGCAAACTACAATGATGAGGTCGAAGAGAACAATCAGTTTGAAACTTTCTATGATGAGGTTCTAAGAAAGACCGCACCATGATTGAACTAGCATTTGAAATTGTAGGGGCAGCCAATCTTATGGCTGCTCTCGTTTTCTGGTCATTAGACCATGACGACATTATGCACTGGTTGTTTTTCCTGCTAGTGTCTGTTATAATGTATATGAATGCAATTCGTTATGGAAAGGATGACAATGAGTGAAGACTTCCTCTGGGTCGAACGCTACAGACCTCATAAGATTGAGGACTGTATTCTCCCCGATCGGATAAAGAAAGCGTTTCAAGAGTATGTGAACAATGGTGAGATTCCAAATCTTCTATTGTCAGGTCCTGCTGGCTGCGGTAAGACGACCGCAGCCATGGCCATGTGTGACGAGATTGGTTGTAACTACCTCTTTATCAATTCATCTGAGGAACGTGGTATCGATGTTCTAAGAACGAAGGTCGTTGGATATGCGTCAACTGTATCTCTGACTGGCGGACGTAAGGTTATCATTCTAGACGAGGCCGACGGTCTAACACCTGACACTCAAGATGCCTTAAGAGGTGTTATCGAAAAGTTTTCTTCTAACTGTTCATTCATCTTCACTTGTAATTTCAAAGCGAAGATCAAAGACGCTATTCATTCTCGTTGTTCTGTTGTGGACTTTACGCTCAAGAACAACGAGAAGCCTCAAATGGCTGGCAGAATGTTCAAGCGTCTGGAACAGATCGTTTCAAAAGAGGGTGTGGAATATGACAAGCAAGTCCTCGCAAAGGTCGTTGAAAAGTATTTTCCGGATTATCGCAGAACTCTTAATGAGTTACAACGGTATTCTGTTTCTGGAGGCATTGATTCTGGTCTTGTTTCTCAACTTGATAGCGTTCGCAGCCTCAATGAACTAATCAAGTCTATCAAAGATAAAGACTTCACTGCCATGCGTAAATGGGTTGTGTTAAATTCTGACATCGATCCTACTCGCATCTATCGTTCTGTTTATGATAACCTGTATGAGTATCTGAAACCAGAGACAATCCCTGTTGCGGTTGTTACACTGGCAAAGTATCAGTATCAGTCGGCATTTGTTGCCGATCAAGAATTGAATCTTGTTGCTTGCCTCACTGAGATTATGATCGAATGTGAAGTGAAATAATGCTTGACATTCCTAAGTCAATATAGTAGTATATACATACTGTCGATTTCGACAGTGGGAAGGAAGTGAAGTGCTTCCTTCCCATTTCTTGTAACCGAAGAGGAAGAAATACCGTGCTACAGAATGTATCCCAACAGATTGAGTCTAATGTTCGTGCTTTCACCGTTGGTGAAATCTATGCAATGCACCACAATAAGGAGTTTTTCTATGATCGGGAAAAGCTTCAGCGACTTCTAATTGAATGGATTGATTGGAAGAAGGCGTCCTATTTGACGTTTCTTTTCAATGGCGGATCATGTAAGGATCTATTTCAGATTGCAGAAATTGATCCTATCATTGAAAGTCTCCGCAGTCGTTTGACTCGTAACGAACCAAACTACGAGTTTATCAAGGACAATCTCGAATACTTTGAGAACATTTCAAATCAGGGTTTTAAGTATCTTGTCCTTGACGGTCAGCATCGTATTGATACGATTGCTCGGTACTTTGAAGACCGTATTAACTTCAAGCCTCTCTCCCTTATCGAACTAAAGAACCCAGAAGAGTCCGGTAGCATTTACGTTAAGGGTCTTTTCTCTAAGATGCCAGAAGAGGCACAGGAATATCTTCGTGATATTCCTGTGGTTGTTACAACCTATCGGACTGGTGATCTTCGTGAGTTGGCACAGGTGTTCATTACGTCTAATGACATGATGCCTATGACCAATCATGAGCGCCGTATTCTCAATTACAATCCAATCAATCGATGGATCATCGATCTTTGCCGTGATGATATGAACCTTCGTTGGACTCTATCAAAAGTTAAGCAGATGTCCGGAGAGTATAGTTTGGATCATAAGGGTGATACTCTGTTCGTTGCCGAAATGCTTCGCTATATCAACTGCAACACCTACGAAGGATATAATGAACGTGATCTTAATGCGTTCATGGGTTCGTATCCTGATCCTCAGATGAATATCGTTATCTCTTCTAAAGATAAGGAACTAACCGCAAAGATTCTTCGTATTATGGCAGATGGTTGCGTTGCCTACGGCGAGAGCAAGCTAAAAAAGTTTAGTCGTTCTTCCCTATACAACATGTTCTATACTATCTCCTTCTTGCTACAGAAGGGTAATAACTGGAGTAAGCCTATTGGTATTGATGGTCAATATACTATCAAGAATGCTAGTGCATTTGCAAAGTGGTTCCTTGATAAAGAACATGCTCGCCTGAATGCTACGGGTACCTACTCTTTCTTCACTTCTCCCTCTTCTAAGAAGCAAAAGAAGTCTGCTCATGAATGGTCATTCAATAAGCATAACGGTGACCAGAAGCATTCTTCTAAGGAGTCTGTAACAGGTGAAGGTGGTTCACGTTATACATTCACTGATTGGGCACGTGTTCGTTATATCCTTGCAGACCTCAAGGAAGACTTGACGAATCTAGAGAATGCCGCTATCATTGCTAAAGTTGGTAGCCGCTCAGGTGTGTCAAGGGATGAGGCTCTTGTTGAAGCTGGTGTTCCACTTTCAGAGTCACACAAGTATGAAGTGAATGAAATCGTCCCTGTTGCCCGTGGCGGACATCGTATTAAGGGCAACTATGAAGTTATTGAGACGGGAAAGAATCGTATGCAAAGTGCCCGTCCTAATCCTAAAGAGGTAGTGAATGGTTGATCTTTTTAAAGATATAATACCAAGCATCCTCCAGCACAAAACTCCTGTGCTGGAGGAGGACAAACAGTATAATGCTTTCATAGTGAACCGGGCAATCTCGTTTCACTATGATTGCATTTTGCAAGCTAATGAAATGAATAGGTTTCCTAATCTACCTGGTACCATGCAATACCATTATCTACTAAATAGCATCAGAGGCTATAAACGCCCTTTTAGAAAATGGGAGAAGCGTGAAACCATTGAAAACCTGGATGCTGTGAAAGAGTATTACAAATACTCTAACGAAAAGGCAAAAGAGGCTTTGGTTTTGTTGACTGCTACCCAGTTGGAAGAAATAAGAAAAAGATTAGATAAAGGTGGCACAAATGACAGCAAACCTAGAAGACTTCGTGGAAGTAAAACTTCCTGATCCTCAAGCCTTCTTAAAAGTGAAAGAGACATTAACGAGAATCGGTGTTGCATCTAAGAAAGATAAAACACTATATCAGTCTTGTCATATATTACATAAGCAAGGTCGTTATTATCTTGTTCACTTCAAAGAGATGTTCATGCTTGATGGTAAAGCAACAGACTTCTCAGAAGAAGATCGTGGACGTAGAAACACAATTGCTAATCTATTAGCAGAATGGGAACTTGTTACTCTAGTCGATTCAAACAAGAGTAACGAACCATTAACTCCTCTAAACAGAATCAAGATCATTTCATATACAGAAAAACCAGAGTGGAACTTGGTTGCTAAGTATTCACTAGGCAAGAAGAGACACACAGAAGACGATTAAGAAAGTGAGTTTGTTATGACAACATTGAAAGTTTGGAAAACACATCCTGCAAATCAAGTTCCTAGAAAAGCAACCGTAGGTTCAGCTTGCTTTGATTTACAGTTTCAGTCTCATGGTAAGAGAGAATATAAAGGTTTCTCTCGTATGAATAAATCATTTACTCGTCCTCTGAATGGTATGATTGTTATTCAGCCTGGTGATCGTATCATGGTTCCAACAGGTCTAATCATGGACATTCCCCAGGGTTATTCAGTTCGTGTTCATGCACGGTCAGGACTATCATTAAAGCAGGGTCTTGTTCTCGCTAACGCCGAGGGTGTTATCGATTCGGATTATGTTGAAGAACTGATGGTGCTTATCTGGAATATTTCAGATAATGCTATCAAGATCACCAATGGTGATCGAATTGCTCAGGCAGAACTAATCAAAGATGCCGAGTATGAAATCAATGAGACTGTATGGCGACCTCTGCCTAAGACAAGTCGTATCGGTGGTATGGGTTCTACTGGAGTGTCTGAAATAGTAGACGGAACTATCACCCTAAATATTACAGAACCTAAAATTCCAGATTTTGTAAAACAAGAACCTCCAAAGCGAGGAAGAGGAAGACCGAAAAAGAATGGCACCACCTCATAGGGTAGGAGATAAAAGAGCCTGCGGTGCTGTAACTGTAGGCACTGGTTTAAATACAAAAGTTATGATAGAAAACCAATTGGCCGCTGTTCAAGGTGACGTTAATAGTCACAACATGCTTGGTCAATTGGTTTCTGTTGCTTCCGGTATGGCAGGCAAACAGATTATGGTGCAAGGCATTCCTATGATCGTCGCTATGATTGATCAGTCTGCGCCCGACGTTATGGGTATGATTCCCCACGTTCAAAATTTTCCCACACCAATGACAGGCGCAACTAAAGTCCAGGCATATGGAATGCTCGGTGGTTTTGGTGGCGGCCTGGGTTCTATTCTACAAGGTTTTGGTAATCTGAGCATAGGTGAGATTGTAAGTGTAGCTGGCCAGGTTGTAGGACAGATTCACAACTTCACAAACGTAGGTGGAAACAACGGTCTTCTTATTTTAAAGAATATACAAGGTGCTGGTTTAGGATCCCTGTCTGGACAAGTATTGACTGGTCAGACATCAAACAATAAATTTATTATGTCCAATTACACAACAACCTTAGATCCATCAAACTTGATTTATGTTTACGACGAAAATGGTAATCCTGTTGTTGAAGAATCAGGAGATAGAGTAACGCTATGAGTAATGTCATAAGCAACGTAAGTATTGCTAATCTAACTTCAACATGGACCGAAGATACTAGAGTTTACACTGGATTAGGTTTGAGTGTCACCGCTACAAATTATGACCCGGCCTCAAAAGTTTTCAAACTTATGGTCAATGGTAATACCATATTCAGTGTCGATGCGGCAGGAACACTAACTGCACCTGCTATCTCTGTTGCAAATGCTATCGTTGATATATCAGCACCGTTTAACAAAGCAAATGCTGCATATCTTGTGGCTAATTCGGCAGCAAACAATACGAATGCTGTATATGACGTAGTAAACGTAGTCTATACAGTTACTAACTCCTCATACACTGTTACTAATGCATCTTTTGGTGTTGCTAACGCATCATTCGGATTTGCTAATGGGTTAACGACAATCATAACTGCATCTTTTTCAAAAGCGAATGTTGCTTATGATTTAGCAGTTGCTTCTTTCAACTCTTCTAATAATGTTCATAACAGTGCAAATGCCGCCGGTGTCATTGCTAACGCCGCCTTTAACAAAGCAAATAATGTTGTTATCTCTGTCGATTTTTCACCTGTATTTAATACGGCAAATGCCGCATTTGATAAAGCCAACTCAGGATACACATTAGCAGCCAGTGCTTATGATTTGGCATTCTACGCTGGTACCGCTACTAACACAACAGCAGCATTTGCAAAAGCCAATGCAGCAAATTCTCTTGCTCATGAAACAGGTATAGCAGCCAATAACTATGCTGGTGCCATGGCAAATGCTGCTAATGGATTTGCTTCATCTATTGTTGCAGCCAACTTAATAACTGCTAGAGCATACACCAATAGTGCTACCATATCAGCGAATAACTATGCTGGTTTCATGGCTAATAGCGGTAACTTGTATACCGAGTCCATTGTTGCATCTAATCTAACAACTGCCAGAGCATATACTAATAGTGCTACAGTGGCAGCCAATAACTATGCCGGTGCTATGGCTAATGCTGTGAATGTTAGTTTAACATCATCAATAACAACTCTAAGACAGTATGTTAATACATCTACAGTAGCGGCAAATGCATACTCCGGATTTATGTCTAATGCAGTAAACTCATATACTGTTGCGACATATTCAACCATAACATTTACCGAAGCGGCATTTGATAAAGCAAATGATGCTTATTCATTGGTTCAGATTCTAAGCGGTAACTCATCAGCAAACATCGCCAATCTACAAAACAATTTGAGTCTCATCAATGCTGTATATGACGTAACTAACGCTGCCTTTAACAAAGCAAACTCAGCGAACGTATTTGCTTTTAACACAGATATCAAAACGATTGCAGCATTTGAAAAAGCAAACACTTTAGAAATTTCTGCAAACGCATATGCTGGTGTTATGGCCAATAGCAGCAACGGATATGCTGGTGTGATGGCTAACTCTGCCAATGGATATGCTGAATCCATTGTAGCATCAAACCTAACAACTGCTAGAGCATATACTAATAGTGCTACTATATCTGCTAATAACCGTGCAGGTGTAATGGTGAATAGTGCTAATGGATATGCTGAATCGATTGTAGCATCTAATCTAGTAACCTCTAGAGCATACACCAATAGTGCTACTATATCTGCTAACGTATATGCCGGTGTTATGTCTAACAGTAGCAACGGATATGCTGAATCGATTGTAGCAGCTAATTTAGTTATTTCTAGAGAATATACTAATACATCTACGGCGGCGGCCAATAATCGTGCAGGTTTCATGGCGAATAGTGCAAACGCCATCGCCGCATCTATTGTTGCAGCCAACTTAATAACTGCTAGAGCATACACCAATAGTGCTACAGTAGCAGCGAACAATTATGCCGGTGTAATGGCAAATGCTGCTAATGCTAATATAGAATCCACGGTTGCGGCCGCAAGATTGTATGTTAACACATCTACCGAAGCAGCAAATAACTATTCTGGATTTATGGCTAATAGTGCCAACGGTATTGCTGCTACTATAGTGGCTGCCAATCTAGTTATTGCTAGAGAATACACTAACGTCTCGGTAATAGCATCCAATAACTATGCTGGTGTAATGGCAAATTCTGTTAATGGTGCATTTGCTACTGCCGACTCTGGTGTTAGAGGATACGTTAATACATCGGTAATAGCAGCCAACAACTATTCTGGATTTATGGCTAACTCAGGTAATTCTTGGGCGTCTGCCACATTTGCTACAATCACTACTGTTGCTTTCAACGCCACTTCTGCAAATAACTATGCAGGTGTTATGGCTAACTCATCCAATGGTTATGCGGCCGCTACATATGCTACACAGTCTTTGGTATCAACAGGACTAACATCAGCTAACAACTATTCCGGATTTATGGCTAACTCAGGTAATTCCTGGGTATCTGCTACATTTGCTACTCAAACAACGTTAGCAACAGGACTAACATCAGCCAACAACTATGCTGGTGCCATGGCAAATGCTGCTAATGCCTATGCTCTTTCTCTTGGAGGGGGTGCAAGTGTAATATCAGCAAACAATTATGCCGGTGTAATGGCAAATGCTGCTAATGCTTATGCAGCAACAGTAGGTATATCCGCAAATAACTATGCGGGTGTTATGGCAAATTCTGCTAATGCCTATGCTTCATCACTAAGCCCAGACTTGACGGCTGCAAATAACTATGCCGGTGCTATGGCTAACTCTGCCAATGGATATGCTGGTGTGATGGCAAATGCTGCTAATGGTATTGCCGCATCCATTGTTGCTGCTAACTTAGTAACCTCTAGAGCATATACTAACACATCTACTGCGGCATCTAATAACTATGCTGGTGTGATGGCAAATTCTGCTAATGGTATTGCCGCATCTATTGTAGCATCCAACTTAGTAATATCCAGAGATTATACCAATACATCCACCACAGCAGCCAATAACTATTCTGGTTTTATGTCCAATAGTGCCAATGGATATGCCGAATCGATTGTAGCATCCAATCTTGTTACATCAAGAGCATACACTAACACATCTACCACAGCAGCCAATAACTATGCAGGAGTTATGGCAAATGCATCTAATAGTATAGCAAGCACGATTGTAGCAGCTAATTTGACTACAGCTAGATCATATACTGATACATCAACCACAGCAGCAAATAACCGTGCAGGATTTATGGCTAACTCTGCCAATGGATATGCCGAATCGATTGTAGCATCTAATCTAGTAACCTCTAGAGCATATACTAACACATCTACCACAGCAGCAAATAACTATGCAGGAGTTATGGCAAATAGTGCCAACAGCCGTGCTGATACAAAAGTTGCCACAGTTACAGGTTCATCAGGAAGAATAACATCAACCGGTGGAACAACACCTGTTATTGATCTTGCTTCTGGCGTTATTGCTGACACAAACCCAAGAACCGGTGGTATCTCCTCCATTACAGTTGATACTTATGGTCGTGTAACATCTGTAACAGGATCTGCCGGTTATACAACTGGATCCGGATATCTACCACTATCCGGTGGAACAATGACCGGAACACTAACATTAGCCGGACAGGTGTGGAGTGGTAATATCACATGGAACAATAATATCAATATTGGTATTTCTGGTGAATCATCATTCGACGTTGGAACAGGCGGCCAGTGGGGTGTTTGGGATACAGGATCATCTAACTTTTGGATGCGTACCAACTACAACGATCATTTACGTCTAGTTGAGAATGGTAAGAATGTTTATGTGTATGGAGGAAGACTTTATACAGATACATCACAAACATATATTCATTCAGGAAGTATTGGATCTTATGCAACTACTGGTGTCGCTGCTGGAACAGGATTGACTGGAGGTGGCACTACAGGTTCATTAACACTAGCTTTATCTACTGTCGGCGCCGGCCAGGCCACTTATTCTTCTGGTATCTCTGCAATCACAGTTGATGCTTATGGTAGAGTAACAGGTGTAACTGGATCAGCCAACTATCTGCCACTGTCTGGAGGAACTCTAACAGGGCGTGTTATTCAGTCTGCTTCTGGATTTGGTGTTGCGTATGATGACACTATTAACAATAGAGTAGATTCTGGTTTCTGGGAAACAGCATATGCTACAACTGCAAATGGATGGCCAGAAACAACATCCACATGGTATCATCTACTAGCATCTACACATAGTAATCTTTCAAACTATTTCTCTATGCAGTTCGCTGGTAGTTTCTTTGATTCTAATGCATTGTATTATAGAGCAACAAATGGTTCAGGAACTACAGCATGGAATAAAATTTGGCATGCCGGTAACGATGGTGCTGCATCAGGACTAGATGCTGACTTACTTGACGGTCAACAAGGTTCATATTATCTAAACGTCGGAAATATGAACGCAGGAACACTGGCAGTCATAAGAGGTGGTACCGGTGTCTCAACAAGCACTGGTTCTGGTAGCGTTGTTCTTTCTAATAGTCCTACATTGGTTACACCAATTCTAGGAACACCTACAAGTGGCAACCTATCAAACTGTACCTTCCCAACTCTTAATCAGAACACAACTGGTTCTGCCGGGTCTGTTACAGCAACAGTAACGGGAACCACCGGAACTAATTTAGTTTCTGGATTTATGGCAGATAATGATTCTTGTAGAATTAGAATAGGAGCAGATGCTACTGACGCAGGATGGTTAGAAATAGCGACGGCCGACAATGGAACCGAACCAATCTATTTCAGACAATACACAGGGGCATTTGCTACTGTTACTAGAACATTAACACTACTAGATGGTAGTGGTAATACTACGATACCTGGCAATTTAACTCTATCACCTGCTAATCCAACTATTACATCAGGATCATCCTATATCACAATTCCAAATGGTCTATATGTATCTGGCGGTACACCATACTTCCAGAATCAAATACAAGCAAGAGGTGGAATTTACAATGACACAGGTGTAACACTAACTCTAGCAGGTGGTACCGGAGGTTATACAACTGTTACTGGTTCTTGTAGATCGCCTATCTTCTATAAGTCAGATGACGTTGCGGTCCGTTGGACAGGAAATGATTTTGTTCTAAGAGGCATATCACCAACAATCTACTTGCGTGATAATGACGGATCATCCAATTCTGCAATGATTCATGTTAATGGTAATACATTCTATGTTCTTAGAGGAACAGGTGATACAGAAACATGGTCGCAAGTAAACGGTCAGTGGCCTCTTGTCATTAACTTGAATACCAATGGTATGACAGCAGGTGGCACTCTTAACACTGTTGGTAATATCACCGCACCTAATGTATATGCATCAAGATATTACGATAATGATGATGCTGCATATTATATTGATCCTGCTGCCACATCTATTGTCAATCAGGTTAATTATGCTCTATTAAGTGGACAGAACGTAAACACTAGAGATAAAGTTCGTGTGTGGAGCTCGTCTTCTTACACTATTGGTATGACTTCTCCATTCACATTTGGTGCTATAGCTAATGACTATGCTATGACTTTCCAAATGAACAATGCAAGCACCAGAGGTTTCTGGTGGGGTGATGAAGTTCATACTAGTGCCCAGGGCGCCATGTCTCTTTCTACAGATGGTAAACTAACCGTTGCCCATAGTATTCGTGCTGGTTATGGAGAAGGTGATACAACTGTTCCTGGAGCAACATATCGACTAGACATTTCTGGTATCGGACACGCTTCTACAGATTTCCGAGCACCATCTTTCGTAGATAGTATCACCACTGCATATTATCTAGATCCGGCAGGAGCATCGAATTTAAATTCTGCAACTTTCGCAGGAACAGTAAGTGTTCCTTCAGGTTTCACAGTTCGTAAGCAAGACAATGCAAATGAAGGTGGTGAGTTTTATGTTGAAAAGGCCACCAACTCAACGTTGGCTGGTAATATCATCATTGATAATATCACAAACTCTCTTCGTATATTCGAAGGAGCATCCCCGTTCCGTGGTGTTACTCTTGATATATCTGCTTGTGGATCCCCGTCTACTCTTATTCATTCAGGAAACATCAATTCATTTGTTAGCAGAATCAGAATGCAGTCAATGACAATTTCAGTAATCAATACTTTCCCTGCTTTGACTAGTACCTATTCTGGACAAATGTTCATGCTCATTGTCAATGGTACGTGTTTCACTCCGGCAGATTCGCCATCACCTTTCTCAGTGTCGGGAACGACAATAACTTGGAATGGCGCATCTGTTTGGAGTGTGAATCCTGGTGACGTGGTCACCGCTATATATAGTTATTAAAAGGGGTAACTATGAAAAAATTATTAATTGCATTACTGCTATTGTTAAGTTCAATAGCACAAGTTCAAGCAGGAGCTTATAGTCCTCTACCATGGGGTCTTGATAAAACAGTAAACCCTCCTGCTTTCGGTGTTGTTATCGGAGGTAGTCAATACAATCTAGGTACAATCACATCAGGTGGTATTTGGAACATACCAACATCAAAAGTTGCTAACTTGGCATCACCAGAAGATTATGGAGCTGTTGCTGATACTTCTGTAAATGGAACTGGTACCGATAGTTCGACTGCTATTGAAAACTGGCTTAATTCTGGCCGCCAATTAGTATGTACCAACGTATATACGATCACTAGAGTTATTACAGTCAACGTTTCTACAACTGGATTTAAGTTGGATGGAAACAGCAACCGTTGTGTCTTTAGATTGAACCCTCCCAATAACGTAATAAGTGCTGATAATACTGTAACTGTTGTCAATGGCGGTTCAAATTACACGATGAATGATGAATTGCCTTGTGCAGGAGGAACATTAACTTCTGACAATGTGGGTTGCGTAATTCATGTTACAAGACTGTCGAACAATGCAACTGCTACTGCCAATTATACCACCGGACAACCAGGTATATCTGGGTTTACTATAGTGAACGGAGGATCCGGTTATTCTTCTATTGAACCTCCCGGTGTTTATGTTGCTGCTAGTAACGGATGTAAAAATATTAAAGCTCGTGCGGTGGTCAATTCCACTACCACCGCAGTTAGTAGTATTACTTTAGAATACGCAGGAACAGGATGCACCGCTGCACCTAGCGTTTATATTGACCCTCCGGCAAAAGGACCAATCGGCGCCGCAGAACTTTGGAATAGAGGTGCATATACTGTTGCCCCAACTAATCCGATGACTCATGGCACATCTCTAAGAGGGTCAAGCGGTTCAGGTGCAACTTTTAATATCACTTTTTCTTCTGGAAAAACTGCGCCTGCGGGCATTAAAGTATTGATGGCAGTACCAGTTTATAAAAATGGTGTAGATACTACTACAAAGGTGCAACCACAAGGCATAACGGTGTTGAAAGACTTTAACATCGTACCTCTTAAACTGATAATGAACTATCCTGCTTTGAGCGTTGTTACTCCTGTTTACGGTTCTGGATATCTTTCTAGCGACCCTGATTTTTATGGTAGTAACGTAAACGTTCAACCTGTTACACAGGCCATGGGATCACTAATATGCTGGAATTTTGAGAACATGAACTATTTTCAGTTCAAAGACTCGAAGTGTAACGGTGCGTGGGGATATGGTGGTCTTGGAAGAAATACAACAAGCACAGGAATCAAAGGACTAGTTCTCAGAGGTACAAACGGCAGCGTTACTACTACGGGAATTTTCTCTGGTATGAATATGGAGCATATTGAACAAGGAATGTATTTGACTGGTAAACTATTCCAGGGGTTTGTTGTGGATAGTTCTGTTGTGATCGATTGTGATATTTGTTACAACTATGCTCCTAGTGACGATCAAGGAATGTTATTTACTCTTGCTCATAGTCATGCTAACGCCTGGACCACAAGCGTTAAGGTAGATAGAACATATTTGGTTTTTATACATGATAATATCTTTAACAATGTTCCTACTGGTGGACAGGTAGAACCAATAAATCCAAAACATCAAAATTTTCGTGTAACTTCATGTATGGATATAACTAATCCGACAGGATACTATTATATGACCTTTATACATGATAACGTATGTGCAAATTTTCAAGCAGTGTCTTGGTCTGATTCCAACAGTCTTAACCTGTTTACTGTTGGTATTATATTAAGGAATTATGATGCTAAAAATTATATTGATTTTTTGCAAGGCCCGCCATTTTATCTAAATCCTGGTTTTTATAGTGTTTCTATGGGAATTAATATACATGATAACAGTTTTATTGGCGGAAATTATGGAATTGTGGCAGGAAGCGTTAAAAACTTTTCGATAACAAATACTGCTTGTGCAAAAGGATCCAGTAATCAAGAAATGTTCAATTGTGTTTATCTGTATGGTGGCAACAACAACGGTTTCGTAGGAAACATACAGAATATGGATGGTCGTGCGGGTTATACAACCGTAATAGCTGATTACTATTCGAGAAATAACACAGGTATCACACGAATGACAAAAGGTACTTTAACGGACACAACTCTTAACACAGGCGGAACAAATTATTAACGCTTGACAAACCTGTGAAGTTTACTATATAATGTTTGAGAATGGTGCCACGACGGTACCATTCTCTTTACTTCTCGCTAACTATAGGAGAAAACATATGACTAACAAGAATACAGATAAGTTCTGGTTTGATCCATTCACCTTTGCTAATGATATCTCAAAGGGTGCTATTGGATTTGAACAGGTGCTCCAACGCATCGCAGAAGCAAATGATTACCTACCAAAGATTCCAGCATACCCTCCTTACAATGTAAAGAAGATTGATGATGAACATTATGTGATCGAGATGGCTGTTGCTGGTTTCGGCAAGCATAATCTTGATATTGAACTAAAGAGCGATGTTCTAACAATCACAGGCAGTACCGAAACCGAAGAAGGCGACTACCTTCATAAGGGTATTGCCAATCGAGCATTCACTCGGAAGTTCACCATTGCAGATACAGTGGAAGTGAAGAATGCTGAACTCGCCAACGGTATGCTCAAAATCTTCCTTGAACGCTTTGTTCCTGAGGAGAAGAAAACTAAGAAGATTGATATCTTAGATCCATTTGGTGTTCAGGAAACGACAAAGCAACTATTGAACGAAAGTGCTAAGAACTGGGGTTCAATGGCACAGAAGATCGCAGATAGTATGTCACCTAAATAAGAATAATCAGAACCTTCACGCTTAGGCGCACCAGAAGGTTTATCGGGGAGGGGTAACCCTCCCCATTTACAAATGAGGTTATTATGAATCTAGTGATTGAAAAACCAGTTACAGTTATCACACCTACAATCGGTTCTCCTAAACTATTAGACGCTATTGAATCTGTAAAGAAACAGACTTACAAGTGTAAGCATGTTGTTGTGGTAGATGGACCTGAAAAATGGCAAAATGCTGTTGATGCATGTGGTATAGGTGTAGCATATAGTGATGGAATCACATTCGTTGCAGCGCCAGAAAATACGGGCAAGACAGGTGGCAACTTTTATGGTCATCGTATCTATGCTGCCTATCCACATCTAATCAACTCAGATTACATTCTTTTTCTAGACGAAGACAACTGGTATGAACCCGACCATGTTGAAACACTAGTCAAGACTATCGAAGCAAAGAACCTAGACTTTTCTTATTCACTTCGCAAGATTTTTTCACCTGATAAAGAGTATCTTTGTGACGATAACTGTGAGAGTCTTGGCAAGTGGGAAATCTTTCTATCTCGCCACTCTCCTCATGGTAAGCATTATCTAATCGATACATCTTCTTTCTGTTTCAAGAGAGAGTTCATTCAAAGAACATGTCATTTCTGGCACTCTGGATGGGGTGGTGATAGACAGTTTTTATATTCAGTCAAAGACCATGCTAACTATGATACGAACGGCAAGCATACTCTTTGCTATCGTCTAGATGGTAATCCTAATTCAGTTACCGAAGAGTTCTTTATTGAAGGTAACAAAACACAAGAGGCATATTATGGAGGTAAGTTCCCATGGCTAAGGACCTGATTGTAGGTGTCGTAGATCATTACGACTGGGATAAGATTAAGTATTGGGCAAACTCGATTGAGCAATCAGGTTTCGATGGATACAAGGCTCTTATCGTTTACAACATGAATAAAGATACGGCAGACATTCTTACACAAAAAGGATTCATGCTAATTGGTGCATCAGGATTTGATCAGACTACAGGGTTTACATATGATGTTCCTGGTAGCATCATGGTCAATCGCTTCATTCACATTCATCATTTTTTAAAGATGCTTGATGATCCACAGATGGTGGATCGTGTTATTATCACTGATGTTAGAGACGTTGTGTTTCAGGAAGATCCAACTCAGTGGCTCAATAAGTATTTTGCACAGGGTTTCGACCTAATTGTAGGTACAGAGAACCTCACATACGCTAATGAACCATGGGGAAATAATAACCTTCGCAAGTCTTTTGGTGAATACTTCTATGATATTAAGAAGGATGATCCGATCTTCTGTGCCGGTGTTATCGCTGGTGATATGGAAAGCGTCAAAGACTTTTGCCTCAACCTGTATCTGATTTGTCAGGGTCTTAATCCTCATGTCGAAGGTGGCGGAGGACCGGATCAGGCAGCTATGAACATCATGCTTGATATGACAGTCTATAAGTATTCAACTCTGTTTGCTCATCCTGCACACGGTTGGGTGCTTCATGCAGGTACTTCAATGCCTGCTATCGAAGCAGGATCAGGTGGTATTGGTGAAGCGTATCGTCAGAATCCTAACATGAAGGTTGAGTTTATCAATGACGTTCAATACAGCGTCAAGGACAGCAAGATATATATTAATGATGATGTGGTTACGGTTCTTCACCAATGGGATCGTGTTCCAGCATGGAAGCAAATGATTGAGGTGAAATATGGCACTAACTGATGAAGACTTTATGACAATCAAGGAACTTGGAGACAAGTGGCCTTATGATTGGGTATCAACAAGAGGACTTGCTCCTTATATCAAGCGTCTAGGAACTGATCTAGTTGGTTTAGAGATTGGTACCTGTCGTGCTGAGTCTACTGCATTTCTGTTAGACAGATGCCCTAACATTCTTAAAATATATACAGTCGACCCTTACAAGGCATACGGTGACTGGAATGGTGAGATTACACAGGAAGTAGTTGACAAGTTTATGATGATTGCACAAGAGAACCTAAAGCCATATGGTGAGAGGGTGCAGATGATTCGTGAACGTTCTGTTATTGCTGCTGAAAAGATGAAGTCTATCATTGATTATGGTGTCGAGGAACCTTTTGACTTTATCTTTGTCGATGGCGATCATTCATATGAGGCGACCATAGCAGACTGTGAACTGTATTATCCTTTCTTGAAGAAGGGTGGTTTCTTCTGTGGTCACGATTACACTGCTTTAGAATCTGTGAAGCGAGCTGTTGATGACTTTAGAGTGAAGAATAAGATTACTGCACCAATCAACCTATCACTTAACTCCGCATTCTTCTGGTATAAGTAATGAAAATCGTGAAATTAGGTTTTGCTGATACATTCTCAACAGCAATCAACTTCTTTACCTATGCTCTAGGTAAACGTTTCCACATAATTCGTGACGATACTAATCCAGACTATCTAATTTACGGTGAGGGAGTCTATGGACAATCTCACCGCAGGTTCGGCCCAGAAGTCAAGAAAGTTTTCTATACTGGTGAAAATGTTCGTCCACGTTGGGATGAATGTCAATATGCTATGACATTTGATCATGAGAATAGTCCAAGGCATTATCGTCTGCCCCTCTATGTTATTGACATGTGGGGAGCAGTTGTAGAGGGATGGACCGACGACTATCATTGGTTGTGTCCTGAGATAATAGACTATGAAGAACTTTATAACAATCGTGACTTTTGTTCTTTCGTAGTTTCTAATCCTAATCAAGATATGAGAAACAAAGCCTTTCATTTTGTCAATGAGTATAAGAGAGTAGCATCAGGTGGACCGCATCTAAACAATATCGGTCATGTTCTTCCTAGAGATAAGTTAGAATACAAACTGGCATTCTTGAACAACTATCGTTTCAATATTTGCTTTGAGAATGGTTCTTATCCTGGTTATGTGACAGAAAAGATTCTCAATGCGTTTCAGGTAAAGACAATGCCAATCTATTGGGGTTCGCCTACTGTAGGTAGAGATTTCAATCCAAAAGCATTCATCAATGCATCAGATCATGGTACATTTAACAAATTGGTAGACTATATTATTCATCTAGACTCACCAGCCGGTAAAAGAGAGTATCTAGATATTATAGAACAACCGGCGTTCAAGAATAATATTCCTAACGAGTTTACAGACATGAACAATCTGTGTGACTGGTGGGAAACATTTGTGATAGGTGATTGATGAAAGTATTGTTTGTAGTTCACAGATATGCGCCATTTCCTGGTGGTAGCGAATACTATGTGCAAAACATGGCTGAGGAAATGCTCAAACGTCAACATGAAGTTTTTGTATTGGCTCATGAGCATCAGGGTGAATATAATGGTGTAAAAGTCTCTAATGACTATCAACAAGTCCTCAATCAAAGATGGGACTTGATTGTAGTTCATGGTGGGGATTGTATTTCACAAAACATCATTCATGCAAACGCTGGTCCACTTCTAGAGAATAAACAGAATGTTCTATATCTAATCGTCAAACCAAGCGATAGTCCAATCTGTGTGAATGGTCTAAGACAGCATCGTTTTCTCGGATACTCTACTTCTATGGACGTAGAACATCTAAGAAAGTATGATGTTGAGGAAAAAGGCCGCCGCATTCGTCATGGCATTCCACCTCTACAGTATATGAGAGCAAAGAAAGACTATGATAAACTAACGTTTGTTTCAGCCGGTGGTTTCTGGGAGCACAAGGCCATGACACCTCTCGCAGAAGCATTTACAAAAGCAAACATTCCTAATGCTGAGTTGCATCTATACGGATACGGCGAGCAACATCTGATGCCTACCGATACTCACAATGTCAAATGCTTCTTTGGGAAAAGTAAGACGGATATATTGTTTGCTATAGGCGAGGCGGATGCCTACATTCTAAATTCCTACGAGGAAGGTTTCGGTCTAGTCCTCTTGGAAGCAATGATGAATAGGACGCCTTGGTATGCAAGAGCTATTGCAGGAGCGAAAGATATGTGCTATTATGGTACTACATATCAAAATGAACAGGAACTCATGGAACTTTTGAGAAACTATGAGTATAACGATTGTCAGGTAGAAGACGCATACAACTATGTTATGTGCAATCATACCATTCAAGATACCTGTAATGATATAGAAGATGTTTTACTGGAGACTCTAAGATGAAAGTGACAGTTGTTGGTGCAGGTGGACATGTTGGACTACCTTTCTCTCTTGTGGTTGCAGAGGCAGGTCATGATGTATGTGGTTATGACCTAAATGATGAGATTGTGTTTATATTGAATGAAGGCACTGTGCCTTATGTTGAACACGGTGCAGAAGCATTGCTAAGAAAGCATTTGTTTGAAACAAAGCGTCTTTCTTTTACAACGAGTCCAAGACATATCGCAGAAAGCGATGTTGTGGCGATCATGCTTGGCACACCGGTTGATGAAGAGAACAATCCTCGTTTGGATAGTCTGTTTGACTTTATTGATAATATCCTTATACATTCAATGAAAAAAGGTGTTCTAATCATTCTTAGATCAACTGTTTCTCCCGGCACTACAGAAGTTATTAGAGATAGAATTGAAAAGAATACAGGTCTAAAAGAAAGTGAAGACTTCTTTCTTGTGTTCTGTCCTGAGCGTGTATTACAGACAAAGGGTATCGAAGAAACAAAGAATCTTCCTGCACTTGTTGGCGCATTCTCTTCTTGGTCATATAATCAGACTGTAGATTTTCTACAAACATTCATGAATGAATCTTCTCTCTTTCTTACACCAAGAGAAGCAGAGATTGCCAAGCTGATGACAAACATGTGGCGTTATGTCTCGTTTGCATTTGCTAATGAGATGTATATGATTGGAGATAAGCATGGAGTCAATATTGAAAAGGTTATCAAGTCTGCGAACTATGGATATGAGAGAATGGATGTCCCGCTTCCAGGACCAAATGTCGGTGGTCCTTGTCTCTTCAAAGATGGTCGCTTTCTGCTTGATAGTGTACCTTTTGCTGACCTTATTCAAGTTAGTTTTCTTATCAATGAAGGCATGCCAGACTATATTTGGCAGTCTATCTCGAAACTTTCACCGAAGCTGAATAAGGTTCTTATTCTAGGCGCAGCGTTCAAGAAAGATTGTGACGACACAAGAAATAGCCTTTCATATAAGATGCGAAAGGTTTGTAACAAGCACGGTGCAGCAGCATTCATTATTGATCCGTATGTTATGCCAGAGACATTAATGCCCGACTTTAGCGAATATGATGCAGTTGTCGTTATGACTCCACATACATTTTTCGTAGAGCATTATACACCCGGTATGTTTGGACCTAATTGTGTAATCGCTGATGTATGGAAGATGTGGGAATTGAGTAAGAAAACAAAGAATGGAATTTATAAGTTGGGAGACGATCTATGAGTAAGATTTTGGTTACGGGTTCAGAGGGTTCGCTAATGCAGGCAGTGATTCCAAAGCTGCTTGCTAAAGGTCATGTTGTTATTGGTGTGGACAATCTAGCACGATATGGTGAGCGTCTTGGTCACGCAGGAACAGACTATCAGTTTATCAAGTGTGACTTGACTGACAAGTTGTCAGTAAATTCTCTAATGGAAAATACAAAGCCTGATTATATCATTCAGGCTGCCGCAACGATCTATGGTGTCGGTGGATTCAATAAGTATTGTGGTGAAATGTATAAAGATATTACACTACATGACAATGTGCTTCGTGCTGCTGTTGCTAATGATGTAAAGAAGGTTGTTTATATCTCTTCATCAATGGTCTATGAGAATTGTCCACAGAAGGTAGGTCTCCCTGTAGAAGAGTTTATCGTGGATAGTTATCCAGCACCATACACAGACTATGGTCTATCTAAGTTTGTCGGCGAGCGTGTTTCTAAGGCATATCTAAAGCAGCATGGTCTAAAGTTTACTATCTGGCGCCCATTCAACATTATCACACCATTTGAAAAGAGTGAAACAGAAGAAGTTGGAATCTCTCATGTCTTTGCAGACTATATCAAGAATATTGTAGTAGATAGAAAGCATCCTCTTCCGATCATCGGCGACGGTATGCAGATTCGTTGCTTTACCTGGATTGATGAGGTTGCACAGGCCATTGCTGATTATTCTTTTATTGACAAAACAGATAATCAGATATACAATCTAGGTAATGCTGAACCTATTTCCATGCGTCTTCTAGCGGAAAAGATCATTGACATTGCTGCTAATGAGTATCGTTTGTTTCCTAACTATTATCCTTTGTTTAATACAATTGGAGAATATGAAAACGATGTTAGGGTTCGTATTCCTGATGTCGAGAAGGCTGAGAGAGACCTTGGTTGGAAGGCAAATATGAAGGTAGATGATTCTATTCGCATGTGTCTAAAGTTTGTATTGGAGAAAAAGTAATGATTCTTGATATTGGTTCGGGTCCTCATCCTAAACCGGACTCAACAGATAGAATGGATATGCATCAGTGGGCAGGCGTGACCAAGGTTCACGACCTGCGCCATTTCCCGTATCCTTACAAGAGCAATAGCGCAGACAAGATTTATCTTGGTGACGTTATCGAGCATCTTACTAAGTTTGATGCACCAAAGGTTCTTGCTGAGATATATCGCATTCTAAAGCCGGGTGGTCGCTTTGAGATTACATGTCCTGATGTTCTATGGATCATGACACAGATTGTTGAAGGAACGTGGAACGAGAATGCCAATGTCGATTGGCTAAGACAGAACGAAGACCCCTGGGACAATGCTATGGATTATCTCTTTGGTGGTTGGCGTCACCCAGAAGAACATAAGATTCCTGGCATGGGACATATCAATGGGTTTAGTGAAAAGTCTCTAAGTAAGATGCTAAGTGAAGCAGGATTTCAGAAAATTGTTAGAGTTGATGATGAAAGAAATCCGTATCCTGCAAGAGATGCTGTTTTAAAAATTGAGGCTACGAAATGACAAACAAGTGGGAAGAACTAAGATTGCTCATTGAAGCAACAATATCACACAATGTCCAGTATTCTTACGACAAGAATGTTGAGAGTCATTCTTATAAGTCTGTCTTAGAATGGATGGACTATCTAGACAAGAAAGAGAAGACTAATCTTGAACACACTGATGAGTTTGATCATAGAGGACTATCATGAGATATACCGCACCAACTGAATCAACAATCTTTCTATTACGAGATGTTCTAGGTTTTGAAAACGAGAACACAGAAGCAATCCTTACAGAGGCAGCAAAACTCTGTGAGGAAGTCATTGCGCCAACTAATCAAAAGGGTGATAAGCAAGGATGTTTTAGACATTTCCAAATTGGACCTGATGAGAAGACTGACACTGTTCAGGTTCCTACTTGCTTTTACGAGCCTTGGCAAAAGTTTACAGAAGGAGGTTGGCTTGGTTTATCGGTTCCTGAACAGTATGGTGGACAAGGTTTACCATACGCACTTGCGTCTAGCGTCAACGAGTTTGTATCCTCGTCTAACATGGCTTTTTCTCTTTGCCCTGGGCTTACTCGTGGAGCTATTCAGGCACTCCTCAAAGTAGCAACAGAAGAACAAAAGCAATTCTTCATTCCTAGAATGGCATCTGGTGAATGGACAGGCACAATGAATCTAACAGAGCCTCATTGTGGTACTGACCTTGGTCTGATCAAGACAAAGGCTGTTCCTCAAGATGATAACGATTATTCTCATAAATTTTATATCACAGGTCAGAAGATTTTCATTTCATGTGGTGAACATGATCTAGCAGATAACATTATCCATCTTGTGCTTGCTCGTATTGAAGGCGATCCAGAAGGAACAAAGGGTATCAGTCTTTTCATTGTTCCTAAGATGTTTTCTGGTATTCGTAATAAAGTAACTTGTGGTTCTATTGAAGAAAAGATGGGTATTCATGGTTCGCCAACTTGTGTTATGAACTATGACGGTGCTACTGGATTTCTTGTTGGTGAACGTGGCAAGGGTCTAAATGCCATGTTCGTTATGATGAATGAGGCAAGACTCGGTGTTGCTATTCAAGGACTATCACAATCGGAGTTGGCTTATCAAAATGCTTTGGAATATGCTAAAGAAAGACATCAAGGTACTGTTCTCAATCCAACTGGATTGGACAAGAATGTTGTTCGCTCTCCGTGTAGTATTATACATCACCCTGATGTTCGCCGTATGCTTATGGATATTCGTTGTATCAATGAAGCTGCCCGTCTATTAGTATTGGAAGCGGCGATGCTTTGCGATGATGAAAGTCAGGATGCACAAGATCGTCTCGGGCTACTAACTCCAGTTCTAAAGGGTGTGCTTACTGACTATGGATTTGAAAACGCTGTAAAGGCGCAGCAAGTCTTTGGTGGTCATGGTTATATTAGAGAATGGGGTATGGAACAGATTGTTCGTGATGCTCGTATTGCTCAAATCTATGAAGGAACTAATGGCGTTCAGGCTCTTGATCTTGTTGGTCGTAAGTTGCCAAAGGACATGGGTCGTGCTATTCGTAAGTTCATGGATGATAGCAAAGAGTTTATAAACGGTGTTTATGGCGAGGCAGAAATCAATATCATTGTTCAACCTGTAACTGCTGCATTGAATGACCTAAGATTGGCAACAGAATGGCTTGTTGGTAATGCTATGGCAAATCCTAACAATGCTGGTTCTGCATCTTATGACTACATGAAGATGTTTGGACTTGTATTGCTTGGAATGGCTCATGTTAGAATTGTATCAAAGTCTGACGACAAGGATCGCCGTGACAATGCTCTTTACTTCATGGAGCGTATAATTTCAGAAACACGATTCTTACTAGAACGCATTCGTAATGGTTCTGGTGTAATGATGGGAGCAGAGTTTTGATATGAAACTTATAATGGTGCCTTTTGAAGAAGCAGTTGATGGCGAAAAATACCTCACTAAAATGAAACATGGATGGATCGAAGGTTACTGGAATGAAGAAGATAAATCATGTCATGGATATTACTGGCGGGATATGGAGTGGTATCCACACGCTCTTTATAAGATAACTGATGAACTATGAGAAACGAATATAAAGAAATGCAAGGGCAACTCAATGCCCTTGCTGACTGGATAGAGAAATCTAACAACGTCCATGCAGACTCTCTTCCTCGTAGGGCAGCGTATACCATTGCTAAACTAGAGGAAGAGAACTACCAGATGCGTTTGAGACTAAACAAGCGTGACATGGACTTGTCCGACTACATCAATCGAGGAATAGGATTAATTAGACTAAACTGGTATCTCCTAAAAAGAAAAATGAACACTGTCAAAAAATGAATGCAGATTGTCTAAAAATGACTGTTCTCACAACAGAATTTGTGTCATTATAGCGTCAAGTAGTCGATGGTGACTACTAAATAAATGACCGGGTATCCTATCCCGGAGACCGGTCAATAATCTCAAATAGGAGTGAGTATATGAGCGTTGTAAATCAATCGGCTAAGGCCGTGGCAACCGACGTAAATGAGGTCGTAGACCTTCGAGGCATGTGGATTGGCTTAGGCCTTCTAAATGTTTTCTATCTAATCGTTCGCATTTATGAACAAGTGTATGGCTGGCGTGCTGGCCTTGATTCGTTTGCACCAGAGTTTCAGACATATTGGATGAGCATTCTCTGGACAGAAATCCCACTAGAACTAGTATCAGGACTTGCTCTTGCAGGTTATCTTTGGAAGACAAGAACCCGTGACTTTGCTGGCTTGACTGCCCGTGAAGAAATGCGTCGTCTTGTTGTTCTAGTCCAGTGGCTTGTTGTATATGCAGTGGCAATCTACTGGGGTGCTTCTTTCTTTACAGAACAGGACGGCACCTGGCACATGACAGTTATTCGTGATACTGACTTTACTCCAAGTCATATTATCGAGTTCTACATGAGCTATCCAATCTATTCAATCATTGCTGTTGGTGCATTCTTCTATGCTAAGACACGCATTCCATACTTTGCTAAGGGTTTCTCTCTAGCATTCTTGATTGTAGCGATTGGTCCATTTATGATTATTCCAAACGTTGGTCTAAACGAATGGGGTCATACGTTCTGGTTCATGGAAGAACTATTTGTTGCACCACTACATTGGGGCTTCGTGTTCTTCGGCTGGATGGCACTGGGTGTTTTTGGTGTTGTTCTTCAGATCCTAATGCGTATTCGCTCGCTTCTCGGTAGAGAGGGTGTTGCCCTTCTAGCCGAATAAAAACTACGGGGTGTCCTAAACGGGGCACCCCTTTTCTTCCACATCAAAGTATTCCTCAAATAAAATAACCCTTGACTTTGCCCTCCACCTTTGCTATACTGTTTGAAATCGTCGGAGGATACATGCCGCTACTACCTGCTTATTATACTACCACCAATCTTCGAAAGCGTAAGCAAAAGAAGACTAAGACTTCCGAACATGATAAGTGGCTTAGTAGTATGGGTCTGTCACCCAAGCAAATCAAAGAAAAGAAGTCAGCGAATACTTCTTGGACTAAAGAATATTCTGAGTCTTTGAAGGTAGATCGTTCCACTAAGGAACACGATTCCCACAGTGTCATTGCTGGTCCTGCGTCGGCTGCGGCTAATCGTTCCGTCATGGCAAATCTACACAAAGAATCAGAAGAGACACGGGCAGCAATCCTTGAGAAAGCGGCCCGTGTCATGCCTCTCTATAACAAGGGTGGACTTCAAGTTCTGACAGACTCTAACGATCTAAAACATCTCAATAAGAATGTGAGGGTATAATGGATACAATAAACTTTGCAGGAGCAGTAGCAGTTTTGTTATTCATTATTGCTGCCGTCAGTTCAGTATTTGATACACATGAGCAAAAACTAGAGGCAGCAAAAGATTGTGAGAATAGAGGTGGTGTGTATATCGACTGTGGTCTTTGTCCCAAGAAAGCAACTATGGACGTAGAGTTGTGAAACGCTGGCATGAAAAGTATCCGTTTAGATTCGGACTTGTCTTCATGATTGTGTATGGTGTGCTTGACGTTGCTGATGCACGTTGGTTCATTCCCAAACGATATAAAAACAGCGACACACAGGACTGGATATATATAAAGAAAGAGACGAAATGAATGAATATGCTGACATGTATGAACTATTCTTTGACTGGCTAATTTGGTTTGTGTTTGGCACATTTGCAGCGTATCTCCTTTTCAGTTTGATGGAGTATTTCTATGGACGAGAATAGATCCGATAGAATTGATGAAATATCAAAAGTAGTTATTGGATTACATCATGATACTCTCACACAACTCGCCGAGAGTGAACGCAAGGAACGAGAACGAAAGTTCATGCTAGATATGGCAAATGAAGTGTGGCAGAAATGTAAAGGCATCGACATTCCTGACTGCTATTCGGAAGAAGATCGATTATCAATCTTCGAACGCTACTACCATCGTGCTGTCGCTAAGTCACAGGGCGAATGATAAATATAAGATATTCCGACAAAGGAGATAAACATGCGTGTTGGAGATAAAGTAAGTTATGATGCTGTAAATGAAGCATACTGCTTGATTGGTTCTTACCTTCGTGAAGACGGTAAGATTGTCGCCAACTATGATAGAGACCGTTTGACACACTTCGTCCAGTTTCTATCTGAGATTCTAAAGCATCCAGAGAATTTTACTAATACAGACCAGAGTGGTTCTGTCTAACAAGAGAAAGGTGAACTATACAATGAATAAGTTTTTTATCGCTACTGCTTTCGTCATGGCTCTAACAGGTTCCGCATTTGCACTAACAACTCAGGATGAAACACACAACGGTAAGGTTGCTGCTGTTCCTGGTGCACAGCATAGTAAGGGTTTCTTTGCTCCAGCCGTTCAGGTAACTCCTCATGGTGTTGTTGTTACCGCACCTCCAGGCGCCGATGTTGATGTTCTAAATGATGAGAATGGTCTATCAGTTGATATTGAGCCACGCAAGCCAGGTCTTTTCGGTAACAAGCGTGGTCTTCTTGGAATTGGATTTCTAGGACTATGAGAACGCTGCTACTCGCACTTGCTCTGCTAGTTAGCACTTCTGCTTTTGCACAAGCACCCTATGGCACATATTACAATCCTGTAGAGGATCCACCGTTCACAGGTGACTGGTCTGTTCCAGTTCATCGTGGTATGTATTGTGTGCAGGGAACTTGGCATCGGGGATGGCTTCGTCCGTGGGAAGGAAGCGTGGTTATCAAGCCATCTTGTGGAACTGCTATCTATCAAATCAACTAAATAGTTTGCGCCCCTATAGCATAATGGCAATGCAGTCGTCTCTAAAACGACCAATGTGAGTTCAATTCCCACTAGGGGCGCCAATTACTTTATGAAAGGTTATAACAATGTTCAAGAATTTTTTTCGTTAGGTTTCTAGATCACCACCAAAATTCCTTTTGTCTTTATTTTATGAACCAGTCAAACAAAAGGAAACACAAATGAGTATTGAACTAAAAATCAAATCAAAGCACCTCGGTCTAGAATCAAAAGTCATTCGTCATGAGGAGCACAAACTCAAAAAGCAAATCAGATGGCAATGCGATCAAGGAACACCTGATCGCAAACTAATCGAGAAGTATCGATCAATCAGCAATCACCGTAAGTGGGACGTTCGTAACGAGAACCGTGCAACGTTTCTTGCTCGGGCATATCTCGCAGGCAAGCCATACAAGTCGGTTGAAAACAAGATTCACGATCCTGTTGTGCTAAACTTCTACATTCTACCAAGAGTGTTTGAAATGTTGAACAAGTATGGTCCTGTCAAGGATCGTATCTATAAGTATCCTAAAAGAGATAGTAAAGGCAACTTCTTAGGAAAAGATTATGTTGCTGACGAGAAGGAAGCATATATCGATCGTATCCGAAAGTGGATAGAAATCTAAATAGATGAGGACCTACGGGTCCTCTTTCGAAAGGAGATTATTATGCTAGAAGGTTATAAAACATATCTGGTTGCAGTTCTAATGGCTGTTCTACCAGTTGTCACCGAATCTGTCGCTGGCATTGATTGGGTCACTGTTCTAACTGGATGGGGTGTTCCACAAGCAATGGTTGTTCCTGTCGCTGGCCTAGTTGCTGCTGCTGTTATGGCAGTAATGCGTAAGGTTACAGAAGCAACAACAGTGAAGACGGCTCTAGAAACAGAACCACCTAAGTAAGATTGAGGGGAGCATCAGCTCCCCTTTTTCAACCTCATATCAGCGTCATTCAAAAACTTTCTAATCGATTCGATGGAACTTTTACAAGTAAGATTGTTTCTATGTAACTCGATTACTGTCTTTGCAACCTGTGCATCCGTCAGTGTCTTCCAGTCAGGAAACTTCTTCAAAACTGGGCAATAATACATTGCTTCATCTGGGTGAACTACCATATATCTGTATGATGTAACAATTTGTTGAGGTTCATTGCAACTCGCAAGAAACAATGCCGCAACTAATATGAACCACTTCATTTCATTTCTCCTAGGGATTTGAATGTATCTTTGAGAATTTGGGAAGACTGTTTGTCACGACCTGCACCAACGTGTTGATTGATCTTAGCATCAATGTCTCTTAGTTGAGATTCCAAGTTATCTCTTTCAATGTATAAGTTAGCGACAATCTCGCTCTTGTGTCTGTTTATCTCTGCCATTTGTTCAAGATGGCGCAACTTGTCTTTGAGGTCTTGTTTGAGTTGATTGATGTTATAGGCTTGAAGTGCCGTTTCCTTTTCCAGATTCACGATCTCTCTATGTTTCATATAAAGACTTCCGCCCAGTAAGGCTACAATGATCAGAATGGCAATCCATTTGATAGCGCCTGAGGAAATGAGTGAAAGAACGAATGGCATCTTGACCTCCGAGAAAATATCTGCTACAATATATATGTAAGTAGAGGTAAAAATGATTCTATGTTCCTGTAACACAATCTCTTCCAATACCGTCAAGCAAATCCTGGAACATCATTTTGAAAACGATGTTCCTTCTGTTCAAGAAATCATGGAGAAACATGGTTGCTCAGTTGTATGTGCGTCCTGCGCTCATACCATCAAAGTTGAAATAAGGAAACACTATGAAAACGACCTACGCCAAGGGTGATGATGTTTGGATCCATCTTGGAACTGCACCAGGTAAACTTTCAAAAGGTAAAGTGTTAGAGGTGTTTGATCTGTCCGAGCATGGTTATACATTTCTCAACTATCTAATTGAAATTCCCACAAGCATTGAGCCTCTTCTAGAGGTTCGTAATGCCATGACAATGAGCGAAGACGCTAAAGGGCCTGTTGGTCTATTTCGTAAACTAAAAGAGAGTATGAAGAATGAAGATTAAGATCGGGCAATATTGCAATTTCGTAGGACCGTATCAGCTAGCGAAAATGATTCCATACATTAGCGAAGATACTGCCGACAAGGTTGGAGACTGGCTTGCGGATACTTGGGTGAACAAGTTTCTCAACTGGATTTATGAAAAAAGAAATCGCAAGATAAAGATTCATATTGATCGGTGGGATACTTGGAATATGGATCATACACTTGCTCTTATCATTCTTCCTATGCTAAAGCAGCTACAGGCAACCAAGCACGGTTCTTGTTATGTTGATGAGGAAGATGTTCCTGAGCATATGCGTCATAATTTTCCTGAGCCTGATCATAACGGTAACTACGGCAATGATAATTGGGTCCATTACAAGTGGGAATGGGTGTTGAACGAAATGATTTGGGCATTCGAACAGATTGTTGATGATTCGTGGGAAGAACAGTTTCATAAGAATGGATTTGACAAACAGGGTTTTGACGTATATAATAATCGTATTGAGAATGGTACTCGCCTATTCGGTAAGTATTATCGTGGACTATGGGACTAAGGAGAAAACAATGATTCCATCAAGTGAGAAGAACATGCAGGTTCTAGAGACTGCATTCAAGCAGCGTGCCTTTGATGGCAAGTGGGAACGAATTGTCAAGATTATGGATCTTGATAACTCTTATTCATTCGTGAATGAGAATGGCAACCGCACTACTCTAATTCCTGAGAAGTGGGTCACGGTTGGGGTATATGACTATCTAATGGAGATTGTAAACTAATGGCAAAGACAGACAATATTAAAGTGATTCGTCTCTCAACAGGAGAGGAACTAATCGGCGAAGTTATCGAGGAAACAGCATCTAAGTTGGTTGTAAAGAACCCTGTGCGTATCGTCGTTATCCCAACGGCAGATCAGGCCAACCCTAAGGTAGGATTCGGTCCATTTACTCAGTGGACAGAAGATAAAGAGTTGACACTTAACTCATATCATGTTACATTTACTGGTACTCCTATTAACGAGTTCCTGAATCAGTATTCCGCTATGTTCGGCGGGCTGGTTCTTCCTCCAGCATCGAAGATTATCACTTAATGACAAATAGATTCTATACCAATGTTGAAGTATGGGGTGGTAAAATCCTGTATCGTGGCATTGAGGATGGAAACAGTTACAAGCGTAGGGTAGATTATTACCCTACGCTTTTTGTTCCTTCTCAGACTCCCACCAAGTTCACAACGATCTATGGTGAACATGTTAGTCCGATTAAGCCCGGCAGCATTAGGGAGACCCGTGACTTTATCAAACAGTATGAAGACGTTGACAACTTCAAGATTTATGGTAATCAGCGTTATCAGTATTGCTTCATCGCCGATGAGCATCCTGGTGTTGTAGAGTGGAACATTGACAACATTTGTATTGCTAACATCGATATCGAAGTCGGTTCTGAGAGTGGGTTCCCTGATCCGGAACTAGCACAAGAACCGCTGACGGCTATCACTGTAAAGATAAAGAATATCTTTTACACATGGGGATGTGGACACTATAAACCGCATCGTCATGATATTGACTATAAGCGTTGTCAGGATGAGATTGATCTAATCAAACAGTTCCTATCTTTCTGGGAACATAAATGTCCTGATATTGTGACTGGATGGAACGTAGAGAAGTTCGATATTCCATATCTTGTCAATCGTATCGCTAAGATATTAGGTGAGAAAGAGTCTCGGCGCCTTTCTCCTTGGGGCGTTGTAAATCCAAGGACTGTTGAAACTGGATTTGGTAAGAAGACAAATATCTATAGTCTGCTCGGTATTGCAACTCTAGATATGATTGATCTATATAGAAGATATGCTCCTGGAGGTAACTCACAGGAATCATATCGTCTAGACAACATTGCTCACATTGAATTGGGTGAGCGTAAACTTTCATATGAGGAATACGGTTCTCTTCACAACCTTTTCAAAGAGGATTACCAAAAGTTTATTGAGTATAATATCAAAGACGTTGAACTGGTAGACCGTATCGATGAAAAGGGTAAGTTCATTGAATTGGCTCTAACTCTTTCATATGATAACAAGTGCAATTACGAAGATGTATTTGCACAAGTTCGTATGTGGGACATCATTTGTTTTCATCATCTAAAAGCAAAGAACGTGGTTGTTCCTCCAATTGAAAGACATGAAAAGGAGGCAGCATATGTCGGAGCCTACGTTAAAGATCCTATTATTGGTTTTCATGATTGGGTGGCTTCTTTCGACGTTAACTCAGAGTATCCGTCTGTTATTATGGGGTCAAATATCTCTCCCGAGACGATTATCGAATCTGATTCTTATAGCCCTGCTATGCGGTCTATTACTGCCGCTGGTGTCACTGTTGATAAACTTCTCGACAAGTCTATAGACTTATCAGCATTGAAGGATGAGAATGTTTGTCTCACGGCAAATGGTCAGTTCTATCGCCGTGACAAGCAAGGATTCATGCCTGAAATGGTTGAGAAGATGTTCAATGATCGCAAAGTCTATAAGAAGGCAATGCTTGAAGCGGAGCAAGAGTATGAACGAGAAACAGATTCTCAAAAGAAAAAAGAGATCAAGAATAAAATATCCAAGTTCAAGAACCTACAGCTCTCGAAAAAGGTATCGCTCAACTCTCTCTATGGCGCTATGGGTTCACAGTTCTTTCGTTTCTTTGATCTAAGGAATGCGATTGCTGTTACGACTACAGGACAGTTATCCATCAGATGGATCGAAACTACACTAAACAATTATCTGAATAAACTATTGAAGACGGAGAAAGATTATGTCATTGCGGTCGATACTGACTCGGTGTATCTCAATCTTAACGACCTTGTTCTACAAACTTTGGGCAAGGACTCACAATCTATTGGAGCAGCAAGAGGTATCTCATTCCTGGATAAGGTTTGTGAGACTGGAATCCAACCTGTTATTGATAAGGCTTGTGCAGAACTTGGTGACTACACTAACGTATATCAGCAAAAGATTGTAATGAAGCGTGAGGTCCTAGCTGATAAGGCTATCTGGACCGCTAAGAAACGTTACATTCTCAATGTCCATAACTCCGAAGGTGTGCAGTATGCAAAACCTAAGAAGAAAGTTATGGGTCTTGAAATGGTCAAGAGTTCGACACCATCAGCATGTAGAGAGAAATTAAAAGAGGTAATTGATGTTATCTTTGACTCAGGTGAAACCGCTGTTCAAGAGTTCGTTCAAGAGTTTCGTAAAGAGTTTGAAACACTACCTCTTGCCGACATTGCGTTCCCTCGGGGCGTTAATGGTCTCGGTAAGTATGCGGATAAGAAAACTATCTATGGGTCCGGCACCCCTATACATGTGCGTGGCTCTCTGGTATATAATCACTTTCTATCTGAGCATAAACTTTCTGGTAAGTATCCGCTGATTCAAGGCGGAGAGAAGATCAAGTTTATCTTCCTCAAAGAACCAAACACTGTGCAGTCAAACGTGATTGCATTCCCACAAGGTGGTATACCAAAAGAGTTTGACTTGGACAAGTATATCGATTACAATATGCAATTCGATAAGTCGTTTCTGGAACCTTTGAAGATCATTCTGGAAGCAATCAATTGGAAAGCAGAAAGAACCGCAAGCCTGGAGGACTTCTTTTCATGAGTAAGAAAAAAGACGAATCACTTAAGCACTCGCCAGCACGACTGTATGAGTTTGATCCTGATATGACTATTGATAGTAACAATGTTATTGAACTGGCAAAGATCGTTCGGGTTGGCATCCCTGGTGATCTACTAAAGAAACTATCACCTGAGTTGCAGAAGCATTTCAAGGAAGTAGCATGAGTGATCTATAATCATTTTCATCTAAACGATACTATATACTAATAGGAGGGAGATTCCTCCACTCACCATAATAAGGAGATCCTTATGTCTAATATTTTCAATCAACTCCTTGCGGAGACAGATAACGAATACGCATCCGTTGTTGACGACGGTGTGGCGGCAGGCGATGTGTCAGGTTTCATTGGCACAGGTTCGTATGCTATGAATGCACTACTTTCAGGCTCAATCTATGGAGGTCTACCACAGAACAAGGTTACAGCATTTGCTGGCGAGCCTTCTGTTGGTAAGACATTCTATGCTCTAAATGTTGTGAAGCAGTTTCTAGAAGATAACACAGATGGGTTTGTCTTCTACTTCGAATCTGAGTCTGCTATTTCTAAACAATTCATTACTGATCGTGGTATCGATTCTAAGAGAGTTGCCATTGTTCCTGTTGCTACAGTGCAGCAGTTTAGAACACAGGCAGTCAAGATTCTCGATAAGTATATTGAAGGAAAAGACAAGCCTCCGATGATGTTTGTTCTCGACTCTCTCGGTAACTTGTCGACCGAGAAGGAAATGCAGGACATTGCTGATGGTAAGGACACAAGAGATATGACCCGTGCCCAGTTGGTTCGTGGTGCGTTTCGTGTTCTAACATTGAAGTTAGGTAAAGCACAAGTTCCACTTATCGTTACAAATCATGTGTATGATGTTGTCGGTTCATATGTTCCTATGAAGAAGATGGGCGGTGGCTCTGGACTAGAGTATGCTGCTTCTACCATCATCTTCCTATCAAAGAAGAAAGATAAGGCACTTGACGATGCTGATGGCCGCACTGGCGCTGTCATTACAGCACACACCAAGAAGTCTCGTATGACGGTTGAGGATCGTAAGGTAGAAACCTGGCTCAACTACCAGCATGGTTTGGATAGATATTATGGATTGCTTGAACTAGCTGAGAAGTATGGAATCGTCAAGAAGGTTTCCACTCGCTATGAGTTTCCTGATGGTTCTAAGGCATTTGAAAGTCAAATCAAGAAAGACCCAGAAAAGTTCTTTACAAAAGAAATTCTTGATGCTATAAATGAGGGTTGTCAAGCAGACTTTCTATATGGTAAGTATAATGAGGAAGTGACAGAGGAGATAGAAGATGCAAGTGGGGATTGATTATAACTTCCGAGACGATCTTTTCAACGATAAGGAAGATGGATCGACGTGTCCTATCGAATTACTACTTGACCCATACGCTGGAGTAGTGTATCGTTATACTACTGTTCGTTTCAAGTTAGGAGAGGATGACATACCTCGCCTTCAGTATGATTACGAAATTGTAAAGACGAATGACCTATCGATGGTCACACTAAGGAAGAACCAAAAGTTCAATGACATTCTTGGACTGATTTTAAATTCCTTGCTGCTTGATTTGGGAGACGTAGAAGCGAATGAGACTCGAAACAACAATCTTGAAGAATCTGATTCAGAGGGAGGACTACACACAGAAAGTCCTTCCGTTTCTGAAACCTGAGTATTTTTCTAATTCAGAGGATAGGATTCTATTTAAAGAGATTGCTGGTTTTGTTCTCAAATATAATACTCAACCAACATATGATGCTTTGATGATCGAGGTGGACTCCTTAAAAGGGTCCACCGACGATACTATCAAGAGTGTTATTAAAACTATCGGTGAAATCGAAAAGGATACGAACCAGACAAACATCGATTGGCTTGTAGAGTCAACCGAGAAGTTCTGTCAGGAACGTGCTATCTTCAATGCAATGACAGAAGCACTGGAGATTATGAATGGCAAGGGCAAGCATGACAAAGGCGCTATTCCAGAACTGTTGTCCGATGCTCTTGCTATCACGTTTGATCCTAACGTTGGCCATGACTTTCTAGAACAGACAAACGAACGCTTTGAGTATTATCATCGGCATGTTGAAAAGATGCCGTTTGACATTGATGTGTTTAACAAGGCAACCAAGAATGGTGTGTCCAAGAAAACACTCAACCTTATCATGGGTGGTGTTCATACTGGTAAAACGTTGTTTCTTTGTCACCTATCAGCCGGGTATCTGGTGATGGGTAAGAGTGTTTTGTATATCACTCTTGAAATGGCAGAGGAAGAGATTGCAAAGCGTATCGAGGCAAACACACTCAACATTGCCATTGACGTCCTTCTCGTTTTGTCGAAAGACATGTATGATAAGAAGGTTGAGAGATTGAAGCAGAAGACACAGGGCAAACTCATCATCAAAGAGTTTCCTGCGACCTCTGCAACGGTTGTGCATATCAAGGCGCTGTTGAACGAGTTGAGACTTAAAAAGAACTTTGTCCCTGATGTGATTATGATTGACTATCTCAATCTGATGGCATCGTCTCGTATTCGTGCATCTGGCGCACAAGATACATACACTTACGTTAAGTCGATCGCCGAAGAGGTTCGTGGTTTGGCGCAACAATCCGCACTACCTATCTGGTCTGCAACTCAGTTGAATCGTGCTGGATATAACAGTTCCGATCCCGACATGACTGATACCGCTGAATCGTTCGGTCTACCCGCAACGCTCGATCTTCAATGGGTGCTTGTGGCTTCCGAACAGATGAAGGCGCTCAATCAGATTATGGTGAAGCAATTAAAAAACCGTTATGATAACCTAGATAATATGAAACGTTTCGTTATTGGGGTTGACAAGTCTAAGATGACGCTGTATGATGTTGAAACATCGGCACAAGATTTATCAGATACAGGACAAGAGGAAGAGGTAGTATTACCAAAACCTAAGTTTGGGAATAACACTGGTAACGGAAACAAGTTCAAAGGATTGAAGGTATGAGTATTTCAGAAGATCATATTTCAAAACTAAGATTTAAATCATTAGTCAATAAGTGTAATAACAAAGAGGAGATCCTTGATCTATGCGAAAAGGCTCTAAAGAAGTATCGTCCTCTCGTTATGTCGAAAGAAACTCCTGTGTTCACACTTCCAAACACTACATTACTAACATGTAGGGAGACCATTGGTTCTTCGAGGTTGTATCAGATAGGCGTGGTTGACTATAAAGTTCGACAAGATTATGAACGTCTGACAAGACAAACGATCAATAGTAAGATAATGTATGAGATCGAAAAGGGAAATTATATAAAATATGATAACTTCTATGACGCTAGACTTGATGAACATGTTTTTCTAGGATCAATAAAGGTAGTCACAAAATGAAGCTATATACATATTATCCAGAGTTTGATGAAAACGAAGATGTAAAGTGGCTTGTTGATGAGAAAACAACAGACCAAGTTGTAGGAGAGTTTTGGTTTGAGGAAGATGCGGCAGAGTTTGCTACATTCCTAGAAAGAGGTGGTGGATTTGCTGGATTTACTCCATCCTTTGTCTTGAAAAAGACATATTCCTATGATATCAATGAAGCGTTCGCCGCAGAGTTTGTGGAATAGTTAGTCCGGAATAGATGAAAAAAGTCCTTGACATTCCGATATACACATCGTATAATGTATGCATGATGAGATTTGGTTCCATAGCTCAACAGGATAGAGCACCTGCCTTCTAAGCAGGGGGTTGAAGGTTCGAATCCTTCTGGGACCGCCAGTTACAGGGGTGGGTGTTGGTACACAGGGAGGTCTTATAAACCTTCTAGCGGCAGATTACCGTTCTCGACTCGGTTCGATTCCGAGCATCCCTACCAAAAAAAAGTTGAAAAAATGTAAAAAAACTGCTTGACTTTCGTTTCTGTGAACTATATAATACTCAACATCAACTTCGGAGAGTGCGAGCAATGAAGGAAGAAATGGTAAAGAGAGAATCATACTGGGTAGTTGAGTTGTCTCAGGGCAACAAGGTCCTGTATAAGGGAACTTTCAACACCTTTAGTCCTGCTTGGGACAAGTATGAGTCGTTCAAGGAACAGAAGTATAACGGCAAGGCATCAGTAATGTTGCAGAGACGTTATAAGGAGTATAAGATAGCATAAGATAACTGTTGCTGTGTGTCGGAATTGGATACGACAAGGTCTGCAAAACCTTTGAATGTGGGTTCGAGTCCCATCAGCAACTCCAAAGTTTATTCCCAGTGAGCCATCTAGGTGAGGGCGACTCGCTGTTAACGAGTATGAAGGTTGGTTCGAATCCAGCACTGGGAGCCAATATGGATCCATAGCTCAATTGGCAGAGCAAGGGACTTTTAATCCCAAGGTTGTCGGATCGTGGCCGACTGGATCCTCCAATACGCCGGTATAGCTCAGTTGGTAGAGCAGTTGATTCGTAATCATCAGGTCGTGGGTTCGACTCCTGCTACCGGCACCATATATAATGCGGGTGTAACTCAGTGGTAGAGTCACAGTCTTCCAAACTGTTGGTCGTCGGTTCGATCCCGATCGCCCGCTCCAAGACACGACTAAGAGAGATGGATACTCTTGGTCTGCCATATAGTATGTGTGTGCTATACTGTATGGATATAGGTGGCGACAACCTAAATGTTCGTCTTAGCACATCGTCTTATCCAGGTAACCTGCCTCAACGAAATAGGGGCTTGGGAGATGGTAGTAACTCCCGTTTGTTACTTCGTCAACGGACTGTCCAAACGGTTCGAAACGTAGAAAGCGATACGAGTGTAACAGTTCCTGACCGGGTTCGATTCCTGGGCGTGACGTTTAGGGCGTAAAGTGGTAGAAGGGAACTGCCCAACTCTAACGGTCGTGATAGTCCGTTGACGAAGTAACAAATTTTCGCTGGTAGGTCGGCAAGGTGTCGAAAGGCTCTCATAAGGCCTCTAAGGTTGGTTCGTTTCCAACTATCAGCACCAGAGTTATTGCAGGTGGGAGGTTTAGAATCTCATCGGTTTCATACGCCGATAGAAGTGGGGGCAGTTCCCACACCTGCTTCCAGTTTTATGGGTGTAGCTTAGTCTGGTCTAAAGCATCGGTCTCCAAAACCGTGATCGTGGGTTCGAATCCTACCTCCCATGCCAGTTTCGGGAATGCAAAAAGTGCTTGACAGTCCTAGTAAGATTTGATATTATGTTGAAACTGAAATAACGGGGTGTAGCGCAGTCTGGTTAGCGTGGCTGATTTGGAGTCAGTAGGTCGCAGGTTCGAATCCTGCTACCCCGACCATTTTTATCGTGAGGAGAGTGAATATGTTTCAGATTACTGAGGAAACACGAAACGCTGCCATCGCAGAAATGCGAGAGATTCTAAATCTCACAATGGAAGATGATGAAGATATCGGCAAGGCGTTTGATGCCGCTGTCATTTGTGTCAAGCGTCAGTTTGGAATGTAAGAATATACGGAGAGTTGGCTGAGCGGTCGAAAGCGGTCGTTTGCTAAATGATTGAGGCAGAAATGCTTCCATAGGTTCGAATCCTATACTCTCCGCCAGAATTGGAGGATGGCGTCCATGGAGGACACACAGTCTTGAAAACTGCGCCACCGAAAGGTTGATGGTTCGATTCCTTCATCCTCCGCCAGAGCCGGTTGTGTGAACTGTCACTAGGAGCACAACAGATGTTGGGGCAAGACAGAGCCCAACGAACATCGGGGAATGACGAAACGAGAGTAATCATTCAGATACAGAGCGACATGGTTCACCTGGGGTGGGGCTACTGTATCATTAGAGTTTATGCGTCCTTAGTTCAGAGGTAGAACATCGGTGTTACATACCGAGTGTCGGTGGTTCGATTCCATCAGGACGCACCAGTTTGCCCCTCTAGCCCAACTGGTAGAGGTGTCTGACTTAGAATCAGAAGGTTCTCCGTTCGAATCGGAGGAGGGGCACCAGTTTTATGCATCGTGAGTCAGCAGGTGTGGACATCCGTCTGTCGAACGGAATAGAGGGGATCGATACCCCTACGATGCGCCATTAGACGGTCAGCACCGATATTACCGGGCTGAGTAATCAGAGGGAGATATGATCTTTCTGGCCGTCGCATGAAGGGGGGATTAGCTCAGTTGGGAGAGCGTCTGATTTGCATTCAGAAGGTCATCGGTTCGATCCCGGTATCCTCCACCATTTATGGACTGTTAGCTCAGTTGGTTAGAGCAATCGCCTCTTAAGCGATGGGTCCTCGGTTCGAATCCGAGACAGTCTACCAATAACGCCCATTCGTCTAGTGGCTAGGACGCTTGCCTTTCAAGCAAGAGAAAGGGGATCGAAACCCCTATGGGTGACCAATATGCGTCTCTGGTGTAAGTGATCTGCACGATTGTTTGAAGCACAATAGGACTGAGTTTGATTCTTAGGGGACGCACCATGTTTAGATTGAGAGCGGGTATTGTAGGAAAAGATAAGACTGTATCGATATACTGCGATATGCCCGTGAAACCGAGAGACAACTGGATCAATCTTGATCCTGGCGTTTACATATACGAGAGTTTGATCTGTGAACGCATGTTGATTGTTGTAAAAGAGAAAATGCCCTCGTAGCCCAATTGGAAGAGGCAATCGGCTCAAACCCGTGCTGTTGTCGGTTCGAATCCGACCGAGGGTACCATATCTCCACGTATCCACCTTGAATACGAATCAAGAGTAAGGTAACTGGATGCAAATGCAGGTTCGAATCCTGTCGTGGAGTCCATGCTGATGTAGTGTAAAGGTAGCACAACTGTTTGTGGAGCAGTTAGACTAGGATCGATACCTGGCATCAGTGCCATTTCGCTTCTGTAGTTCAAAGGTAGAACAGGGTCTTGGTAAGACTCAGACCTCGGATCGTTACCGGGCAGAAGCACCACGGACTTGACATTCCGTTTTCTATTTGCTATAATGAGACATAATCGAGAAAGGAAACGGAATTGAAGAAACTTTGGGTATTCGACATTGATAACACTCTTGCTAATGTGCATCATCGGTGGCATCATTTGCGGAACGGTAAGAAGAACTGGGATGAGTTCTTTGCAGGACAGGATAAGGACGAGCCTTATCAGGCAGTGCTAGACGTTCTTCATGCTCTTGCATATGACCGTGGTAAGATGCTCGGTGATAAGATCATTGTTGTAACTGGTCGTGACGAGCGTTTTCGTGAAGTATCGCTAGAGTGGCTTCGTCGTCATATTGATTTTGAGTTTCTAGACGAAGACTTGCATATGCGTCCTTCGAAGAATCGTGAAGATGATGATAAGTTGAAGGTTCGTATCATTAAGGACTGGCTTGCTGCTAATCCTGGATACAAAGTCGGTGCCATCTTTGATGATCGTCACCGTATCATCGATGCTTTTCGTGCTGAAGGTTGGTATACTTTCGAGTGCAATCAGGAGCGTCTAGAGTATTGAGTTTACTGTTCCGTAGCTCAAAGGTAGAGCAATGTGCTGATAACACATAGACACTGGATCGTTACCAGTCGGAACAACCAATTGCCGAGACCGCCTGAGTGGACGGGCACCCGACTGTAAATCGGACGCTTATAGCACGGTAGGTTCGAACCCTACTCTCGGCACCAGTTAGAAATGGTCACAAGTTTTGACGAGAAGAACTTGTTTGGTAAGGGAGTAACTCGTAAACTCCACCATTTTTGATATTAATATCATGGAGTGAAAATGACTCACTTGTATGTAAAGATAATCTCCAATTGCATTCACTCCTTTTATGAGGAACGTGAGTGGGGTTCTTGGGAAGAAACGTGGGAGAATCATTTAGATGGTGTTTCCTTAGATAAGGATCGCTTCTACTATCCTGAGTCTGTTCCTACTGACTTTGAAGTTGCTAAGGGCGATATTGTTTATGTCGTTTGGGCTGAATACAGCGGTGGTAACTCTTTCGGTAGTGGTGATCGTAATTACACTGATATTATTTACATCTTCAAAGACCAAGACCTTGCATGGAATGCTTATCGTATTCTTGGAAGTCCAGTAGGTGAAGAATACAAAAATTGGACTGTAAAGTTCAAGAACGATAGTGGTATAGAAATATCTTACTGTCGTCCTTGGTTGGGTTACTTTGAAAGTCTTGATGACATTCATGTTGTCCAGGCAATCGTAGAATAGAATATTCGGGGATAGTTAAATTGGCATAACGTCGGATTTTGGTTCCGACTTTCTAGGTTCGAGTCCTAGTCCCCGATCCAATTCATGAGGAAATTATGAACAAAGTGAAAGTCTCTCTAAGAGAAATCATGGAAGATGACAATCATCCACTTATGCAGAAATGGGTTGATGAGTTGATTCCATTGCTCGCACCTGTCGTGAAGAAACAAAATCCAAAGTTACATGACGAATTGATCAGGGTTAGTTTAACTGGTAAAACTCCGGATTCTGACTCCGGCATTCGAAGTTCGAATCTTTGACCCTGAGCCAATCAAAAGGATTACATCATGAATAAATTCTTGACAACTGCCGCAATCTTTGTTACACTAACAACATCGGCAGTAGCCGACCCCGTTACCGATTTTTTCGATGGTATCTTTGGAGGTCACTCACCTCCACAACAGACAAGGAAAAGAAATGACCACCGCAGAGGCATTCAAACTCATAATAGTAATGCTGGCGATTGGTATTCTAGCTGGAGCGATCGGCAGTCTGATCGGCGAGGCAATTCTTTGGTCGCTTCATTCTATGGTCACGGTGAGCACCTGAGCAGGCACACTGCGTCGGGTGCATTATTCAATCCACATGCGATGACTGCTGCCCATCGTAGTTTTCCATTCGGAACCGTTCTTCGAGTTTGTCATAGAGGTTGCGTAAATGTTACGATCAATGATAGAGGCCCTTTTGTGCGTGGCCGTAGTTTGGATTTATCTTACGGCGCTGCTAGGGCTATTGGAATGGGTAGCACATCTTCTGTTCATGTAGAGCGACTAAACTAGGAGAAATGTCATGCCTTATGTTAGCGTAGAGATTGATTTGGATTCGATGGATACTGACGATCTAGTCGATGAATTAGATGTTAGAGGTTATGATGTTTATGAAAAAGGCGATATAAAGACCTTTGAGAAGCAGATACATGACTTAAAGGACGACTTTATCAACTGGTATCAGTTCGGAATGAAGAATGAGAACTTCGAAAAGGTGATGAAGCAGTTTTTCAAAGATACCATCGACGAATATATCGCTTGACATTCCATCAAAACGCTATATACTTGTGTATGTTGCATTGCAACATACACCTACTTCGCTAACTTTAGGAAGGAAAACAAATGAAGTATTTTACAATTGCTCTTGCTGTCATGCTTATGGGTGGCAGCGCAATGGCAGGCGATGTTATCGCTCCGCCAATCTCAAAGTATGTTGATGTCCCACTACCTCCAAAGCGTCCTACTAACTTCGGCAAGACCGATTTTCAGAAGGTAGCACAGAAGGTTCAGGAAGTCACAAACAAAAAGTGATAAATAACCTCACAAGGAGACCCTTTATTGGGTCTCCAACATGGAGTCTCTCATGAAAAAGATTATCACACTTCTCGCCGTTATCGGCATTTCTCTCGCTACTATCGCTCCTGCTAATGCTTGGTATCGTGGTGGATATTATGGTGGATATTATCGTGGTGGTTGGGGCCCTGGTGCTGCTATCGGTGCTGGGATTGCTGGTGCTATTATTGGCGGCGCTATTGTCGCCGGTTCTCGTCCTTATTATGGATATGGTTATCCAGCATATGGATACGGATACTACGCACCACAATACTACAACCCAGGATACTATCCTTACGGATGGTGAGGATTAGATAATGTGCTACTACACTCTAACTCTCGACCATAATGACACTGACGGACATGTCCGTGCAATCATGATAATCGATGAAAAAGACGAAGACATGGCAAAATCTAGATTCGTTGATTCATTCGGTTCTAAGTATATTGTAAATGTAAATGCCTCTGAGGGAATTCATATTCCTCAGGGTTTCGATAGGCTCTTGACAGAACATTCAAGAAAGTATATACTCAAAGCCAAGAGTGGAAAAGGCGACGCTCCTCTCGTATCGTATCAGAATATGATTCGTCTCAATCATGCGTAAGGTTACATTATGAAAAAGATTTTGCTATATGGGTCTCTGTTCACTCTAAGTTTCTTTGTTTCTCATGTGCGAAGACTGGAAGCAGAAGAGACTAAGACTGTTTGTGGTGAACCTTCTAAGATGGAAGAGATTTTATCTGAGAAGGGTTATTTCCACTTACTAGATATGAAGAATGAAAATGGTGTGACGCAGCAGCTATGGACTGGTGGTCAGTCTATGGTTATCACTGCATCCAAAGATAAGCAGATTTGCCTTGTATCGCAGGCTAGTGATGTAAGATATAATCCTTACACTTTGGAAAAGATTATCGAAGTTTATAAGAAGTCACAGAAGGATCTATAAAATGGCTTGGGGTTATCACCTAATCGTTGACGCTTTTGAAGCACCAATCGAACTTATTTCGAGTGCTCCTAATATTGAACAGTTTGCCAAAACGCTTGTAAAGCGTATTGATATGAAGGCTTACGGTGATCCCCAGGTTATTCATTTTGGTGAAGACGACAAGTTAGGTTACACACTTGTTCAGTTGATCGAAACATCAAACATTGTTGCTCACTTCTCCGAAGAGACTGGCAACTTTTATCTTGATGTGTTCTCTTGTAAACCTTATGACCAGGATGAAGTGATCAAGTGTGTCAATCAGTTTTTCAAACCAGAGCGAATGACGACTAAATTTATTGAAAGAGGATAACATGTCTAAGAAACTAGACCTAGAGGAAGTAAAAGATTTCATCTCTAACACCAGCGAAGCAACCAAGATTTACATTGGAGCAGATTCGGAACGTCATAGACGTGGTGGGGTCTGGTTTTCTGACACTGCGGTTGTTGTCGTTATTCACTATGATGGTAAGCATGGTGCTAAGGTGTTTGGTGAAGTCACAACAGAGCGTGACTGGGATCAGAACAAGGCTCGTCCTCGTATGCGTTTGATGCAAGAAGTATATAAGGCTGCCGATATGTATCTTGCTCTATCCGAAGCAATTGGTGATCGTGAATGTGAGGTTCATATCGATATCAATCCAAATGAAAAGCACGGATCATCCTGTGTTATTCAGGAGGCTGTTGGTTATATTCGTGGTATGACTGGTGTAACTCCAAGAGTCAAGCCAGAAGCATGGGCAGCTTCTATTGCAGCAGATAAATTTCCTAGCTTATAGTTTCTGCTAAATACTATTTCTAAGAGATGGTCATATTGTCTCTTAGAACAAGTCGGTGACCACGGATGAACTGGCACCGACGATCAACCCCTCTCCTCGTCAGGCAAGACGCCTAAAACAATCCTCACTTTCATTCATCTTTCGTTACCGTGGGGTATTGTGCGTGGAGTTGTAATAAACAGAAAGGTAAAATTATGAAGAAGATTTTTCTAGCCGTTGCAATCATGCTGGCAACAGTGTCGGTAGCACAGGCGCAAAATCGCTATTCAGGAGAAGAACCTAGTCTTCTTGATCACATTCTAGGTAATAATAATTCAAGATGGCATACAGTGCCACAAATGAATATTCACTATAGACTTCGTAATGGTGGAAAAATGAATCATATTCATGATCCACATAATGTGAATAACACTACACATATGCCCTCCCAAATTATCGGTAGTGTATACCGTTCGATTGTTTCTTACGGTCATATGCTACAAAATTTGGGGTTTAGGGTATCCGAGCATCCAGCGTTCGGAGGGGTCCATCATGTTCATCATGGATGGGCACATTACGCTGGCCGTGCCATTGACATTAACATTGGCACTGGTAACAAAGAAGCATCGAACGGATCTATGTGTTCCAAGTTTGATGCATTGGCCGCTCGGGCCAGAGCAGCAGGATATACCGTGCTTTGGAAAGTAGCGGGTCATTTTGATCACATTCATATTCAAAAGTAAATGGAAGGGCGGGGTAACTCCCGCCCTTTTTTAATGACTAAATACGATTATGGTAGAACTTGTTACAATATTCACAGAGCGAGCTAAGAAAGCCAGAGAACGCCTAGACATATGCGTTCAATGTGAACATCTAGAAAAGCAGTATTATGTCTGTAAGATGTGCGGTTGCTTTCTCAAAGGTAAAACGATGTTCCCTAACTCCAAATGTCCTATAGGTAAGTGGGACAGATACGACGAGAAAAAGAATGGATGAAGTAGTAGAAAAAGCAAAGGTCCTTTTAGGTGATATGTTTGTCTTCTACATGAAGGCACACGCATATCACTGGAATTATATCGGCGGAAACTTTACCGAGTATCATGCTTTCTTCGGTAATCTTTACGAGAGTGTCCACGACGAGATAGATATTGTTGCGGAGCATATCAGACAGATGGATTCTTTTGCACCTCCCTCACTTGCACGAATGATAGAACTATCGGAAATCAAAGAAGATACACAAGTTCCTCAGCCTGCTAAGATGGTTCGCAATCTTTATGATGCCAACGAACAGGTCTTAAAGTGCCTATATGAATGCTTTGACCTTGCGGGAAAAGAAAAGGCATGGGGTTGGCAGAACTATGTCCAGGATTTGATTACCTCTCACACCAAACACCGTTGGATGCTTAAGGCAACAATGGGTCAGAAATAACCCTTGCATTCCGTGATTGTCTGTTATATAATGTATCATGCAAAAAGTCAATCAAGGAATAATTGATACTCTCGCTAAGGTAGCAGAGGCCAACCCGCATAATGCGGAAAAGATGGCCTCTGCTATTGTCTATCGGAATAGAATCATTTCGATAGGAATGAATAGCATGAAGTCCCATCCCCTCCAAGCCAAGTATGCTAAAAACGAACATGCTATCTTTTTGCATTCCGAGATTGCCGCAATCAAGAATGCTCTAAGAGAGATGGATGTTGACGACTTGTCTAAATGCGAAATCTATGTGGCGAGAGTCAAGAAAGAAAAGCCCTTTACCAAAAAGTATGTTTTGGGTTTGGCTAAGCCGTGTCCTGGTTGTGAAAGAGCAATCGCAGAGTTTGGTTTAAAAAGAGTCGTCTATACCTGTGACGATGGAAAACATGAGGTGATGTGATGAGTGATATTCTAAAAGACCTTGAAGGTTATCCTGACGATCCTACGGTTGTAATGTCTCGCCGTTTGATTGGTGATGTTGTTGCTGAAATCAAGAGGCTTCGTAATGAACTTGCTGACGCCCGTGAGGAAAGTGAGCGTTTGCGCTGGTCGTGCTCTGCCAAGGACGATGTGGCCCGAAAGATAGCGGAAATACATCGCACCAACCTCGCTGCCAAAAACGAAAATCTAAGAGATATGATGTTTCGTGCATATCAGGAAGGATGGAACTCCTCATTGAGCTACGTAGGCGAAGACGACATGATTGACGCTTGGGAGGAGTCCGCCGCCAAGGCTCGCATCGACGCCTTTCTCGATTGACTCCGCTCGAATGGGTTTGAGTTGGTGCCGATGGCGCTGATGCCAGAAGACATTGCCAACATCGACGCTGCGCTGAAAGGAGACGGGGATGAGTGATTTTCCTGACCTAGATAAACTTGTGGAAGAATGTCCTTATGAAACAAAACTGGCTGTTACAGCATGGGTATTCTCTAAGATTGTAGAGCATGGTGATGATCCTGGTTCCTTTCGCTATCTAATCTATGACCGTATGGGATTTGGACCAGATGCTTATGCGCCTCTTTATCTTGCTGGTGGTATGACTATCACCAATGAGTTTGATTTGACGAAAGACGCAAAGGAAGATTAACATGGGACCGAATGTAGGTGATTTTCGTTTTGATTCTCTGGTAAATTCATATCAAGTTTGGAATGGATACGAATGGATTACCACTGATAGAAAAAATGCTGTTCAGGCTGGCACACTTTATTATTCTGACAATACTAGTGGACTTAATTATTCTGACAATACTAGTGGACTTAGTGTTGGTAATCCTAATCCAACAAACATCTTTGAAGTTAGGACATCATCAGGAACAATCAAAGCAGATATGAATACAGGTATAGTCGAGTTTCCTCCTGGTATGAATCGACCAGCAGCATTGTATGAGTTTTGGCAAGGATTTGCTCAAATCTATAGACCGAATCATAGCGAAATCGCATTGGCTAAACAAGAAACTCAGTTACTAAGAGTTCAGGTAAAGGATGCACATAGAACTGTTTCTAGGAAGATTGCAGAGAAGATTCAAGAAAAGTATGGTAATGAAAAGTTCATTATGATCAAGCCTGATGATTTGATCAATCTCATCAAGGATGAATCATGAGAGAACAATACAAAGAACTGATTTGGTTAGATGAATGAGTTGACAGATTGTGGATTTATCTTTTCAAGAAAAGGCTAAATACTCCTAAGAGGTAACTTTAGGAGAATGAATTGTCTAAAGCATCGGATGCCCACGAATTATCGGTCAAAGATAGCATAAACAAAATGAATATTAGTGGTCTCAAAGCAGAAAGACCTCCTGGTGATGTTAAATATTCTGATATCAAACTAACATATAAAAAAGGTAAAAATACATCTAAGACTGCTTGGGTTGAAGTGAAGATGAACCATACGGATAATCTAGGTAATATTAGAGTATCTTGGGATGGAACAAAATGGGCTGCATCCGAAAAGGGCGGTGTAACACCTCTCAAAGCCTTCATGTCAAATCTACTAAACAGCGGTAGAGGCAAGTCACAAGCCGACAAATTTCTAAACGATCTCGCTAAGTTTGTCGGAGCAAAAAGTAAAAATAAGATAAAAGTGCCATCAACAGAGGGTGGCCTAAAAGACCCTGCCGCAGTTTCCCCCAAACAAATGCAAGAGTTTCTTAAGACTCGCAATTCCCAATACTTTATCGATGTTGATAATGTTGACTTGGGTAAGCTTGTCACGAAACATTATAATGAAGGTAAAGCCGAACCAGTTGCATACATGCAAGCTGGTAATGACTTCTTTATGATCGGCAGCCTAGATACATTAGGCATAAAAAACAAACACCACGACATACCTTTTGTTAAAGGAAAAGGTATGTTTAGAATGAGAATTGGTTTCAGAACCAAATTCTATG